TGATTAACAAGATACTTGTTTCTATAAATTTCTACGTTATGGTCCTTAGATTCAGTAGGTTTATTATTTTCAAATGCTCCAGGGTAATCCGTTATTTCATATACTCCTTGCCACTCATTCGCGCCGTGACTTGCAGCAAAATACACAGGGTACATTGAATTACCCTCCATAAAAAACACCCACAGGTGTGAACCTACAGGCGGGATAGAGAAAGACCCTTTAGCTTTGTTACTATATGAGGCAGGTCTATAATTTTGACCATAAACGTTTGCTTTATTAACACCAGAGGAACCAGGGGATGTGAATGCATCCTTTAAAGAAAAATCATATTTTTCTAATATATTTGCAGGTTTTTCGCCTATACCATCATTATTTTGACTGTATTTTGTTGCTTTAAAATCTTTTACAGGAATTGCTGAGCTGTAATCACTGCTATCACTGATAGTACTTTTTTGATCTGAACTGTTGTATCTACCAGAAGAAACTTCACCTGCTAACGGTGATGCACACTCCGCCCATGGTAGAATAGCTTTTAAATCATCTATAATATCATCAATAGGGCTATCAATATTTTTACCTAGAAATTTAAATTTTTTATCTTTAGACGTATTATTCCAATTATTGTACACATCGGGAGAGAGATGAGGTATAAAAATTTTAACCCGGCCTTTTTTGAGCGGGTCGTCATTTGCTATCACTATACCGAGATAATTTCCTAGATGTTTTTTACTATCTGTCATGCAACTCCATAGGTTGGTGATGAGTTCTTTACGTATGTATATTTACTAGAAGGTGGATAAACTTTAACCGGCACTTCATCCTTTAAAGTCTTTGCAAAAGCAAGAGCTTCGTCTTTTTTGTCAAAGAAAATATCAATAATAGGCAATCTACCAGAACTAGCAACACGGGCTTTAACCGCCCCGCCCGTGTCAGTTGCGAATCTAGTCCCTACACCAGGTATTTCTAATCTACTTAGATACGGTATAATGGAAGGATCAACCGCAGCACTTATGCCTTGTGACAATTGTCTTCCGGTAGAGCTTCTTTTTGCCGCAGAGTCCTTATCTGTTCCTGAACCTTGTGCCCAGTATACAGTTAACCTTGCAAAAACTTCAAACCCGCTCTTATTATCCCCGCTAAAGTTGGGTGAGCTTAATTGCTGTAAATTACCTTGACTAGATTGATTAAATTCCTTATCTTGTGAAAACGTACTCACTTGATTGATTACTTCCTTACGAGCATTCTGTACTGCATTAGATGTTGTGTCTTGAATCTTTTGACTTAATGTTTCTGGGTTTGATAAGTCCCGTATACCCTTGGGTGATAAATTAGAAGCATTATCCAGAACAGATTTATACGATTGGTTTATAGCCCCCAAAGATTCTACTGAATTATTATTGTTTGTAATTGATAGCATTTGCTGCGCCGATTCAATAGAAAATTTATTTTGTATATTTTGCAGTGCCCCGTCTAAAGACTCCATGGAGCTATTAAAATCAACACCGCCTATTTTATTACCAATAGCATTATTAAATGTATCACTAACATCCCCAGATACTAAGGACTTAAAATCAGGAATAGACTGTTCTATATTGTAATTTAAGCTCTTTGGACTTAACGGTAGTATTTGCTGACTAGAATTTAAAATAGTGAAATTCTGAGGTAATAAGGAATTAGCAGGAGTATTAATCGAAGGTACATTAGTCAAGGCACCAATAGCATCAGAATCTAAGGATTTTATACTATCTATTGAAATAGCGTCGTAATACACATATTATTTAATTGAGTCTTTGATTTCTCAAACTAGGTATTATAATATGAAGATGAAGGTATCTCATGAATCTCCCTTAGTCTTATTAGAGCTATCTAGACAATATAATGATTTTGATTATTGTCTAGTACATTTACTAAGTCAACATAAAGCGTATAAGGATTTCTTTATGTCAGCGAGAAGTGTTTATGATAGGGAGGTACTCCTGGATAATTCTATATTCGAGCTAGGTAAGGCTTTTGACCCAAGTCAATTTTTTGATGCTGCAAAAGAATTAAAGCCTAATATGTTTATAGTACCGGATGTTCTGGAAGATATGCACAGAACAGTTGAAAGCTATAAAGCATTTGAATTGATGAAATCTGAATTAAAAAACACTTTTCAAACAAAAGCAATAGGTGCAGTACAGGGTAAAAATTGGCAAGAATTAAGAGAGTGCTATAAGTTTATGGCTGAAAATGCTGATATGATTGCTATCAGTTTTGATTTTAGTTATTATCAAGTCACAGGGCAAGGATGGCATCATCTAGAGCGCTGGTGTTCAGGTCGTCAACGCTTTATTTCTGATTTAATAAATAATGGTGTATGGAGATGGGATAAGCCGCATCACCTATTAGGGTGTTCGCTTGCTAAAGAATTTCGATATTATATCGATAGAAATATTTACAATATTGTTTCTTGCGATACTAGCAATCCAATTGTTGCTGCTATCCATGGATTAAGGTATGATGCTGATTACGGGTTAGATACAAAGCCGTCAACAAAGCTTGCAGATCTTATAGAACATCAAGTTACACCAGAGCAATTAGATTTGGTTAATTATAATGTTAAAATGTTTAAGCATATAATTAGACGTTGATAAAAAAAGTTATTGTCAGGATTTTCAGTTTATGTGTAGTATTTTATTTACAACCCGACAACTAACAATAAAAGAAATAGAAGCAGCTAACAATCTCTTGCAATTTAGAGGTCCAGATGATACCCGTATACATCATTCAAAAATCGGCACCTTTATTCATAACCGTCTAGATATTGCAGGTAATTGTATACAGCCGTATAGTGCTGACGGTATTGACGTGCTCTTTAATGGAGAAATATATAACTATTCAGGTAGCAATGAAGCGAGTTTTATTATAGACACATATAAGAAGCACGGTATTACATTTGCAAAATATCTAGATGGCGAATACGCGATTGTATTGATTGATAATAAAGAACAACGAATAATAGTAACTACAGACCCGTTTAAAACAAAGCCTCTCTGGGTTTCAGTAGAAGACGGTTTTCACGTTGCAACTTATAAGAGCGCACTAATAAAGTGTGATATTAATTGCATCGATCCACAAGCACCAAATACAACACTAGTTTACAATATTAAAACTAATGCATTAACAAAATATATCAATATTAAGTTTGATTTAAATCAATATAAAAACACGTATACGGATTGGATAAATGCATTTAAAAATGCTATACAGAAGCGATCACTAACAGATAAGAAAATTTTTATTGGTTTAAGTAGTGGGTATGATAGTGGCTGTATAGCCTGTGAATTACATAATACCAATAAACCTTTTACTGCATATAGTATACTAAACAATGAAAACATACAGGTGATTAATGATCGGAGCAATTTATTAAAAAAGACTGAACTAATCGATTATAGCGGTGAAAATAATCTATATGTTCTGTCTCATTTTCAAAAATATTGCGAATTAGACATTAACACGGAATATGGCTACCTAGAAGATCGGTCGTCTATTCCGCTAATGCATATTGGAATTCGCGCAAAAAACGACGGATGTAAGATCTTTTTCTCTGGTACAGGGTGTGATGAAATTATAGGGGATTACTTTGTAAGAGGTAATTATGACCAAGATAAATCTTCTTGCTTTCAGGGAAAATTTCCAGAAAATTTAAATAACATCTTTCCATGGAAAAACTTTTTTAATGGTACAATGAGACAATACTTAACTAAGGATGAATATATTATAGGCTGTTTAGGTATTGAAGCGCGCTACCCCTACCTAGATAAACAATTAGTACAAGAATTCTTATGGCTAAAGCCAGAGTTAAAAAATAACTTTTACAAAGCACCGCTAAGAGAGTACCTTATACAAAATAATTTTCCTTATAAGGAAAATGAAAAGAAAGGGTTCCGTGTCTAAGACAAGTGTACAGCTCATTACTTTAATACCTGGAAAAACCTTTTAACCGATTATAATATAACTAGACGATGATAAAAAAGGTTATTGTTGTAGGAGGCGGTAATGCAGGCTACTCTGTAGCCGTAGCGATTAAAAAATTCAATCCATCCGTAGAGGTAAGTATTTTTCATAGTAAAAATATCCCTACACTCGGTGTGGGTGAAAGTACGGTGCCACAGGTGGCCACTTTCTATACCGCATTACTTGGATATAATCAAACTGAATTTATGCGTAAGACGGATAGCGTATTTAAATTTGCCAATAAGCTAGAAAATTTTTATAAAAATAAAGGTGAGTATACCTATATTGGATTTTCTTATAACCTACACGGTAGCGACTTACTTAACGGTTATTTCTATCAAAATAACAACAGTAGCTATAGATCTGTTTTAAACGATAAAGATAGATTTACCGACTATGTATTAGAATTATATAAGAAAAAAGAAATATCTAATGACGTTAATCCGTATATAAATGAACATTTCGGATTTTTAGAAAAAAATAAATGTCCTTTTGACGGTGATAGATATTTAGCCAATAGTCTATGGTCCTGGGCCTACCATACAGATGCTAATAAAATTACTTCCGTTTTAAAGGAAACAGCAATAGAATTAGGCATTAATATAGTTGAAGAAGAAATTATACCTGTAATAAGAAATAATGAATGTTTAGGTGTTAAGACCTCGACAGGAGAATTATTTACAGCTGATCTGTATATTGATTCTAGTGGTTTTGCTAGAACTTTATTCAAACATACAGATGTAGAATGGGAAAATTTTACATATATTCCTGTCGACAAGGCTTGGTTGGTTAATAGCAATTATACAGAAAAAGAAACTCAAATGACAGCATATACACGCTCCATTGCTATGAACTATGGTTGGAGATTTGAAATCGCTCTTTTTAGTCGCCTAGGTAACGGGTATTTGTTTAGTAGTAAGCATGTTAGCGATGAAGAGGCTTTTAATGAGTTGAAACTTAGTATTCCGGAGGAGACATGGATACAACAACCTAGGTTAATTAATTTTGTTCCAGGGAGATACAAAGTAGCAGCAGTAAGAAACATAGTATCCGCAGGTATATCTACGGGATTTCTTGAACCTCTTCTTTCAAATGCATTGTATCTGTCTGTATCTGCAGCTAAAAAAATTGCATTTTTTATTCAAAAAGAAAATAAAGGAACACCATTGAAGGCTCTTCTCGAGGAGTATAACAATTCAACAACAATTTTATATGATTCTATCTATCAGTATCTTACCGCTGTCTATAAATTTACTCAACGAGATGATACTAGTTTTTGGACTGAACAAAAAAATGGCTTTACTGAAAGTATGCTACAAAATGTAAGAAATCAATATTACAGTAAATTTAATTGTATAGAGAATAATATTAATGGGTTTAGTATTTTTCCTGATTATCTTTGGCTTAATTTAGCTTTACATTATGAGAGAAATGTCTCTGACTGGTCATCCAGCTTTTCTATAGATTCAAGAAAACTGGCTTTAGCGAAAAATACTTTTAAATATATTCACGATAAAAGCATGCTATCATCAAATTTAGCACCTAGCTTTTACAGCTGGCACAAAAAATACATTTATGAGCAATAGTAGACCCTGGGTTACTTTCTTCTCTCAAACAGGCACGGAGATTTATAATCTTTCAAATGCTTTCGGAAAATACCCCGACGCAATTATATCAAACAAACAAAATCATGATACAACTAATAGCGATCTTATCAATAATATTAAGTTTAGAGAACATAAATTAAATTCTATCTTTCTATATAATATATCTCAGAAACCAACATTGGAAGAATATAAAAATATATTGACTAGATTTAGTAATCCTATCATTACATTACATGGGTACTTAAGAATTATTCCGGAAGAAATATGTAACAACTACGAAATATATAATCTTCATCCTGGTCTTATTAGTAAACATCCTGAATTAAAAGGATTCAATCCACAAGAAAGAGCCTTTACGAGAGGCTATAAGAACGCGGGTTGCGTTATTCATAAGGTTACCCCGGGCGTTGACGATGGTGAAATTGTAGCTAGTGGTGAAATAGGAATCGAAGGTTTGACCCTAACTGAGGTATACTGCTCATTACACGATTGTGCATTTAATACCTGGAAAAACTTTCTAACCGATTATAATATAATTCAAAGTGAATCCTGAAGATCTCATCAAGCTAGTTGAAACTACGTACCCTGAAACGTGCAAAGAATTTAAGAAAATTCAGAGTGAACAATACAATATTTTCTGTAAAAAGCAAAATGATTACGGGCCGCACAATATTAGCTTAGGATCTGACCTACATAGAGAAGAGGATATTGTTGCATCTATTTCTGCTATCGTGGTGCGACTCAATGACAAGATTCAGAGATTAATCAATATGGTATTGAGAAAGAAAACGTTTGAAACTGCAAATGAGCCGATTTTTGATGCGTTTAGTGATACCGCGGTATACTGTATAATAGCTGAAATAGTCAAGAGAAAGAAATGGTGCAAATGAAACAACCCCGTACCAAGCACACCTGGGTAGATGATGACAATCATCCACTCAAGGGATATCCTATTGATGAGCTAGACTTTATCGAAGAAACATGGCTAGAAATTATTAAGAGAAAAATTAGTGAGATTTTTAAGAAATAGCTTTATTTTTTTAATTTGTCTAGTATAATTGTGTTATGATTTTTACGTTTACAGGTCCTCAGTGTTCGGGTAAGACTACTCTTTTAAAGAAGTGCAAAGAGTATTATGGTTCTAAGCTATGCTATATTGATGAAGTAACTAGGTTAATTAAGCGTTGGCATAATTGCGATATAAATGAGGAAGGTGCTAATGATGTGACGCAAACATTAATTCTCAATAAAGAGTTTGAGAATTTATTTTACAACTATAAAGGATTTAATTTTCAAGGCATATTGCATGATCGCTGTTTGATGGATGGAATGGTGTATACAAGTTATTTTGCTAGAGATAAGTTAAATGATTTTCCTGTATCTAATAGCTTGGGTCTACTGTATTATACAAATTATATTAAAAAGTATGATCATATCTTCTATCCAAGTCCACATGATGTTTCGTTGGTGGATGATGGTGAGAGAAGTACCGATAAAAAGTTTAGAGATGCAATTATTGATTTGTACGAGAATTTTTGGTTGTCAGATGAGAGATTAAAAGGAAAGATAACTGTTTTAAGGGGAACAGTGGAAGAACGCATGGAAGCAATTAAAATAAAACTTAATGAATACGGAATTAGACAATAGTAACATATCAAAGCATCTTGGTAAAATAACTGGGTACAAGTGTACCTATGACCCCTCGCTTTTAGTCCGTGAGCCTAGAGCTAACAACAGAAAGCATCTGGGTATTAGTGATGAGAATCTTCCCTTCTGTGGCTATGATGTGTGGAATGCTTATGAAGTGTCTTGCTTAACAAGTGAAGGCATGCCAATTGCGGCCATAGCTAAAGTTGTGTACCCAGCCACAAACAAGTATATTGTTGAGTCCAAGTCCATCAAGCTCTACATGAATTCGTTTAATATGGAGAAGTATCAAGGCAATATTATCAGTGTGTTGCAACAGCTTGAAGCTGTGATGGAGAATGATCTTTCCAAATTGCTTGAAACTGAAGTTAGGGTGTGTGTCAGACTCACAAAAGCAATTGATGATGCAATGCATTATCCATCTCTATTTCCTACTAGCTCATACCCTACACTTGAAAATAATATTGATGTCACGACAATCAAGGCAAGAGGATACAAAGAAGATCCAAATTTATTGGGTTGGTTGGAAGGTGACTCAAATAAAGTGCAGCGCTTTCATTCAGCACTGTTAAAGAGTAATTGCAGGGTCACATCTCAACCGGACTGGGGGGATGTTTATATTCATTACAAAGGACCTTACGAGCTCAATCAAACCTCTTTATTGCAGTACATTGTTTCGTTCAGAGATGAATGTCACTTCCATGAAGAGATTTGCGAGACCATCTATAAGCGGTTGTATGATCTGGTTAAGCCAGAAGAATTGATGGTATCGTGTCTGTATGTGAGACGCGGTGGCATTGACATTAATCCTATCCGGGCCAGCAGCCAAGAGTTATTGAAAGAGAATTGGGCCATGTGGGACAAGTGGAAGTACTTTACTAAGACTGTTAGACAGTAATTATTCTAGCTTCAAAAGATAGCAGGTTTGATTTAATAGACCAAGCATTTCATCACGTATATTTAAAAGATCTGTGTCTATATCAGGACTAAGCTTTTGGGTTATTTCTGTTAAATAAGTCTTATAAGTCTCTAATGCAGTGCATGGGCATAGCTCATTAATATCAAAAAGCTTAATATCAATATTACCATTAGTAAAGCTGGCTTCTTTTCTACCTAGCGCTGTCTCGACAAAAGTATCTATTAAATCATCCAAGCCACTATAGGCTTTGCCGAGCGCTTTATGCGCGGAGTATTTTTTTGTCTGCCAATGAAAAATACGTATTTGATTTTGCATTTGTAACAAATCTCTTACAACTTCATGCATATGGTTATTTATAGCAAATTCATTAAATAACTTGTGTTTGAACAAGACCCATTATCTGACTTCCTAGGTAATCTTGCCGAAAAGATTAAAGTAACTAAGGAACATAAGAATATCATGGAAGCGGTATATGCATCCGTCTCTGGCGCAGAAATTGTTGATGAGCAAAAAGATCCATTTACAGATTTTCTTCAAAAGATTGGGAGTACGATTACAGAGAAGCTTCCTAAAAAAGAAGATATACAGGTAATAGAGGAAGTTATTCAAGATAGCAGTAAAACTATCGAGCCTAGAGATGATACAGATGAAAAATCAACACGCAATTTAGGTGAAAAGATTAGAGCAGCTATAGAAAAAGCTAAAGACAAGGCATTGAGCCCAGAAAAACCAAAAATAGAAATACAGAATAAAAATAAATCTGAAGATGAACAGGTTACAAGCTATATTAATGAGCTAGAAAAAATAAAAGATACAGGCACAGCCAAGCAACAACAAGAAGCAAGTACAACATTAAAAGAATTAAAGGAGTATGTTGATAAGACCGTTAAAGATTATTCCCGTAGAATACTAGATCTAGGTGGAGGTGGTGGTTCAGTTGCAGTGCAATATGCCAATGGCGGGGTCATGAATGGAGATCTGAATGTGAACGGTCACATTCTTTCTGGAGGCAGAGACATATCTAACTACTTTGGTACAGGTGGTGGCGGCTCAGGTGATCCTGCTGTTAACGCATTAGTCCATGCTAATAGTGGTAATTGGAATTCAACTTATACTACTGTACAAACATATTCCGGTACATGGAGTACCGGTATTCAAAATTTATCGTTTGATGAAAATAATGCTGAATTATCTATATCTAACGGTAATACAGTTAGTTTATCTGCACTAAGCAGTGCGTTTATAGATATTACAGCTTTCTCAAAATTATCAAGTCAAGCCTATGAGTTAGTAATAGAACCCTCAACGCCTTTTGTAAAACCATATCCAGGCCCTCTCTCTCCTGATAATTTTGATGGACTACAGTTATGGCTTGATGCAACTGATTCAGGAACTATAACAACAAATGGTAGTAACATAGTATCCTGGCAAGACAAAGGACCAAATAGTCTTATATTTCTACCTGATGTTGAAACCTCCGATATTTCCTATGGACAAGATGGTAATGTTTTAGGGGGTATACCGTATGTTAAATTTGATACTGCTGATAGAGAGGGAAAGGTAGGCTTATATAATAATAATACTTTTGTAGGTCAGACTTTTTTTGCTGTTTATATTAAAACAGCAATATTTAATGGTAATGCTGCGTTTCCTCTATACTTATATTCAAATGATACCGGTATAAACTTTTATATAGATCGGAATAGTTATCAGGGTAGTAATATTGATGGAAGCGGTAGTTATGTGGGAGGATATTTTAGGTGGACAAACACCTTATCGCAAATAGGTGCTCCATATATAAGATCAATAACTTCAGATGGTACATTTGTTAATCATTTTCTCAATGGTCTTCCTGACGGCAGTTGGTCCGGGCTTGGCGGGTTTTATAATACAGGTTCACAGATAATCATTGGAAATAGTAATTTAAGAAATGATGGACCGAATCCTCAACCTTTTATTAACGGTAGTCCTTATACCGGATATCTTTTTGAGCTTATTGCGTTTGATCGTGTATTAGATAAAAGTAAAAGACAACAAATAGAAGTTTATCTTTCTCAAAAGTATAATTTACCTTTAGATCCTCAAATAGAATATACAAGACCGGTTAGCGCAATAAAACCTACGTTAGGTGATTTTACTGTAACTGACGGTCAATACTCTTCTATACTTGGAGGTACTAATAATACACTTAGTGCAGATAATGCGTTTATTTTAGGTAGTAACATTAATGCAACTCAATCTAACTTCACATACGTTAATAATCTTACTGCAACGAATACAATAATTACCCCTGCATTAAATTCAGATTTCGTAACAACAGATAAGTTAGTTGTTGGTCAGCAGCAAGGTAATTACGTCACCAATGGTGCTCACAGAATGCAAGTAGTAGGTACTGGAAGTCAAACTCCTCTAACTATTATAGGTGGTTCAGGTGCAGTTGAGATATGGAAAGATAATGGCCCTTCAAAAGCTTCAGCTTTTGGATCGGCAACACCTGGAAATTCTATAACTGATGATTTTATATTTTCAAAATGGGATGGAAATAGCTGGATTGAAACTTTAAGAATACTTAATTCAAATGGTAATGTAGGTATAGGAACCACAACACCTGCAGAAAAATTAGAAGTTAATGGAAATGTTAAAGTAACAGGTGGGGATAGCATTCAATGGAATACCGCTTATCAAAATGTAAGTTCCCAAAGCCTTAATTCAACGGATACTGTTGAATTTGATGGGGTATCCGTTCGTGCATTAAATATAACAGGGTCTGTGGATGCGACGGGGGCTAATTTAAATTTTTGCACATTTAATACCGATATTGCTATTGCAGAAATAGGAAGTTTTTATACAGGTACATTTCAAGCTCTTCCTGATTCGCTTACAACTAATCGTACCTATAATTTACCAGATGATAATGGTACACTATTACTAAGCAGCCCTTATATTGTTTATAATAATCAAGACACCACATTCGGTCGAAATGTTACCATCAATGGCAATTTAACTGCTCTAGGTTCCAGCACATTTCGAAATACTATCTTTACTACTACCAGCGCTTTGAGTGTTGTTAATAATGGTCCAGGACCTGCTTTATATGTAAGCCAATCGCCCGGTAATTTTGATATAGCCAGATTTTATGATCAAGACGGTATTGAGGTATTGCATGTAGGGAACGCACCTACACCCGGTACACTTGCAAAAGTAGGTATCAATGAAAGTTATCCAGGTGCTGAATTAACTGTGAATGGTGCCATTAGTAGCAACAGTACAATTACCGCTAAAGGAGGCAATAGCAATGATTGGAACAGCAATTATACCGCAACCAATACTAACAGTGCTAAATGGTCTGAAGCATATACCAATCTAACAAGTAATAGTGCAGCTTATCTGTCTGCTGTGGATATCAGTTTGTTAGCAGCTGCATCTGGTTTATGGAATTCTGTGTATACCACAGTTAATACAAATTCTGCTACCACTTGGGATTACCAAGGTACAGATATTAAGAATTTGACTGCTGGATGGGTAGGAGGTAATAGTGCTTATACCACTACCAATACTAACAGCGCATTCTGGACCAATGCCTACACCAATCTGGTTACTAACAGTGCAGCATACTTGTTAAGTGGAACTGATGTAAATTTGGGTCAAATACCTGTACTTTCAGCTAATTGGAATAACACTTACAATGCATTCAGTGCCAATAGTGGAAAATATGAAAATTCCTATACCAACCTGGTAACTAATAGTGCTACCTATCTAGGCACTACCAGGCAGTTTGATATTGTTGTTGTGGAACCAAACAGTTACAATTACCTTGGTTATGCAGTGCCTGGATCAACTACCAGTCAAAGTGTCTGGACTATCAAAAGATTATACTTTAGTACAGCTGGTACATTATTAAGCAGTGGCACCATAACAAATGCCATTTGGAACAATAGATATTCTTACACTTATTAATAAATTTATATATGGCCACAATTTTAGCAGCAGCAAATGGTAATTTCAACAGTACAGCCACTTGGACAGGTGGTGTAGTGCCAGGTTCTGCTGATGTAGCTGTGGCTAATAACAAGATAATTTATATTAATATTAACACTACTGTGACTGAGCTAAGAAATGATACCACAGGAAGTGCAACAGCAGGAGGCGTGTTTTACATACAACCTAATATTACTTTATCAGGAAACATATTTGCAGGGTCCACTGGATCCACGACTACAGCATGTGTAGCATTTACCGGAACTGCTGGAACTAATGCATTTGTAGTGGGTAATGTAACTGGAGGAACAGCCAATGCTACTAGCTTTGGTTTGAACAATGTTTCTAATGGAACCATATCTCTGACTGGCAATGTCAATGGAGGGTCTGCATCTAATAGCTTTGGAATATATACACCAGGATTAACCACTGGAACCATTAACGTTTCAGGCAACATAGCAGCTAGCAGCAGTTCTGTGGCTGCCAGTTTAAATAGCGGCAATCTAAATTTGATTGGAAATGCCACAGGTTCTACTGCATCCAGAGGCATTGAATTTGCTAGTTCAGGCACCCTGGCCATTACAGGCAATGTTACTGGTGGCACTGGCAGTGCAAATGTATTTGGAGTAAACAACACTGGCTCAGGTTCAGTGAATGTTTATGGAACCATAACAGGCGGTACTGGAGGGAACAATACTGGTCTTACACACAGTGGAACTGGTGTTGTTTTTTTGAGTGGTAATTTTGTTCCCACAGGAGGACAGAGTGCAGTGACCAATGCTTCTAGTGGCACAATTAATATTTTGAGCAATATTACAGCTACAGCAGCTTCTGGCCCGGTAATTTCACAGACATCTACAGGAATAATAGCTATCACAGGTAATTTATTAGCTTCTAATGCTGCAAACGCAGTTACCAATTCAGGCGGCGGTACTGTTACTATTTTAGGAAATGTTTCCGGAAGTGCGTTTCAGGGCATACAAAATAGTAGTTCTGGCACAGTGATTATTAATGGTGATGCATATGGTGGTTCTACTGGTTCCGGTAATGGGGTACAAAATACCAGCACCGGCACAGTTTTAATTAATGGTAATGCTTATGGTGGTCCTCTGGGCATTGGAGCATCTAACACCAGTACCGGCATCATGTATGTGAAACGTGCCAAAGCTAATGCTTTTGGTATTGGATCTTCTGGTATAACATTGCAAGCTGGTGTAAACGGTGCTCAGTCCTCATTTACTTATGTGCAAGAAATAGAATATGGAGACAGAGGTGCATCTCCTACTACAGGAAACGTTTTTCTTTCTTCTGTCCCTACCAATCAAGCTGTTTTCTATGTATACAATGCAAACAAGAGAACACTGGTAGATCCTGTGAGCTCCACATTCTATCCCCCTGCTAGCAGTGTACGGTCTGGCGTGAGTTATGCTGCAGGCAACTTAACAGGTACATTATCTGTTCCTTCTGCAAGCAATGTTTCTTTTGGTGTAGCAGTGGATAATACTACAGGTACGGCAGTATTAACTCCTGATGCTGTCTGGCAAACAAACAATAATACTCTTACTGCTTCTAGTTTATCAGGAACTATAGGGTATCGTTTAAGAAATGTTGCTACTACAGAGGTAGTGGGTCAACAGATAGCAGCATATAATAGTTAACCTTATTGATCCTATATTACATACAATAAATAAACAGTGAACTTGTATAACGTATTTTTAAATAATAAGATACCGTTTGTATTGCTGGAAAGTAATGAGTCTGAAAACGTTATATACTGTAAGTCATTTTCGGACTATTTGTTTAATGTAGGCACGTTTGTAACAAAAACCAGAGAAGTTATATTGGAATATGTTACGGAGGGTGAAGACAAGTATGTTGTTGCTGATGTTACTTTAGACGACGGTACATGTTATAGAGATGTACGATTTAAAATTGTTGTTAATGAAAAAATTAAGACACCACACTCTACAATTAATCTTAACATATTAACAAATAAAACTCACGTTGAACTACCACAGCAACTAGCAGAGATTATAGAGGAAACACAAAATGTAGTATCAGAAATAGCTGAAGCACAGCTACCAGAAATGTATAATAATACTGAAGCTGTGCAGAAGGCGTTAGAACTAGAAAGACAAATATTTGAACAAAGAGAGCAATTAAAACAAGAAAAAAAGAATTTTGAAATAGAAAAAAAGAAGGCTCAAATTGTTCTAGAAAAAGCCTCTACTATTACCAAAGAAATTTACGAGCAGATTAAACCTGAATTAGAAGTTTATAAGAATAAACTAATTGTTGAATTTAAGAAAACCTCTCAAAAAGACTTAAACGAATATGTAGCAAAAAAGCTTAAAGAAGATTTTGATAGTGCGGCTAATATTGACATAAAAATACAAGAGCTTGTAGAAAAAAACAGTGATTTAGAGTTCATAAAAGAGGAAATTAAAACATATGTAACTACAACTGTTAATACTTCTCTTCAAGATGCTAAAAACTATGCAAGAAAAATATTAGATTTGGGTGGTGGTGGAGGATCTGTTGCTGTTCAATATGCCAATGGTGGTACTATGAATGGTAATTTGAATGTAAATGGTAGCTACTTGTCTGGTGGTGTTGATTTGTTAAATATATTTAGTGGTGGCGGTCTGACGGATAGATTAATCAATGGTTCTTATCAAGTGGTACTGAGTAGCAACGGTACGCTGATTTTCCCTGGCAGTGGTACCTTAGCAGATACCGCTTCAGTTGCTCAAGTAGGTTTTGAAATTAACGGTTTATTTAATTATGCAGGGCAAACTTCAGTTGGTCTTAATACTTTTAATGCAGGATTAGGCAACCCTGCCTGGGGACCAGCAATCCAGGCGAACCCCACAGACTATGAAATTGTATTCAATGGTGGGTTGGTCGCCACTATTGCCAGTGCGGCAGGCACAGCTTCTCCTGGGGCACGATGGGATTTTACAGGCTCTTGGCCTGCAAACCCCACTGGAGCTCCAGTCACCATTCGTGCAAAAAATTATACCCCTGGTGTGCAAGGAACAGATGGCATAAGACTTGCCTCAAATAATAATTCTTGGACATTTGGCACAGATGGCAATCTAACATTTCCAACTGGTAGTAAAATATCCAAAGGCTATCCAGGACAGATTCAAGATGGCAGCAGTTGGTTTGTAGCACCTGCAGGGGATTGGGGGGGACTTGCCAGCGCAGATGGTGAACAGTATGTACAGATAGGCAATAACAATGATATCTATATTGGCACAAATTGGCCGAATAGTCTTCATGAATGGATATTTGGCAGAGATGGTACCACAATATTTCCTAATGGGGCTATTAGCAGTAATGGTGTTATTACAGTATTAGGTGGTAATAGTGATCAATGGAATTCCGCTTACACAAATATTAGTACACTAAGCGCCCCGCAATTACCGGTACCAAAAATATTATTAGCAGGTACAACAGATGTACAATATCTTACCGGTAGAAGTAACAACCATCAACATATTAATACATTAAGATATGGAGGTAACATAACTATCAACAAATCACCAAAACTTGTTGTAAATGATTTTACACAAGAGACATTAAATGCTTATCAAATTTTTATTGAAATGGTTATGTTTAAAAAGAGCAAAGTAAAAAATAGATACGGATTAGGCTTAACGCACAAAGTCGGTTTTTCGGTTCCTATTAGTTCTGATTCAGGCTCTAAACCATGGGGAGCTAATTTCTGGCAAAGAAGTGGAAGTGAACCTGAATACAGACCTGCACATGGAGGTTTATATCCTCATTTTATTCCTAATGTATTGCGGTATAATCAACTCCCTGTAAGCACCTCCAAACAAGTAATCGATTTAACCTCTTGCCTAAACGGTCGCTTCAGAGAAGCCGAAATTGGTTATTGTAATGATCCTCTTGATCCCAGTCTAAGCAACAAATACTTAAATGTTATTGCACCGTTTATGCTATTAAAAGATGGTGCCGGGAAACGTATTGGTTACTCTGCTAGATATAAGCCGATGTATGTTGCTTTTAGATATATTGCATGGTTACCTAGTAGTAATAATGGAAGGGGTGAAATAGTAAGCGGTCCACTTTCTCCTACAATTCGTATCTCTAATCTTCGCTGGCCATTTAAAACAAACCATTACGCTAGTAGTGTAGCTAAAACGCCTGTTGTAGATCTCACTACAAGTGAAGCTGATTGGAACACTTATTATAAAAAAGTGTTTATTTGTAAATTTGTATGAATAAATTAAGTATGAACATAAAGAAAGGAGGCAATTTGGGGACAGTCCCGGGTACAAAAATGGCTGTAAGCAGACATTCCAATCGAAATGATCTACCTAAGGGTAGTTGCGTGATGAGGGGCGTCCCCAAATTTCCTTGTAATTTATGATTAATCCCTATTTTACATACTTACCAGAATTGGTTAGTGTTAACACAACAGTTAAAGCTAATAGTGCTAATTGGAACAGTGTATATACAACAGTTAAAGCTATATCAAGTATTATACCTGACCCAGCCACAACAATTTCTAGTACAATAGCTGTAGGGGTAACAACTTTAAGCGCAATTAATTTTCTTAATACTTCATCTGCTCAGTTAGTATATACAGTTCCTGCAGGTAAAACATTTATAGCTAATGGTTTTATTATTATTATAGATGGTGTTTCTGGAGGTAATGTTAGTAGTGACACAAGCTTGCCAACATTTAGAATATATAGGCATGATACAAACACAGATGCAATAAACCAGGTTACAAATCAGCTTACATTAACAGCTCCCTCTAATTTAATTACACCGGGTAGATATTATAGAGAGAGTGGCAGCGTTGCAGCTTCAAATGGAAAACAAATTGTAAATGGAAATAATGCATCTCCGCAAAATAAATTATGGTTTAGAGTAGACTCTACCGGAACAAATGCTTATACGAGGTTATCAGGTAGAGTTTTAGTTGTGGGTAACCTCATTTAAAAACTATTCAGATTTTTTTATATATTAATACAAAAAAAAGAGGGGCCACTAAGTGACCCCTCTTTAAAATATCCTGGGACGTACCAGGTGAAAGTTTTCTTTTTAGATTCGCTTAGAAGTAAACGTTAGCACCAGCAGGTGTAAACGCTTCGCCAAGTCCGGACAATAGGATTGTGTGATAATAGAGATTAGCACCAAAGATATTGTCAACAACACCGTAACGTGTTAGCAAGCCAACACGGGGTGAGAAGTCATTAGGACCAATGGTTCTCTGTACCATTACAGGGATGTAAGGGCAGTAGATGATACCAGTGTCATAAAACTCTGGACCCTTGTACCCGAGTAGAGCATACTCAACGCGCTTCTGACCTAGACGCTGACCACCCTCAAATTGGGCTTCTGTGCGTGTGTCACGATAAACGTTGAATCTGCCACCAAGGTTACCAACCTTAGCTACGCCAACAGGTTGAGTGTTGACATTGCCTTGAACTGGTACCCATTGAAACTCAGGTAGCATCTCGAGGATCGCGCAAACGCGAGGTGTGGCAACAATAAAGTTGGCAGCACCACGACGATTACGGACCGCGATACGATTGGCCTCGATAATTAGTCTCTGATAGAAGTCGCGATTGCGCTCTACCAACCAACGACCGTCTGCGGAAGCAGGGCTCCATACGGAGTAGCCTGTGCCGAGACCAGCGTTGAGAGAGACTTGGATCATACGAACAATCATTTCACGGTCGATTTCGGCCTGTAGCTCATAAGACATAGCGTTTGTGAGCTCAGTATCGATATCAATACCGTTCATGTTCTTTAGATCCTGTTCGAGTTCAACCGACCAGCGTGCGGCTAATCTGCGTGTACCAGCCTCGACAGCTGTCTTTTCAAAGCTAACTTCGATTTGAGGAATTTTACTCGTCAATTCGAAATTGCTTAGAAGCTGTGCAACGCCTGTATCTGCCCCCACGAATGGGAACAGACTGGCAGCTACCCCGTCGCCGCCGGAGAGGCGAGCGCTGGATGTGCCAGTGTAGCGAGTGTCAAGGTACTGATAACCAAGCTCTTTGCCATTAGCAGCGGCTTGAGGGTTGCTTAGATTACTTCCGAGGGAAGCATCAAGGCCTGTGCCAGCTGCATCATAACCAAGAGCATTAGCTGCATACTTGTAGCGTAGAGCAAAGGCAAGTCCAACTGGACCACCCATGGGCTGTACGCCGACGATTTCATTGGTGATTAACTCAGGGAACGTACGACGAATCATTGGAATGAGAATCTTGGGCAAACGGGCATCGCCAGAAGCGTACCAGTCAGATCCACCTCCTGGAACGTTACCACCGACGCCACCGTAGGCACCGGCATTAACGCCACCGAAAACGCTGGAAGTACCACCAGCAACGTTCGCCTCGTTAACACACCAGGCTTCTTGGTTTTCCAAGAGCATGGCAGTATTCAAACGAGTATGATCGTCATTGATAGCCTTAACGTTATCAGAGGTATAATCTAGAACTGGTTTCCACTTTTCGAGCAACGCTTGAGCGCGAGTCTCATCAATGTAAGACTGTGTAGGTCTGATTGATTTCATGTATTTGTTCTCCTTAATATTTCGACCTGTAGAAAAAATTTCTACATTATATATTCAGGCAATAGCCTCTTTAAAATTAGTATTTAGAAAGCTCTTTGAGGTAAGGGTTCATCTGAACTTCTGTTACAGATGTTTCCGTGCTTTCCTCAATTACAGGACGGTCAACCCTAGCTGCCGTTGCCTCCTGTACTGCTTCCTCTTTAATGTTTTGAAGCCGCTCTTTTTCTGTCTTATCAAATAAGCTTAAAGCATAATCAATATTTTCAGTAATGAATTGCGAATCCTTATTCTTCATTACCTTATTGATATAATCCTTCTTGCGAGTTGCTAAGCCAACTGTCTTTTTCTCAAGAGTAAGTTCAGCGGATCTAGCGGCAAGTTCTGCTTTTGTCTTAGCTAATTCTTTATTAGCGGCTTCAAGCTTCTCAGAAGCTTCTTGTATTTGACGCTTTCCATCTCTAATGGCTTCGCGAATACTTTCTTTCGCTAGGGCAGCATCAATGCCCAAAATTGATCTCAGTTGGTCTAGAACTTCTAGAGCCTTACGATTCTTAACTGCATCCTTAACTTCACTAGCAGGAATAACCTCATCTAGATAAGCTTCTAGATAAGTGCTAATATTATCGATTGTAGAATTCTTGAATGATTTAGCCTCTTTATTGAGAGCATCACTATACTTTGAAACGATAGCTTTTAATTTTTCAGAATGATTTGAATCAATAGCTTCAACAACTTTTTCTAGTTTAGATGTATGATCAGCATCAATAGCGGCTAGTAGATGCTCTAGCTTTTTACTATAATCTTCATCTTGTTCCGTAAGAGCTTTTGTCACGTGAATTTGGACTTTTTCACTGATAGCCGTATTAAAAGCATTTTCTATCTCCTTAAGAACTTCCTCAGAGAGAAGATCTTGGGTTGCTTCCTTTAAAATTGCTTTGATATCCTTAGCCATATTAGAACAACCTCACATTCTTGTTCTTAGCAATACGATTTGCGAGTTTAGATTCCATAACTTTCTTTAAATATTTATGTGCCTCGGCATAATTTTTTTCATTTAATTGCTTTAAAAAATTGACTAAATTTACTCTTTCTTGCATATTATATTTATTATAGTTACCTACAAAATTCCTGGATTTTTGCTCACATTTTTTACACATTCTTACATTACCAGTCTCGTCTTCATAACATTCTTCAGATTTAGTAACTACTTCATCTTTTATTTTATTAGCCAATTTCTGATCTAAACTCTTTTCTACAGGTTCAGTAGCTATTCTAGCTACAACAGCTATCGGAGACATACTCATAGTACTTTACTTATTTTGTTAAAAAACTCCAAAATTTGTTCTTTTAAATACCCTTCTACATCTTTTCTAGGTAAATTACGTAGGTTATCTGAAAATGAATCATAATATTCTTCAAATCTACCATCTTGGGTTGCAACAAATTGTTTGGATTCTAAGATCCCATTAACAAATGCTTTGGGAAAACTTGGATCTGCAACACAATCCACTGCCACTAATCTAAACTCTTTTACTCTATTAACCCCATTACCTGCCTCTTCTAATTTACCTAGCGCTCTAGAACTCATTCCCACTTTGACACCATCATTAACTAAACTACGTACAATTTGTCCCATTGGAGTTGTTAAGACTTTAGACTTACCATAATAAACATTACCAGAGCGATTTAATTCAGTAACAAGATGGCAGGCGCGCTCTAAGTTAACCTCAGCGGCGGTAGGATGATTTAATTCCCCCATCGATCTATTAGTTCTAACCATTTCATTTATATACCTATTAACCTCCTTATCCATTTCGCTAGAATCGTAAATTCTTTTATTTTTGTTAACCTCTTCACACTGCATATATGGGCCCTTAATGTACATTGTGCTGGGCTGATTACCGCTTTTTTCCTCAATTACGTATTCGTATTGATCTTCAGAAGCAGGAGTTTCTACTAATAGTCTTAAGGCCATGTATATATTTATTATTTAGTAGTTTATTTTCTAAGCTCTTTTTCCGTAAGAATTGTAAATTCGAAGCCATGTTTCTTAGCAAAATTTTTAGCAGCTTCCCACTTTGCTTTATTTTGAATAAAAGTTAATTGCTCATATAGTAGAGTCTTCTTCATTTTACCTGGTGTATTCTGCGGTTCTATTGTTTGTTTATAAGGTTTTACCTCTATTAAATATTTTTTCAACCCCTCCGATGTTTTTAGCTTTATTATAGCATCTACTATATATCTATGAATTTTTTTGTCGATAGGACTCTCATACGGTATTACAATACTTTCACTGCCCCATTCGACAACATTTGGGTTAGTATCACACCATCTAAAAAGCTTTAATTCCCAGCTACTCAAGTATCTAGGTAAATCATGTCCTTTATATTTTTCCATATGTGTAGGCTTGAAGATACCTTGTACATATTTGTTATTTTTTATAGTAAGTTTCAATTTATTTAACCAACGAAAAAGTCTGGTGGAGGTGCATCACCAAGACCCGGTGCACTTTCGTAAAGTTTTTTCTCCAATTCAATTTTTTCCACTTTACCGTCTTCTAATATAGCTGCATTAATTGTACCACCACCAAATAAGGTTGTGTTTTGATATTTTCCTCTAACAGTACCTATCGCTATTTTAGTAAGAGCAAGCGCATACTGATAAACCCATTGCTCTTTAATTACATCTACAAGAGGCCTTTCTACATAACAAGTAACAATGCCCCAAAATCTAGTATTTCTTGGTTCAGGAAATAATTGTAAGTATTGTGTGCGTGGGTCAAACCTTACATCCCTTCTGAGCGCAAGAACTTTTTCGCGCGTATCTAACCATTGCTTTAGGACATACCAACTAACTAAATCGAACCCGTAGTTGCCAAGAGAATAGCTAAAATAAGTTTGCTGAGCTAAAGACTGCTCAATCGTGAATAATGTATTAACACCTGTTGTACTACCTTCTTCAAAATCCAAAACATCAACCACTCGTCTATAGTCGTCAATTAAATAATCGTAGCTGTTTAATAACTCTAATTCATTCGGTTTAGTTTCATCAAAAACTTGATATAGATAAGGATTAGCTGCATCTCCTATTACCATTCTTCCAACGTTGTAAAGAGATTTAATATCACTAGAAACGTTCTTAAGCTTTGCTCTAAAATTAAAATCCTTGGTCAAGCTAAATAGTACATCTAGTCTTAATCCTTTGCCCTCTTCATATAAGGAGCTATCAAAAACTAAAAACTCTTGCGTATAACCGGCATACTTAGTAAACATTTCACATGCTATGCTTATAAATTCATTTAACTGATCCGCATGTATTTCTAAATTAATAAGAGGAGCACCGAGTGCGCGACAAATTCTTTCTCCTAATCTTTCATAACTTTGTATCTTGGATTGTAGATTTGTGCTGTAAAATGCACTTACAGGTTCAACAGTACTACAATTCATATATTATTTATGGTATAGGGGTACCGGACAAAATTAAAATTCCGCCGCCGTCCGAAAATCCTTCATCTACAACAACTGATCCTGCAGTAGTAACGCCACCAACGGGTATTAACCCCTCATCAACAAACAAATCAGTTGGGTTAGAAACTAAAATAATACCAGGTCCAGCGAAATAAGTCCATACAGGACCTCTAGATACGTAATAAATACTAGGAATACCGTATAAGTTTATACCGTCACAAATAAACTTTATAACAGTTACACCTAATGCTGCTGTTAATACACCTGTAGCCGTAATAGGTGTATCTATTGCATCTATTTTGTAATTTGTATAACTGCTACTTGCAGATTTAAATATTGTACTACCTTGGTCACCGCCTACTGCTATAAAACTGCCTTGAAGACTCGACCCGCCATAATTTACATCGAATAAAGTCTTTCGTACTGTATTATTAATAGTCCATATTTTACTATCTGTTGAATAAAGTATTGCTTGCGATGGCTCTAAGCTTGTCGCAACAAAAGTATCATTACCATGTGCAACAGAAGAAAAGCCGCTCACTGAAGCATTAGTTATAACATGATCAAACCAGCCATCGCCCTCTAATCTCGATGATAATGCAACTATATTAGAATTTTTTGCTACAGCTACCCAGTAATCCTCGCCATAAGCAACATCAGACCACATACGCGAACTAGGTAAATTGAAGGAAGCCCAAGTGTTACCATTATCGTAAGAAATAGCGCCAAGATCAGTTAATGTGTCACCGGCTACCCCGCCACCAGCCACTGCAACCCATACCCCGTCACCATATTTTACTGAGCTCCACGGTAAAACATAAGGTAATGTAATTTCAGTCCAAGTTTTACCAAAATCAATCGATTTTGCACCTTTATCAGAAGCTGATGCAACAGCTACAAAAGTATTTTTACCAAAACCTACAGATGTCCATTGTCTTTTAGTTGGTAAAAAAGTATTTGACCATAGATTGCCACTATCTATAGACCTAGCACCAACCGAAGAAGAATCGGCAACTGCTACCCATGCACTAACACCAAATACTATTGATCTCCAATTTCTTACTGCGGGTAAAGGAGTACCTACCCAGGTTATTCCGTCTCGAGATTTAGAGGCCTTAAAAGAGTTATAGGGTACAGCTACCCAACAACCGCTACCATAAAATACAGAAGTCCAAACTTCCTTACTAGAAAATGAAACAAAACGTTGTGATATAACAGGGGCAAGATCTGAGCATAAAAATTTATAATCACTTTCAAAAGTTAATATTTTTGACCCATAGCCATCTTGCTGTATAACCAAATAATATTCACCGCCTTTTTTCTTAGTGGCAGGGTTTAATATGTTTTTTAATACAGAATTTGCAGATAGACTTACAAAAGCTACTTGTTGCGAGGAAAGATCCCAATAAATATTTGTATCTGGTGTTGAGATATTTACCATAGCAAAATTTTTACTTCTAGTATTTTCTTGTACTAAATCTGTTCTCAGTGTAGTATCAATAAATGGCCAGCTTGCGCTATTATAATTAACTAAAGAATATACAGATTCATATCTAGAGCTTGTTGCGGATAAATTTGTGTAAAAATTAAATCCTAAGCTCCATTCACCGCTTAAACTATTAACATGGTCTTTAAAAAGCGGATACAAATTATAATCACTGCTTAAATTTTGTATTAAAGTCCTGACTCTGTACCAGTCGTAGCTATTACCATAAGCTGATGCAGTTAGATTTAAAAATATACTATCAAGAGTATTAACAGACAAATTGTTAAAATTAGTAATATAATTGTCATCAAAAGTTAGCAAATACCTTACATCAATAGGTATTGTATCTAAATTCATTACATCAATAAAATTATGAAACGTCCCTAAGAACGGGTCTGTTTTAGATGCTATTGGATCCGTCGCACTATCTGGTATGCCTGGAGTAGGTAATGTGTGGTGTATGGTCCTGTGGTATTTGTTATGGTATAGAAAATTACTCATGGTACGTAGTAATTTGCTCTATGACCGTACATTAAGTTACCGTCATATACAAAAGTTATTATAGTTCTACTGTTTGGGTCTGTTGCAATAACACCTTGTAAATTGTATGTGCTATTAAATCTAAAAATAGGATCAAACACAATATCATGCCCGCCAATACTATCCTGAATAATGTTTAAAATATAAACACCGCCTTTCCTGGCGCTCAAAACACTAAGAGTAACATCATTATTCAAATTTAAAAATGTTATTTGATTTACAGATACATCCCAGACAACATTTCCTATTAATGGATTATAAGTTAGATTAGTTCCAGAAAATGTTTTAGCTGCTGTGTATTCTTGAACTTTATTAGTAAACATTATATTAGGTGCACTCCACTGCGCACTAAAAGCACACACAGTAGAGTAAACACTTTCATATTTTGAACTGTTAGGCTTAAAAGTTGTATAGCCATTATAACCTAATGACCAATTTGCTGAAAAAGAACTTACAGTTGTATACACAGATGCTGTTGGAGCCCATATACTAGAAAGTGAGTTTACAGTGGAATAGGTTGACCACCACTGTATGCTATCTGTAGTTATTGATAGAGAACCATTTTCATCTGGCAAAACATTATAAAACACACCCAAAAAGGGCTGATCCCTTGATGCTATTGGATCTAAGCCTGCATCAGGCAATCCAGTACCAGATAGAGTATGGTGACTTGCCCTGTGAAGCTTGCTATGAAAAATGTATGATCCTGCCATAAGTCTCCTATATATTTATTAAAAAAACGTCTACATTACCCTATAGGGCGTCAAATCAACATTAAATGGTGTATTATTTGTAAGACTGGTTAAAATATAGTTTTGATAATCATATAATTGATTAAAACATCTATTAATAGCTTCGGATTGAAAATTTTCGTTGACAAAAATATTGGAATATTTGTTAGTATCTTTAATAACTCTTTCAGTTATTAGATTATTATATGTTTTAAAAATAAACGAAGTAGCACTAGTGACTTCATTTTCTTTAGTATAAAATCTGTATGTAATATTAGAGGCTAAAAGATTTAGGTTATACAAGAGTTTCTTTAAGCTTTTGTTGTATGTCCAGGCACAATTATATTCATCACCATTAAGACATACTTCATTTCTTGAGTATACATTAAAATCATCCTGTTTCAAAAGGCTCTTGAGGCTTAATCCCTCCTCAACAACTAGAATTAAGCTTTGCGTATTATTACCTGCTCTTATTAACATAATATCTATATCTTTGCTATAGGGTGATAAAACTTGCCAAAAATATTGTAATGCAGCGTTGTTCGGAGTACCAAAATATAGAATATTTTTCTCTAATTTTGTAATCCATTTCTTCATTATGTTTTTAGTAGTAAGAACATATAAAATATTATCTTCGTAGTTTGCAAATTTTAAATCAATAATCTTATCTGTAGGGTCATTGGATATGTATATGCTTACAGTTTTTTCAAATATAATAGTGTCTAAATCTATAATTTTAAATAAATGCAATGCTTGACCGGCTCCTAAAATTAATTTGCTCGAACTTGCATGATAAGCTGCAGCTGTTATTTCTGAATATTTCTTAAAAAATACTGCCTGCGTTACTGTAGATACCCAATTTAAATTTTTATCATAAACTTTGAAACATGAGTTTTTTGAATCTATTACTAAGATATGATCATCAATATTAACAAGTAAAGTTGGACTGTTGAATTTTATCTTATCTTCTACAGTACCGGTACCTCCAACTAGATTTTTTTGAAAAAGAATATTTTGCTTTATGTTATCATCGCCAGCTGCATCTTTTAAATTAAAGCTGTAAATATTGTTATAAACAGTATCTGTAATAAACAAGTTTTCATTATTTTGCTGTATAACGCCACCCATTTTAGCAAAAGATATAGATCCAGATAATGGATCTATACTAGTCTGTGTAAATCTAATATTAGCCCTGTAGCTATCAATATACTCTCTTCTTTGTGCTATACTATTAACAACGCTATTATATTCAGCTGACCCGGGTACAAGGTTTTGCGTCAATGTTAGTGCTAGCGGTGAATATAAATAGTCTAAATCTTCTATAATTTTTTCAAATGTTATTAGTCCTACCGTAGTATTTGTTGTAAAAATTGTATTAACAAAAAATGGTTTGCTTGGATCATAGAATGATATAGCTTTATTACTTGAGCTCAAGGCAGAGGTTTTACCTGACGTTGCTACTAGTGGATCTCTAGTTTTCTTTGGATTAAATCCATAAATTTCATCATACCATCCTTTATAGTTCTCGTTTAAATCAAACCCAGACATAAAGCATAAACCATACAAATAAAGAAAATTATCATAAAGTTTTTTTATTTTTAAATTAAAAGTTGATGCAACAGCTAATTCGTTTGGCTGTATAACGATTGACTCTAGTGAATTAGGTAGTTGAAATGAGTCGGAAGGATGTCTATCATATAAAAATCTCGAATTTTCAAACTCTATAGAAATTGGCTTCATCTACTGAACCCCGCGTTTGTTATAGTGTTTCCAGGATAATAAGGCTGTTGTGAAGCGGCGGTAAGACCTGGTAGATTTGTAGTCCATATAAATTTATTTAATTTGGTATAGCTAGGTATATTTTTAGATATTCTCTGTATTAATTCAGGCTCTAAAATATTTTTGCTTTTTTCGTCCAAGACACCAGAATTTACATAAACATTTATTAATGTACTTTTTGCACCAGGTACTTTATTTCTAAAATATCTAGATATTGTCTCGTTAAAATTACGTCTACCGCAAGGGACATCCCATAACAAATTATCTGGTTCGTATTTCTCTTTGTATAGCATACTAATGTCAAAATAGTTAAGTATTTTATTAAACCAATAAAAATTCTGTATTTTCAAATCTTTTACTGTATAGAAGTTATTGTCTATTTTTTTACTTAGAAATGTATCTAACAATGCACCGTTATAGAAAGGAGTAGCACCCACAACAAGATTATCCTCTAATAAAGAAGCAAATAAAAACTTACCCGGGGTAAAATCTTGTGAAACATAAACTTCATTATCTACATATAAATTAGCCTTACCATTAAGACAGTCTACAGTTATAGCAAAATGATGATAGCCAGGGTTTAAATCGGCATTTAAAACTGGTAAATTTAGTATTATAGAATCTTCCGTATCAAACTGATTATACAGCCTAGCTTTAAATGTATATTTGTTTTGCTCTACTACATTACGCGAGTAAAAAAAGCTGTGATTACTAGGATCTATATTTTTAAAATTAGAAGTATAAAAAGATACAGTCTTAACAACGTTACCCTGGTCATCCAGCTTAGAGATGTAATATGTATTATTTGCAACACCGGTAGTAGTTATAAAGGTATCATTTACAAGCTCACCATCTACAAAATTATCTGTAAAAGTAACATTTAGTATACTAAAATTACCATAGGAAGATAGGCTATTAGTTAATGATATAGATCTGTCTAATAAGCCATATTGTTTGTATATATCAATCTTTGTCCCGCTAACACACCATAAATTACAGTTTTTATCAATATTAAAGTATGTGTAGAATCTTTTTGCCGGTATAACTGAACTAATAACTTTGGTATTAGTAGTAGTATCCCATACTTTTAATGTACCTCCCCGTGTATCAACATCATCTAGAAAATAAAGATAATTGCTTATTACCCTAGGCTCGGTAACTCCGTAAGTAGATAGTAGAATAACCTTACTATCGTTAGTAACAGCTATTGTTGCATTAGATATATAAAAATCTTTTAAAGGCGGATCTATGATTTGATTTAAATTAAGATTAAAGTTTGCAGCTGTTAAGAATATTTCATTAGTCAATAGATTTAATTTGTATATGTTTGGTGTACCATCTAAAAGCATATAGCAGTATTTGTCGTCATTTGTTGCTCTTCTAATTCTACTTGGCAATTTAGCAGAATCTATTATAGCTTCTTGCAAGTTGAGTTCATATACGCTAGACAGACTGGAAAATAAATGAAATGAATTCAATACATCTCGCCGCGCAAAATAATCAATTTTATCTACTATTAAACCATTGGCATTATAAACATTAACTAATTCTAAATTGCTGTTATATGCATTTACAACGCTCTGTCCGTTTACAGTAGATATATACATTAATAAAGGATTAACGTACTCGTAATTAAAAATACCTAAACCGTAGTCAGTATAATTACCGCCTAACTGAAAACCGCATGGTTCTGACCAGTTTTCTCTGTAAGCCCAAAATCCTACTGAAAAAACGTTTAGCTCCGATTTAAAGCTTTCAACATTCACTACGCTATAACTATCACTGTCAAAAGTAAAAGTAGACATATTATCCCTAACTTCTTCTTGAAGATCTTTACCGTCTAGTCTTCTGTAATCAGAGAAATTTTTTATTTGCAAGCTTTCATTTAATGCTAATATATTTTGCTGAGCATCTATTCTGCCTAGCCTAGAATAAGCATATAGGTTACCCGGTTCAAAAGTTAAACTTGACGGTGCATCGTAAATACCCTCGCTTAAATAACAGTTATAAGAAGGATTGTAGATAATAGACCCGGGTGATGCAGATAAAGCTTGAAAAGGTGTTAGCTTAGAGGGGTTAAAAAATCTATCCACCCAGACAGGTTTTACATTTATATCCGGGGCAGCGGACAACCAGGAACAAAGCCATTGTCCGGTTTGCTCGCTAGTGCTATTGCCGAAATTTGCAGTATTTTTATAATTGCCTAGTTTTTTAAAAACTTTATCGCTTCTAAGGGGATGATCACCGCCTACCGCTCCTGCGTCTATTAAAGAAGTATTATTAATGTTCATTCTTTCATAGGGATGCATTGATTGTGGTGTATGAAACCAAGTTGTTTTGCCTGCAATAAATTCATATGGATGGGTATAGGTTTGATACTGTAAATGTAATTTTTCGTATCCTTTTTCCTGTCTTCCACCGCTAAATATGGTCACATAATCTCTATTAGTAACTTGATCTTCGTCAGGAAAAATATTTCCTCTTGTTGCATAATTTTTTGAATTAAGTTGAGTTTTTAAACTTAATATATCATAAGGAAGATAAGTTCGATTAAAATTAAAATACTCACTGTGTATTAAAAAGTTTGATTTAGTATCATAAAAACTTCTTGTTGCATCAATTAATAGATCGTTTTGATTGAACTTTTTTTGATAGCTTCCCCAGTCAATTGTAATCTCAGGAGTAGAGAATTTATTTGCTGTATAAAGGTAAAACAAGCATCTTTTATCCGATCTATCTATATCAGTCATAGTACTCAAAGCCAGTCGTGAAGTATTATAGTTTCTAATTACTCTATAAGCTATTCCATTTATTCTACATTGCAGAGTAAATACGTTACTCTTATCATCATAGGTATAATAAAAGTTTCTTGTATAATCTTTCACATCACTAAACGCAGATAAAACAGTAAAATTTAAATTTAATGTTACAGGGTTAAAATTAAGGTAGTATTCATTATTCTTATAATAATACATTACATTACAAAAAATAGAATCTTTTTTAATAAAATGAAAGATGTTAAGAGGATCATCATAATTTAAAATAACAAAGCTTTGATCGTAATTTACAGCTAAAAATTCTTGATCATCGATAGATGCAACAAACTTTAAATACGCACCAGAGCTAGAAAAAGTATCACTGCTAAAAATCTTACCTACTAAAGTATTAGTTAATGTATCGTCTTTAATAGCATAAAAATCCGTCAAATTTAAAAAACTTGACTGTTTAGTGAGATACATTAAGCTGTAGTTATTTTTTTTAAAGTCATTTAACTCACAGAATACTGGAGATATATTAATAGATAGTCGACCGTCGATGCCAAGCTTAATGTTTTGAAAATTAATATTGTCATCGTACGGGTACTGTGCACTAAGGCCCGTGTAATTTGTTTCTGTTAAATAGCTAACTAGCATAAATTATTTAATCAATAGGAATAATTCGTGTTACTCCCGGGGTTATTAGTATTCCGTCACCAACATCATATGGTGCACCAGAGCCATCTATTAGAATAATGCCTCCAGAAAGCGGCGAATATATCAAATCTCCTGGGGCTAGTTCTAATAAGTCTGGTGTCAAATTAATACCCAGTCCTTCCATATATTCGTAATTGAATATATTAACCGCTACCGGATTAATAAATTGCAACCTTGCTGAAGTAGCTTTCACTATAGTGAGCTGTGGTAGCGTAGGTATAGTCACAGGAGCTTGAGGTATTGCTGTTAAAGGAGGTAGAGGAGCATCTAAATCTAGCATATTTGTAAATAGTTGTCTATTTTTTCTATCTTCCAATGTTAACACAATACTCCTAACTTCTTTAGTTTGAGCGCTATCTAATAATCCTACGTTTTCATAAGCATCTATGATACCACATTTAAAACAGCACAAGGTCATGGCTATGGTTGAAGTGCAGCCGTCCTCATAAATTGCAGAAATTTTAGGATGATAGGTAGTAATAAGATTATCTCTAGGGTAAAACGTATGATATACTGTTTGCTGCTTAATAGGTATAGTATAAGGATTAATATAGTCATAGTTTTTGATAACCATATCTGTTTTATCGTCAAAATCGTAAATTAATTTTATTATTTTTGCGTTAGACTCATCTAGCGCACTCAATATAAAGGCTACAGTAGAAATACAATATAAATTCACTGAATTAATAGAAAATATTTCTGTACAAAAATCTTGATAACAAATATCATAAAAAGGTCCGCCAGATACCACTTTTGCAAAGGTAATTGCGCGAGGGTAAAAATAACCCCCGTAAGCGCTTTGAGGATATACAAAATCATATCCGGTTGGCGAAAGATTTGTATCTTTAAAAATGTGATGATCTAACCAGTTGCAATAATTGTAAGAAGATAATTCTACTGAATTTGCAGGAATTAATATTCTAGCTGATGTAGATAAATTTAAGGTATTCATCAAAAGTTATCGCCCCCTATTCTGCAGGAATATGATAACATGTAAGTTCCTGTAATACTATCCAAGATAAATGCTCTATTGTCAAAGGTTATTAGCGCGCATGCAGGAATATTAATTTGTGGTGGAGGCAACTTAAATTTACAATCTAGATTGTAAGCTGTAATATATGATTTTTTGTAAAACTCTGTAAAAGGTGAAAGAACAAAAACATACCCGTCATAAATTGCAACTTTTGTTCCGTAGAAACTATTTGCTTCGATGTAATTATCTTCTGGTGAAATAGAAGCGCCTTGTGAAAACACACCACCAGCAGATTTTCTAAACAAATGTATTCTACCTACATTGATTATAGAATTATTTTCATCAATGCGATATTCTTCACCGGGACTACCTACAACACAAGTATCATCTTCAAAAGCTATAGTAGATCCAAAAGTTCCTAGAGGTGTATTGAGACCGTAAAAACTTCCAAGTGCCATTACTAAGTTCCATTTATTTTCTATTGTTGAATAAGCATAATGATATACCTCTCCCTGTGTAGGCTCAGGTATTGCTAGCTTTTGTGATTGTGGCGCACCTACTAAGAGATGATCACCAGAGACCGCAATTTCTTCACCAAATCCGGTAATAAAATTAGCTGCAATAGTAGCACTTAACTTTTGACCGTAAGTCCACAAAGTAGAGATATCCTTTCTATAGGTATGTACTTTTTCATTACCGCCAGTAATAATTAAATTTTTTCCGCTTATTTTTAATTTATCTTGAAAACCAGAATCACCATGCACTGCAGGAGAATATGGTATAGTTTGAAAGAGATTAAACTTACCAATCTTTACCTGGTCCATAGATTCGCTTGTATAATTGTAAACATACACGACACCTGATACTGATCTTGTCATCAAGGCAAGCGTTCCTGTATTCATGTCTATATCTGCCCAAGTTGGAATACCGTTATCAGGTGTAGTTATTAAGAAATTTTTTGCTAATTTTTCTCCAAGATACTTATATACAGCAACTAGAGGCTTGTTTTCATAGATACCTACAACATAGTCACCGGAGGAACCAGTAATTTTTATACCTGAACCCGTGTAAATTATATTTTTTAAATTATATTTAACAGTATCGGTAGTATATGTTACCACTTTGTTAGGTAATGAAGTTGTCACATATTCATTACCTGCACACAATTCGCTATTTTTTAAACCAAAACTCTTTTGTACTATTACATCAGAGCACTGATCTAATTTTTGTGTCGAAGTAACCCCAGGGAAGCCAGCAGTATTAAAGTTTAAAACATTAAACTTTGTAATGTTATTACTAGAAGTATTAGTAAGAGCCACTCTTAGGGCGGTACGAGCTTTTTCAGGAAGCTGCATATCGATAACAGTGTCAAATTGTTCCGTATCTGGATTGTTTTTTAACTGTACAAGTAAATTTGTTGCATTATTTTTAAGAATAATTCTTACTGATCTTTTAAATATAGTTCCTGTAGATGACGCACTTTGATCTATAGTAAATGTAGATGCATTAGAATATGCAGACAAACCATTTAAATTAAATGTGTTTAAAACATTATAGTCTTCCGCTACACCGCCTCTTACAGTAATAGTAGGGACCTGGTTTAATTCTGATAGAGGTATACCGTTATGACCATCTATTTCGGCGCCAAACAATCCTTTATTATCAAATCCAATACCTAAGAAAGCTGCTTGCAAACCAGAATAGCCACCTTTTGAGCAGTATTCGGCTCTAGTATTAGATGTATATCCTAAGCTATATTCTGGACCTCCACCTCTAGGTAAATCAACTATACTGTTAAAAAAAACTACTGCAAACCCACCTGTAGTTGAAGTATTATATGCGTACCTCTCGTACTCGAAACTTACAATAATATCACTCCATAAATCTAGCTGCTGATCATTGTAAATAGCAATATTTTGTGTTGTTTGTATCATATATTATTTAAAAGGGCATTGCGGTTATTGTCACGTTATCTGTCATAGATACAAAGGCTTTAGGCTCAATAACAATGCCGGGACCAGCTTTGTAAGGCGTACCTCCAGGTGTTAACTTAATACTACCATCAATTAATGAAAATACCTCACCAAATCCTACAGGCTTATTCATTACAGACATGTATAAACCTGCTCCCTTTTGATATTGAACCTTTAATCCACCATTATCAACTATATCTTGATCTGTTAAGAAATAAGCAACGCCACAGCTATCGCTAGTGTTGATAGCCTCTACATTAATTAATCTGTAGGATGGATACAGCGCCTCGCATTTTTCAGTTAAATTATTCGGCGGGCAACATACTTGTTGATTATATCTGCCGTTTGGATATGCTGTAATCTGAACACCGCAAGTAAATGGGTTGACAATCTTAAGTGTATAGAAGCTTGTAGCTGTAATTGTTGAGATTACCGTGACGTCATTATCCATAGTTACCCTGCACGTGCTTACAGAATCAATAGGCGTGCAGTATCTACTTGAAAGATTTAGGAACGTACTACCTCTCAATGCTGAGCACCTTACAGTTAGAGATGTACCGCTTAAAACAGAGTACTTTATAATATCTCCTCCTAAAACACTATCTCTGAAGTACGGGTCAGGTAGCGATGTGAATATATCACCTAATCCGTCTCCAGAAATAATTAACGTTAATGTATAATACCCAATATCAAAAACACCTGTAACAGATCTAGGCTTATCCATTTCTAAGGTACAGTAGTTTCCTATGTTTACTGCCGGTACAGGAATAGTTGTAATGATATCTGTTATTGGCGATACATATTCAGTACTATCACAAGAGGAATCACCTGTCCAATATTTTAACTTTCTCCCGGGAGATGGCGCTGCTGATAAAGTAACAAACGTATTTCCGTATCTAGAAGTATTTGTTCCTGTAAAAACAAAAGTACAAGTGCTATTGCAAGTGTACTTAATATCAAATTTATTTCTTGTATGTACCCCATCATTAACATAATCGGCACCTATTATAATTGTATCATTAGCAGCAGATTGTGTACGTATGTAAGAAGATGCATAAATTTTAAGCGGATATTCATAGTATCTGATATATCTCGCTTTAATATTCATATTATCATTGACAAAGAATGTACATCTATCGCCTCCAATACCGGTGCATCGGCCTCCCTCCCAACCATACATAGCCCAACCAGAAACTGGTGTTAATGCGGAAAGGGTTACTAAGCTATTAATAAGATAAGGGTTTCTAGTAGTAACTGGTCCGTTTGAACCATTACCAGCGTCTGCATAAAGTTTTAAATCTTGAGAATATACTTTACCTGCTGGAGTTGTCACAATAATATCAAATATAGGAAGCTTACTAAAATAAGCTGTTAAATTTACGGCTGTTGTAACAGTGAATATACAATCAGTTTTAAATAGATCACAAGGGTCTCCTATCCAATTTTCAAACTGACTATAGTCGTCAGCGCTAGCAATTACAGTAACTGTACTGTTTAATGGATATAGCTCTGAACAGCTAGATGAGCAATCAATACAAAATGGATCAGTAATAATACGGCCGCTACCTTCGCCTAGGAGTGTTATATTAAGATTTCTAAAAATATCTAAAGGAGTATTACATATTTGTGATTCTGCTGGCAATGTATTACTTTTAAGAACAAACTTTACTAATGAGGGGTCATCGGTTAGCCTGGTTATCTCAAGACCTACATTTAATATATTAGTATTAACACCGTTAGTAGACAGTTTTTCAACTATAGTACCTACTGTGTCTTGTTTAAATAGATATTTTGCAGTCGCGGTATCGGCATTCCATAGTAAATTAGAATCAGTATTTCTAATTATATAACCTGAGCATCCTATAAACACGGTAACTTCGCTATAAACCTGCCAATCAAATTGAACTATATAAGTTCCTAAAAGGTTTAGTTGCACAGGTAGTGCACCATCGCAATACATATAGTTAACACCGGTCGCACTATATTGCGAGGTATTGAGTTGGCCTTGAATAAAATTATGAGACCCTACTATCCCAGTCGTTGATCCTATATATTTTGTAAAATAAGGTAGGCTTGAAGTGAAATAATTAGTATCTACAGTATAATAAAATGGTTGAAATATTTGGGGCTGATAAGTATAAAAATAAGGCTCGTTTTTATAAATTTGCTCATTTACTACAAATGGCAGACTATTGAGATTCTTACCTAGATACGAAATGTTAAATATGTTAGTTTTGTTTAAAAACTCTACACTTATACCATCAAGTAATTTTAAATCAATTTGTGATGGTATTTCAGAGTTAGCCGATAGTGAATACGTTAAAAATATATCTTTTTCTGGATCAGGATAAATTAGCTTAGAAACTAGAGGACTAAGATTAATATCGTATATCTTAGGGTATATGGACTTATAGCTAGATTTACCGTGAAGAGGATTTACTACTAAAAAGCATAGATATAGTTTATCATCTCTTTCAGAATACCATTCCCCGGCAAAACGTTCAATATTTTTATAGGTTAAAAATTTATCAAAAAATAAACCCTGCGGTGTCGTTGGTGTTATACGATTATTGTCATAGTCATAATTATAGCTATCAACTACAACTATATCATCCGTTTCTAAAACAAAAGTATTACCGTAGATAGCAAAATAAACTATTTTAGATTGAATACTTTCATATATTTTTTTAGGATATCTCAAAAGTACGCTGCTTAACGCCATTAACCCGGTGTATGTCTTACCAACAATATTATCTCTAAAATATAAATCTCCAGGTAGAACATTTTTCTTATTGTAAATTGATTGTTCTTCTAATAGTTTAGAATTAACCGTAACTTTAGTATTTTGACCAGGTATAATACCCTGGCTAGTAAGACTGGTTGTATTTGTAATGTTTTTTAAAGGACTAATTTCTTTAATAAGACAAAAATCATTATTAAATATATCGCTTCCCCAATAAACCGGTGTACCTTTATTAACCAGTAAAGATTCTTGCCTATCTTGGTTAGGGTAAATATCTGCTACATCTATACCAGGCCATATATCAGCATTAAGCCATTCATTCTTTTTTAATCCACCCCAAAAATCAACATTATCCTGAACTCTACTAATACCCGAAGTCCCTAGATTTAAATCTTGCTCTCGACTTTGATAACCATAATACAGGCTGTTATAAGGTATTGCGAATACATCGCCAAATTTAAACTGATTACTACGACTTACTTTATTCCAAGAGACATCTATTTTATAAATTAAAGGAAAATTATTATCAATATTACTGTTATACGATACACTTCCAACAACGTTGGGATCCGGAAATGCATAAAGGGTATTAGGAAGTAATTCACCCGTGTTAATGCTAAATGTCTTTTGTGGTGTATTGTGAATCAGTACGCCTTGATGATGTGGTAAAAAGAACCTACCTAGTTCTAATTCTGTATATAATTCATTAGTATTTGGTACCGTGGCTACACTGGGATTATTTCTATTTAACAAATTAAGAGTAGGTGCACCTGTGAGCGGCGACACTGAGAATAACAAACCGGATACAAAATTAGTAGTAGTACTACCTGTACTAAGATAATAAAAATCATTTGCTAGATACTTTGGCGCTAATTTACGCAAGAGATTTAACTTTAAAGTATCAGTGGAATTTGACTGAAGATAGTCTACAAAATCTCTATTCTTTAAATAATTTAATTCGATGCCAGATAGAGGCGGGTTAATTGCAAAAGTGTTTTTTAATGAATCTATATAAATAGGGTATTGATGGATTGCGTCTACTACTGCTTGCTTAAATTCAACATATAAATTCGGAAAAATTAAATTTATAGAGGAAAGATTTTGCACTGTACTATACCTGTCTTTACTAATATTATCAGGCGATACATTAAAATAATTGTCTGTAGTATCGTATATTTCTTCTACAGTTACATATAAATCTTGTGCGATAGAAGAAAGAGGAGGAAAAAAGCAAGGTAAATTATCAAACGATATATCAAGCCTTGCAGTAGAAAATATTAAATCTTTTACTATTTTCTCTACCCCAAAGCTAGTACCTCTTGAACCATATTCAATAAAACTACTTTTTAATTCTTCTCTTGCTATAGCATAGTAAAGGCATATTTGCTTTAATTTGTAAATAAAGAATGGTAGTACTATTTCTACATCGCTTGGATTGTTTAAATCGGCATTAGTTACAAAACGTTTTTCCTCCTCTGTGCTGTAAGAGACCGCTATTTCCCTTAAAACCTGTACGTAACTAGCCTGGATAACGCTTTTTGTCTCTATTTTTGTTAATTTTTTCTTTTCTGTCCAATTTAAAATATATTTTTTATATTCAAGAAATTGAACATTTACATCAGGATCGACAGAATCATTTTGCTTAAACCATTCTAAAAACGTATATGGGTCTTTATTGTCAAAAGCATTGTAATCGTTATTAAGTATACTAGAAATTATCATATAAATTTAACCCTTCATATAATGCTCTTGAAATTGCTTGATCCATTATCCCTCCATACTTTGTCCAATCATTATAAGAGCTTTGAGTATTGGTATAAGTAGTTTGAATATTATTAAAGTCTATCGAACTGTCTATAGCGTTTAAAGGCATGTATGGTATGTATTTATAGAACTTATAAAATTGTGCAATCTCTGGTCCGTGAATACTATCGTCTGGTAGAACTAGTCCCCACCCCCAGTTGTAGTTTATACCGGATAATGGATATAAACTACCTTCTACGCTAACTATTCCGTTAGTTTCAGGTACTAGTGTGTTGTAAACTAGCTTAAATGTTTGGCTAAAATTTTCAAAAGTAACTATAGGTTCGCCAGCTATAAAATAGCCAGATATAATATCAATTTCTTCACCTAAATTTCTACTATTACCGTCAACTCTGTTATTAAAATCATATCTATATGTATTAGGCGAACCGAACAGCTTACTTTGTTTTTGACTTAGTAAATTCATGACTCTTCTTAGCTTAGGCGGATAGGTAGCCCCAAATACAGGGAGGTCTTTGCCCATTTGACTGTGCATACTCAATAACGAATCCAACTCACACCTATCTACATCACTAACGTTAGATGTAAAATTAGCAATTTTTTCAAAAATTGTTTTGCCAAGCTCGGTAGGTAGACTATCGCTATCACCGACAATTTGACCGAGAAAATTATCAAAAAATTGAGATTTATTTAAAAGTGATTCTTGCAAAACATATCCTTTAAAAGTGGCTGCCTGGTCATAATCCTCATTAATCTTTGAAATAACAGGCTTGTCTTCTTTGATAGTAAATAAATTACTTGTTCCGTAAATATATCTAGGAGCTGGGGTATTTTTCTTTAAGAATTTGTTTATCCATCTTACCCCTGTCCAGTCACCTACAGCGGAATAATGTGCAGGGCTACCGTTAGGTGTTATAAGCTGAATATCGGGCAAGTCGCCACAAAATACACCCGACAACGGTAACTGTATTAATGTATCGATAGGATAAAAATACATTTTGCCTGTTTGATTGTGAACAATCCATAGAAATCCTTCCTCATCACAAGCAATACCGCCAATATATTGCATAAACGTTTCCGGGTTTACCGGTAAGATAATCTCAGTCAAATCACCTGTAGGGGTGATTCTAGTAAACTTAGATGCGCCGTTGTTAACGTATAGATTTTGGTTTAAATCTATAGTTGCACTTCCAATATTTTTAATAGGGACAGGAAAATTTTTTATTAAATTTAAATCTTGATCCCATTTATATACAAAATCATCCACATAATGTGGATTAGGTTTGTCACGTCTCATATCCTTAACTACAGCATACACATTATCAAATTTATCAGCTATTATTTCCTGAACTGTAGTAAATTGAGGTAGTGCTATTACTTTTTTAGCAATACCATCATTATTGTATTTTATGATAAACCCACTAATAGGATGACTATAACCCACAATAAGGTTGTCACTACTATCAACGTCTAAACATGCTGGAAGAAGTGAGTTTTCACCGGAAAATCCGCTAGTTGAAAAATAAGATGATGTATCATAATAAGTGTTGTTTAGAGGGGGTACCGCGCAAGCGGTTATAGTTAAAGTTGAGTAATCAAACTTAAAACATGAAACTGCATCATATAGAGAAACCCAAGCATCTCCTTTGCTATTTAAAGCTATACTAGCTGGGGTCGCACCGTCTAAATCACCGAGCAAGTTTGCTGAAATAGGTACTGTATTGGAACCTGTATAAATTAAAGCATTTCTAAAATTAATATTACCCACACTATATCCTTCAGGTGTATAAACTTTCATCATATCATTGTCAGAATCTGTTACATATATTCTATTTTCTCCTAAATTAAAGCTACCAAGAGGAAGAACTGAAATACCTACACTAGAATCTTGAATAGTGTTAATAGTATAAACTTCATCCGTAAGCACTTTAAACTGCAAGTTTTCAGAACCACAGTGATCCATTATAATTTTTTTATTAAATTTCTTTATATTTTTTAGGCCAGGTTGACCAACATAACCATAGGTAATACCTAAATTTGCAACAGGCTCATCTTGTATTAAAGCGCATGCACTAATAACAGCTGCATTTACGGAAGTCCTAGTCCTTAACATACCGCAAAAATAGCTACTATTTTTAAATACTGGTACTGTGTCATTTTTTTCAAAAATAGCATCTTCTACTCTCTCATAGTCTTTTTGCACCGTATCTTTAGTAAATAGTCTAGTAGTATTATAAGTTTGATCTTTGTAGCTTACTAAGCTTAAGCTAACAGTATTAACCTCGGTGGGATGCTTGCCGTCAAATCTAAATTTTGTAATGTTAGGATAATTTTTGGTTGTAAAATTAGAGGAATCTTTGAAAGTACAGCAAAAAGAAATTTTTGAATCAGCCCATTTAATAGGGTAGATATTAAAATAGTTTACTTGTTGTGCTGATAGACTGCCTATGTAATCTACATCGCCTTCTACCGTAATACCGTTGCTTGTAATAGAAATTTTTTCTGCTGGATTAAAAACAGATTTAAGGTATTGAGTCTGCCATGCTGTATTATTAATACTGTAAGCTGGTAAACTTAAGTATGTATAGAGATTGTTTTTAAAGGTAAAAGAGTCTTCAAAACCGGTAGAATCTATATGTGCAAACAAATATATTAAGGTATTTTTCTTATCGCTGGAAGGTGTTTGATCTATATAGCTTATGTATTTTGTGTCTGTGGTCGTACTACCTGAAGTACCGGCGAATGCTGTTTTTTGATTAGGTGTTGTTGTAAAGTCAAAAGTAATTTCACCATATTCATCAAAATTGGGTATGGCGTAAACACTAACAGATGATGTTGTTGTTTTATTTATAATTTTGTTCTGTGATGTATCATTATTAACTTCAGTTTCTATAAAGCCGAAGAAATTTCTTAAATGTGAGTAACGTCCTTTGTAATATTCTTCTGGTGAATAATATGTACTGTTAGATCCTGATGCATAAAGATTTATTGTATAGTTGGTTTTTGATAGAAATTTATCATTTTGCCAGCTATTGTATCTGTAAATTTTTAGCGGTTCGCTCTTTTTACCTGCAGGTAATAGATATAAACCTTCTCTGTAAGTTGGTGTTAATCTATCAAAAATTAAAGTATCAGGCATTACGTTGTAAACACTTAAACTGGTGGTACTGGTGATTTTAAAGGCCTGACCTGTTCTATTAAAAAATGTAGCTGTTACAGGGTAAATTCCTGGTAATTTGTATACATGGGTTGCACTTAGCCCTAAAAATGTAGTACCGTCTCCAAAATCCCAAATAATTTCATATTGACTGTAATTAATAGATTCCCCATCCCATATTGGCTTAAAATAGAAAGGAGTGTTTGATAACGTATAACCTTTACTAACGGGTCTATTGCTATTATCCAGTACCGTAGCTAGTATACTGACACTAGGCCCGGGCATATCAATACTCCCTTAGGCTTATTTCCTGAGTATCAGGTGTTACTACAAAAATTTTAGAAAATATTGTCTCCGATTTGTACAAATATGGAATTTTAAATCTTTGTAGAGTAAGGTTTTGATTTATAATATTTATATCTTCGTTAGAGTCGCTGTATACGGGATTAAACACCATAAAACTTAATCCGTTTTTCACTATTTGCTGTCCATTTACAACTCTTTGAGTTCTTAAAGAAGTTACACCTTCTAATGATAATATTGATGATGTTAAAGATAGTAAATCTATAGTTTGCCCTAGCTTACAGTTTTCAACACTAAAATAACTAGTTATTATATTATTAATTTGAGATTTTATTTCATTTTCTGAAAATCTACTATTAGGCGATCTACCGACAAGTATAGTTGTTTCATCCCCTATAGAAGTAGTAAGTTCTTTGTTGTTTATTTCATCTATACTAGCTACCCCCAGCGATACTGCAATGTAGACAGGGTCCATCATGACTATCTCTGTTGTAGCCATTTTTAAATTCTGTATAGTGTTTATAATTTTATCTTTTAATCCAGTATTGAGAAAATTATTTCTAAGAGTTGTACTAAAATTATTATTTTGCAATTTAGGAACCACGTAAACATATAGATTATTAAAGTCACAACTATCGGCAAAAGTAACTTGATTAAACAATACACGGCTATCATTATTAGGGGACCTTAGCCCTAAATTGTATAGATAACGTACATGCTCTGCTAGATACTCCCAATTATTCAATACAGCTACATCATTAATAACATTATTAAAATTATTTTTTATATAAAGTTCCGTATCAGTTGTAGTAACTAATCTATATTGTGTTTTAAATAAATTAGGCGCGTTGTTACGTATATCTTTAGTACTTTCATACCCGTTAAAGACTGTGCTAGGAGATGAGTTACTAAATGATAATAAAGATGCTTGAGCATCATTTAGGTAAGTTGTATTTGTTTTAATATCGTTAAAAATCTTGTTGTATGTTGGCTGATTATAAAGAAATAATCTATTACCGTCCAAAACGTTTGGCCCTATTTGCCCTGCATAACCGCTACTCTTAAGATAAAAGACAGTTATTAAACTATTTTGTGGTATTTGTTTTCCATTAACATTATTACCAAATTTTATAACATATCTTTGATTTTCATTAAGACGACATTCAAAACTCTTACTGTTAGATGATTCTAAGTAAAGACTATTTACCCTATTCCATTGTTCATACGTTCCGTTCTTAGTTGTAACGTAAACATGTATGTTATTATGGTCTATTAAATCTGCATTACCCTCATCACCAACTGCGGCTAATATAAATTCTTCGTAGGGCGCGCCGTTAGCTATATAACTTGGATATGGTGTCATTAATCCTTGATACAAGACGCTAGAATCACTTAAGTTTTGCAAGACTTCATCACCATCGCTATTTTTTATAAATGTTGCATCTTCGGTGAATGAATACGGTATACCGTTTATTGTAAAGTAAGAATATCTTGGAATAGTATAAACTCCACTAGGTAGACTGGATGGCGCGGTTGTATTGAAACTCAAAATACTGGTTTGTACGCCTATTGGATTATACCCAAGCAACTTTACAATTTTATTCATGTTCTCATACAGCTGTGCCTGGCTAAAGATACTCTCACTAGCAGTTTTGTTTAGATAAAACAACAGAACATTATAACTGTAAGCTATAATGTCGAGTAGACTATTAAAATTACTACCCTCGTAAATTTGATCTGTAAATACATTACCCTGGCTCAAGCGCTGTATCATTAACGATTTTAAACTAGAGGCATCGAACGCTGCATAAGCGTTAATAGGCAAACTAAATGGATTATTTGTAATATCTGTATTCATGTTTAATTATAATAAAATCCCGAATCATTTAATGTTCCATTTAAAGATACATTTGTAACGTTTAAAGAGGGTACATCCATTATCATTGCTACGTTATATTGATTCTGATCTTCGATAGCTTCAACGTTAACCTTGCGAATTAATAATCTAGGTTCAAATCTTTTTACACCAGTAAAGATTACCTCCCCAATAATTCTAGCTTGTGATGTTGACGCGGGTACAAATAAATATTGCAATAAATTTAAGCCATAAATAGGGTTTAATATTTTTTGACCAGGTATAGTAGTAAATAAATTAAATAGGCTATTTTTAATTGCGCCTATATCTTCTGATCTTTGCAAATCCTTCACTTCTCTATGTTTTTCTAATTGTAGGTTTCTAGTATAGTTTATTTTAAGATCTAATAGTAAGTCTCTATATAAAGCGCCTGAAGCAGGTGCCGAAAACGAGTTTAATACAATAGCTGCCATACTATATTTATAGTGTAATATTTGTTACAAAAGTATTTATTTAACGGTTTTAAGCTATAAATAATATGTATGAACAAATTTGTCAGGCTATATGAATCTTCTATTCAAAGGTTTACTAGAGGTGGATTTCTAACTGGTGATTTAGTTAAATTCACAGAAAATGCATTTAGTGATGATTTCTTCAAGAAGCAAGCTCCAAACTATGTTCAAAAGGCCAAATCTTTCAAAGATAGCGGTCTCAATCTTCGTGTTAGCGCCATAAAAACAGTTAGACCCACTATTCACTCTGGTGATATACAAAACGAAGCAGAATCGTTCATAGTTGACATAGTTCAAGAGGTTGCGCCTGGTTTATATCGTGAATTTATTACTGTACCAGCACATCTTTTAGAACCTATACATACATACCCTAATTTAGCCCCGGTTCCTAATAGTCTAAAAAGAGAAGGTAACGTTAATATAGACCCTAAGCTAGAGCAAGCAGAAAAAACAGCTGAAGCAACATTACGCCCTTTTAGACAAACACAGACTAGTGATTTAGGTAATAATAAAGATAATGAAGGTGATAGAAAACTTAATAATGTAAATGTTCAAATACCTAGCTCACCTGCAAAAGATGCTCGCACTCCAGAAGTTAATCCTAATTTCCCTAATCCAGGAAAATCTACGGCCAAGTATTTACCTAAGCGCTAATCTCTGATAACGCCAACAATAAACAGTAAAAATTTATTTCTTGATCTAGAACTAATGCCGATCTGTACATGTATTCGCCAGTAGTAACAAGCCACATTCTTTTTTGATTTTCTGTTAAGCCATAATTACCTTTACAGATTTCATCAAAGACATTTTTCATCAAAATAGGGTAATCCCCGTTAAAAGAAGCTTCATTCTCAATAACAAATTTTCGACCCTGTAGAACCTTCTTGCTAGTTACTAGTTTAATTATTTTATCGGCAAAGTCACTATTAACATTTAAATCAGGTATAGTGAGCTTACCGTCTGTGGAAAACTTTTGCATTTCATTGATACACTTGCGTATATCTGGAAAATATTTTCTAATTAATCCAACTAATCTCTTTTTATTTTCTTCGTCAACAGCAATTGTCTCTTGCTTTAAGATGGTGAAACATCTCTTTGCAACCTCAGTAATATTTGGATCTAGATCAATAGACTGGCATCTGCTTTGCAGCGGTACAATAACTCTGTGCTTGTAATTACAAGTCAATATAAATCTGCAGTGCCCGGCGTATTCTTCCAAAACATTACGTAGAGATCTTTGCGCTTCTATAGAAGCCATTCCATCAATCTCATCTAGCAAAACAATTTTCTTCTTACCGTTAAAACTCTTTGTTCTACTAAACCCTGTTATATCATTCCGAACTGCATCAATCCCCACCTCAGAGCAATTTTGGTAGATATGTTCTGCGTCAAGTATATTAATAAGCACTTTAGCTGATGTTGTTTTTCCTATACCAGCATGCCCGCAAAAAAGAAGATTAGGAATTTCATCTTGATCAACAAACTTTTTAAGTATAGATTTATTTTTTTCTGATAAAACTATATCATTCAATGTTGCAGGACGGTATTTTTCCGTCCAGACTTTATCGACATCTATCATTTACCGCTACTTCCGAATCCTTTTTCGCCTCTATCCGTCAGTTGAATAGCACCCCAATCAACATTAATTTGTATATTATAGTGTAATACCAGCTGGGCTATTCTCTCACCTGCTGAAACATTATAATCCGCGCTGCTATGATTATATAGTAGCACACCAAGGTCGCCTCTATAGTTTTGATCTATAACTCCAGGGTGGGCTAAAATGGAGTTTTTAAAGCTCAAGCCGGATCTAGACTCAACACTCAGCCAATACCCGTCTTCAAGATAGGCCAGCTTAAGTCCAACGGGCACAACAGCTTTGCCATTAGCAGGGATAACAGTATTTTCGACAGCAAATAAATCCCAGCCAGAATCTGTAGGAAAATTTTTCTTAGGAAGCTGTGCGTTAGGATGAGTTTTCTCAAACTTCATGTTAGGGGAATAAGGAACATTACTCATAGTAATAATATAATATATTGTATATTAATTTCAAGGTATAAATAATGAATGGCAGAAAAAGAATTTAGCGTAGACGACTTAATAACCCAATTAAAAGTTAATACAAACAATAATAAGGATCTTCTCAATAATAATTTCGATCTACCTAGGGAAAAGTTAGAAAGTTTTGTACTTAATAGTACTGGTAAGCTAGTAACTCAAGGTCTTGAAATAGTTGAAGGTGTAAAGGATTATGTAATGAATAACCCTGAAAGTCGAGAGGTAGAAGCACTATCTGAGGCATTAAAGGCTGTGTCGAGTGCGCTTTCTATTATTAAAGATATTCACGTAACACAAATGAAGAAAGACTCTGCAAAAGATTTAAAAATTATGGAAATTGAATCTAGAAAAATGTTGAAAGACGATGATAGAAAAGAAAAACTTTTATTAAGTCGAGATGAGGTGTTTAAGCGCATTCTGGACGAAGCAAAAGTTATAGAGGCACAAGCAGAGGCAGTAAATGTTACCCTAGTCCCAGTATTGTCTTCGTGACAATATCTTTCTTAACTTCTTGTAATTGATTAAAGAGTATATCTTGATTTAAGTTGTTACCTTCTACATTAACTGTAATGTTAAAATTTGGAACAAATTGAATATTTTGAGTTGATGCTCTAGGATTGTACTGACAATAGAGAAGTATTACATTGTAAAGTTCCTTAAATTCATTCCTTATTTTTTGATTTAACGTTGCAATTATGCTCTGTATTCTTTTTGAATGCTCTACGTCGGGCACTAAATTTTCTCCATGGGATTTAGTAGACAAAGAACCTGTTGATTGTATATTTTGTAAATTTTGATTAAAAATTTTATTAAGTTTATTACTAAAGTCCGCATAAAGTAATTGTATTTGAGGGTGTATTTTGTTCGACATAGAAGAACCATATCTCACAGGAAAAGCTTTATTTTGAATTGATGTGGTGCTCTCATCGTAAAGAGTTTCTTGTCTAGCTATACTGCCAATACTATCACCAAAACTGCGATAAAAAGTACCTGTACCAATTTTTAGACCAACTTCATTTCTTACTTTTTCTAATGTTAAATTATAATTTTTTATCCAATGCGCTGTAAATTGTGCTCCCATACTTTTCATTCTATTATCCATCTTAACGTAGAAATCTGACATCGCTGTTATAGGGTCATTAGCGACTTTTGCCTTAGAATGTTCTATAGCATAACCGAGCTCAGTAGAATAACTTTGTATTGCGCCAAGATAGTTGGATGCTTTTTCGTAGAAATCCTTCTTATAAAATAAATTTATTTGTGTTAGCTGTGGATCTGTAGTAATGCTCATATAATTTCATTAGACATGTTCATGCTTTCTGCAGCATACGTCTTAACTCCTACTATATAGTTATAATATTGACCGTTCTTAAATACATGATCTACCTTAGTAATGAAATATGTACCTAGCATTTTATTATCAAAAGCAGAATTATTTGCAAAGTCTCGTCTCTCTAAAGTAAAGAATTTACCAGCTTCTCTTAGAATACTGCCTCTTGTTTTAAAAGCAATGGTAGTATTATTAAAAATTGAGTTTAACATAATTTTATTAGTACCTGAATTTAATCGTATAGATTGATTTGTGTTGGGATTAAATACGTGTTGAATTGATTTATTTTCTGTCTTAGTTTTGTTTAAAAATATATTAGGGCTAGGTGAAGACCCCATTACACCTTTCTGCGAATTAACAAAATATTTTTTATATTTGTTATAAGAACTATTAATATTATTTTCTGTTAAGTCTATAGAAAAGGTTTTATTAGCCGGGTCATAGCTATGAACAACATGTGTCGCAACACCTAAAGTATTTGATGTGGCAGATATACTAGCACTTTCAAAATTTTCTATATAAGAATAATCTGGTAAATTATTTGCAAATACTGAAGAGGAAGGATTACGTTCAATAACGTTTAACGGATCATAGTCACCAGTAGTAGGCTTTCCTAATATAAAATTTTCTGATAACCCGGTTCCACCTATATCTCCAAAAGAAGAAGATCCTTTATAGTAAGCGGTACGAAATAATTTAGTAATCGGTGTTAATGCCCATACATTTTTTCTACTTTTTCTCAATAATGCTGGGCAATAATCATTTTCTTTACCACTAACATGATAATCTAACAAGTAATACAAATCATCTATAGCTTTATTTCCAGCTGGGCTACTGTAAAATATTTTCTCACTTCCAAGATCCCATTCGGTACTAAAAGATTGTTTAAGCTTAGTATCTTTAGATAAAACATCTGATAGTAGCTGTCTTAATGCTTGTCCAGTAAAAGCACTTCTCTCGGTATTACTTTTACCTTTTCCATCTGTCATTTTAGCTGTAGAAAAATAGCTATTTTTTTCATTTAAAATTTGAAAAGTTAAGTCACACAGAAAAAGTTTTTTTAGTTTAACTTCTCTATCATCAGTTATAATATCTTGCATATCGTACACTGTAAATACATAGCTAAAAGAGTACTCATTATCATCCGATGTATTAAGTGGATCACTGTCACCTATGTTGACAGAGGGTTTTATATTTATAACAAGAAAATCTCTACCATCTCCTCTAAAAGTGAAAGGTGTAAATGCCTGCTGAGGCATACCTCTTACATCTGTTGATATGCTTTGAACACTCTCGATTGCATCTAAAGGATTATTAAAAATTAGATAACCATCAGGGGCAAATGTAGTAATTAAATCAGATATACAAAGCTCTACTATACTAGGGTATTTTATCCCTATAGAATTACCATCGCCATTATAAAGCTGAACATTAAACTCATACTGCATGTCGCCAATTTGAACATGTTCGCCTTGACTCGAAAAGGACAAATTTTGTACTATTGGGTTCATTATTGTTTTATTTGAGCGGTTATTTCGTTAAATATAAGCTTTACATATTCAGGTTTAATAATTCTTAAGGTTGAACCTGGTGCGGGATAGTAAACTGGGTTATGTATTTTGTTTGCTAAGACAATTAGCCACCATAAATCTGTAGTTCTATATTCATTATAACTAATAGCTGTCCATGGAAGTCTTTTATTTAACGTAATAGCATAATAGATGCTGCTAGGTATATCATCTGGAAAATAAACACTATTGAGCAAATTATAATAATAGAAATTTGTATTATCAGTATTTTCAGTCAAATACATACGAAAAATATTTTCATAACTAATAGATGGTATTTTTTCTAAAAGATTAATATCTTTTCTAAACCCGCCTAAAGCACTTAATCCAATCACAAGCCGCCTCCTAATATATCTAATGGTGATTGTTTAAATGTATTAATGACTCTAGGTACAAAATCTCCTGCCGCATTCAATAGCTTATTTGCGGACGACTGTGTATTGGGATTTAGATTTTGTTTTAATGCGCCTGAATAATTCTTAGAAAGATCATCACCAAAAATATCAAAAGGCGACCTAGAACTTGATGTTGTTATGATATCTTGCTTGTCATGTAAGCAAGCATACAAGAAATTCTGTGTTTCAGATACAAGAGTAGTAAATGTTATATCAATTACATAGGCATCAGGTATAATAGTGTTAATAGTTCCCAGACCACCTTCTAAAGGTACTCTTATGTTCATTCTTCTTCTAGCACCTACAAAATTAATAGCCATGCTGCTTATGTATGCGTAAGGGTAAAATCTTACCCCCGGTATTGTAATTTCATAAATTACTGCCGGATCAATTAAGTCTCGTGTTCTTCTGTTAGGGCGATTTTGATAGGCAAGCATGTACATTAATTGCCAATTCTGAACCACGTCTTCAAACGTAGACCATCCGGTATTGATAAGAGGAAAACTAAACCTTATTTGTTCGCCTGTTTCTTTAAAATTGAAAAATTTTGGCTTTTCAATATAGATGCCCGGGGCATCGAAATTAACTGTACCAGAAACAAAATTTGCTGCAGCCCTTACATTTTTTGCTGTACCGTATGCATTTAATGGATCTATACCACCTTCACCCATTACTTCATCAAAATCACCAAACATATTATTAACAGTATTCTGTTCGTTCGAGAAATAAGGCATATTATAAATAAATTTTGTATCTTCTGTAATATACAATCCTTCATAAGGTGATAGTATATCGCTATTAAGACTAGGTATATTAAAATTGTCTGGAGTAAATCTGCCTAACTGTTGGGATATGGAGGCAATAGCATTTACACCTGCTTGTATTGTTTCTGGTGTAGCGTTCCACCCTGCTATAGCACCTACACCCTCTGCTATTCTTGTAATATTAGAACTAAAAATACCAGATTCAGCCGCGCCAGCATTACCAGAAATATATGATGTTAGCTGCCCTAAGGCGTTATTTAAAACCTGAGTAAAAGTACCTGCACCAAACCCACCTAAAACAGAAGTCATAAAAGGCCTGATAGAATTATTTAAAGCCGTAAGACCGCCAGCTGCGCCGCCTAAAATACCGCCAAGAGCCATGCCGTAGTAAGCTACTTGCGCATACAATGAATTGTTCTTAAGTCTTTTTTCTTTTAAAAATATAGCAGGTACTTCCATCCTAGATGACTTTGGTGAGGTAGTCCATTGAAAATTATTAACAACATCAATCAGTCCGTAACTTGAACTATCTTTGGCTATGTTGTTTGCCCCGGGTCCGCTTATAGAGCCAACGGGAACTAAGCGAGGAGCTCCTTGATATTGAGGTTTAGGAGAACCAAATTTTTCAAATGCAAATAAGTTCATACTATACTATTATTCCCTGGAAATATGGTGTTAGTAGTATAATTTCTAGGTGTTAAACCTAAATCGTCTCTATAATTACCAATTAAATTTAAGTTTTCTGTGGGTGAAAATCTTCCAGAATTTTTTTGATTTCCCCCGGAGGCTACAGAGCTATTATCCTGCGATATAGAAATAGAAGGTATTGTTTTCAAGATTTGATTAGCAATATTGCTTAAATTATTTAATGAATTTATTAAATTCTGCTGAGATTGCTGTATGGTGGCCGAAATTTTATTTAAGTTTATATTCATATCTGTTAATAGTTTGTCATTATTATTAGTGATTGGTGTAGATTGCCTCTTCTCTTCAACCTTAGGTACAAAGGAGTTAAAATCAAGAAAAGGCATCTGTCCTTGAGGTCTATTTTGTTGAGGTTCATTATTACCTGCTAAAGGAGGCTGTAGAAATGGTATCTGTTTAAGTAGATTTTCCATATTATTAACTTGAGGCATTTGATTTAGCAATCCTCTTTCCTTAATACCTTTGTTAACATAAGATTTGAAATTGAAAAGATCTAAGTTAGGGTTTATAGTATTATTGTTGATTGAATTTATTATAGACATAACTTGACCAGCAATTTGCGGATTGTCTATAGGTCTTTTATTTTGAAAAGGTTCATCAAGAATATTAGGTTTATTTTCAGGTTCTGGACCAGCTACAACTGTAGGTTGTTCTATGTTATTATCTATATTAGGTTGCTGCTGTTGTGGCATATCATTATCTTGTGTCTGTTGTGGTTTATTTTCACTCAATACTTCAGCTGCTTCTGTTTGCTGTGACGGTGTCAAAAAATTTAAAAACTTTTTAAGTGAATCAACCGAGTTGTTACTTTGAGTATTTTGTTGCGGTGTACTAGCTTGCTGAATGTCTTGTACATTCAATACTGGCTTTTCCGGTTTAACCTCTTCTTTAGGTTGTTTTTTTTCTATTTTATCTTTTCCATCTGTCACCGTAATCTCTTCTGTCTTATTGATGTCGCTTTTAATATTTTTTGTTGAAGAGCTTTCTAAAACAGGCTGCTGATCACCAGTCTTAGATTGTAATGTTTCTGATAATTTTACAGGTGCTTGTGACTGACCCGGTTTTTTCTCAGGTTCTAAAGAGGATGATTTATCAGGTTGAGTCAGGTTAATATCTCTAGCTTCCCTACTTACAGCCAAACTGTCTTCATTTAAAGCTTCTGGTTGCACAGGCATTTTTCTTGAAATGTTTTCGGCCCATTGTGGTACCTCAAATTTCTTTAAAGTAGATCCTTCCTCTTCTTTGCTTTCTTTATTCTTATTATTAACTGTACTTTGAGACGACTGCTGTCTTGGCTTAGGAGCATCATATATATTTGGAGGAGGCTCTACAGATTGCGAGACCTCAGATTTCATTTTTTCTATTTGAATTTGTGCGTTACGTCTTATTTCATCTGCTTCCTGCTTTGCTTTAGATGCTATTGTAGGCTGAGATGGTTCAACGGGCTTAGTTTTTGCGGAACCAAGTTGATTATTTTCGCTTTTAACAGGTGAATCAGTGTTTTGAGATTTTTTACTCTTGTCACTCTCAATATTTGCAGGTTGCTCCTGCGCGAAAGCATCTTCTTTTTTAGTGTCGCTAATATTTAACGAGGCTTCATCAGGCTTGATTTCAGGAATATCAAATACCATGTCCTGCTCTAAAAGAGTCTTAGCTTTTTCATCAGCTTTATCTAAATCGCCGTATAGTTCTTTATCTCTTAAAACTTTTCGATTGAGACTATCAGCTTCTAATGACGCTAACGTATAGTAAATATTTTCATCAGTAGAGCTAGGCACAGAAAATTCAGCTTCCTTGTTGTTTAATAGAGTAACATTATCAGAACTTTTTATATTTTGTTCTGACTCAACTGCATTGTCTGTATTATCCATATATTATTTATAGACAAATTTATTGTTGAAGACTGTAACTATGCTGCGTTTTAGACGATTCATCCTGCTTATAAAGGCTTATTAAAATATCGCATTCTGACGGGGTAAGTTGATAATACTCATCTAGGCTCAAATTCATTAATTTTTTAAGACTGAAAAGTTTTTCGTAAACACCTTTGCAATAGGGTAGATAGATAGATCTTAAAAAAAAGAATAAAGTATTATCAAAAACTCTTACAGGTATATTCGTAAGCTTGAGAGCAGGGTTTTCATTTTTTATTATCAAGTCATTGCTAAGACTATCAAAATATAACATTTGCTGCGCTAAATAATTTCTCAAATTTTCTCTTCTTCCTAAAAGCTTGTAAATTTCATCTCTATTAGTAATATTATTTTTAAGATGTTTTAGTTCTTTAACAGAATCTACAACAGGTTCAACTGTATATAAACTCTCGCTAGGATAGAGTATTATATTAATATTTTCTAGTTTGACATCGATAGCACTAACAGGTGAAATTTCTGATAATCTTGTAAGCGTTTCATAGAGAGACAGCTCTATATTACAAGGAACGTTAGCTGTATTAGCAGTTTGTAAGTAGAGTATTGGAGAAATATTTGTAGCTCTTAAAAAACTTAAAATAAACCACTTATCAAAACGGTTAACATTTAAATTAGGGTTTATCTCTAGAAAATTTTTATTAATAATTTCATTAAAGCACATATTAGTGCCTTCATGATCTTCATTTAAAATATATTTAGATAAAATAGATAGTTGAGAGTTTTTTAATTCTTTTAATTTAAAAAAACCGCTTAACGATGGTACCCAACAATTTAGGTAAAATTCCATATATTATTAAACAAAAAATTTAGAAAAAGCCACCTACATTGACGGGGGAATTAGATGAATTCTGTAGCGGCGAAACAACAGGCGAATAGCTGCCATTCGCTGCATTAGAAACTGTCTTAATGATATCCGCAATAGGGAAATACATACTATTTTGAATAGTATAGTTTGTATAAGTAAAATTAACGCTATAGGCAGTTGCTTGTTGAGGTTCTTCTTTATAGTCTAATGTAAAATTATTGATTAAAGTGGGGACGACATTATAAAAAGTAAAAACTTTTCGCGGAATTTGACTTACGTTTTGATAGCTTCTTGTATAGCAAAGAAGTGTTATGTTTGACTTAACGTTATAAAAATCTTTGCTGCCTGGCATATCATTTGGTCTAGCGACTAACCCATAATGACTAGCTAACATTACCCAGGGCCTGAAGATAAAATCAACTATACTTGTATTGGTTTCTAAGAAATCTAATCTCAAAGGTGACCCGCTATATCCCACTCTTTTTTCAGCAACTATTCCAGGTATAAATCCTCTGTTATTATCTAAAGCAGTGTCTCTAACTGTTAGCTGCTCGCCAGGTACGAAAGCCCCTTGTGCAAATACACAACCTATTACTTTTTGAAATGGATAGCTAGTTAAAATTGCTTTAGCTCGATCTATATCATAGCTTTTTTTACCGCCATCAGAACGTTCCATATTTTGAAGTATTTCAGTTCTTAAGCAATATGGAAAACTGTCTATAACTGCAATCCATTGTGTTTGTAACGGTATAGCCGTAAGCCAGCTTTGAAGTTGAAGAAGGAAATAATCTCTTGTACTGATTAATGGGACGCCAGGTATATTAAACCCGAGAATGTCTGTAATTTGTGGCTGACTTAAGGGGTTTATTCCTCTACCAATACCAACTGTATTAGATGCTAAGCCCTGAAAAGCGTCGGTAATTGGATTAGATAATGCCATTCAAATATTTATGGCAAATTTAATTTTCTATTAAGAAACTTGCTTACGAGTAAAGTAATGATAAGCAAGAGTTACTGGGAAATTGACAATCTGCCCTGTACCATCGCCTATTGGATATTCGATTGCACCGACATTGCGAATACTAACACCAACAAGTTGATATTGCGCAACCCTGTTCATTTGTGTATCGAGCTGTACTAAGTCAATTGTACTCGATTGTGTTGGGGTGAAGTAATTACCAGTGCTGTTAGCATCATTAAAGGTATCACGTGTCCAATCTTCAAATTTCTGGCGAAGATTATTCTTAGCATCATTATAGAAATTAAGTATATAACCTTCACTACCGGGATATGTAGCAACACCTGGTAGATTAAAATTTAATCCCATATATTTTGCATTTACTGCTGTAATAGAGCGCGCGGGTAGCGACGCAGCCTTTGCATATACTAGATCATTTTCATCAAATGTTACTGTTGTACCGCCAGGGGTAATACTCAATACACGAAATTGAATATCACGCTGGAAGTCTCTAGCGGAAGCTACTCTGTAAAAATCTGCAATAAGTTGTTTTACGTCTGCCATAAAATTATTTATTCTCCTTTATTGTTACGCTAGTAACTCCTGGAAGTTTTGACCGGTACGAGTTGCATAGAAGCTTACTAAGATAAACTCTGCAGCGCGTACTGGCTTAAGATAAATATCGACCTTCAATTCATTTTGATCTATTACATCGGGTGTATTATTACGCTCATCGCAAATGATTAGATAATCATATAATCCCTCTGTATTCTTAGCATTATCAAATATAGGTGTAAGTGTATTTACAACTTGTGTTCTTGTAAATAGTGTATTTGGTTCGAATACGAAATATTTAACGGTATCTCTAGTTGCAACTTCTAGATCTAAGAACAATCTACGTACGTTAATACGATCAAATGCACTTGGCTTCTTAAGCAAGGTCTTCTGACCAAAGATTACAAACCCTTCAACGGGGAAGAACGGCACAGGGTTCAGGCCTATCTTGTACAGTTGATCACGTTGTTTTTGCTTAGGATACATACCTAAATCATTTACTCCTAATAGAACGCCTCTTGTAAATCCAGCAGGCGCAAACCAGGGCTGGAAGTTAGCATCAGTATTACCCATAGCGGCTGCTGCAAACCCAGAGAAAGGTACCCAGACTTGACGATTAGATGATGGGTCTAATACTTGAGCAACAGTAGCGTAGCTGCAAGCGTAGCTAGAATCAATTAAGCTAAATTGATGTCTTAATGGCCAGTAGATATGCTGACTAAAGCTCGTGGGAGTGTAGTCTGAAGCTTTAGGATCGACTCCAACACCAGCATTAGGGCTATAAATCTTCTTGTTGCTTAAAACCTTGTGGTTTTCGCCTTGAACAAATATATGTCTCAAGGCGTCCAGGATTACAAGGAAATCTTTTCTTTGATTCTGTGCAGCATTTACCATTATACTTGCAACTGCATTATAATTAGATCTGATTCTCGATCCTTCTTCACCCAAGAGCTCATTATTAGTAATGAACAATCCGCTAAGACTATTTACCGGTGTATTTTCATGGTAAGGTCCGCAAGCCGAAACAGGCAAATTGTTGTTAAATGCTTGCTCTGCTACGCTTACAAATATAGTACCTAGACCGGCTTCGGGTACTAGATTAATATTGTATAGGTCAGGATTTTCAACAAGCTCGAAAGCTCTTTCAAGCTTCTGTGGTAGATTACCGATATTTTTATTAGAAACTACTGTATCAGTATAAACGCCTAATGGGAACAACTTATTACCTTCCATTGTGGTGGTTAATAGGTCGGATAAGTTTGTACCATTGATAGCAGAAGCAGCACCAATACGGGTTATATAACTTTTAGCGGTTTCGGTATAACCAGGTAATGCTAACGGAATAGCCCCTTGTTTGTTAGTGACCCTTACTGTCTTTGTGGGGTTGCCATCACTACCAAGCCAGGTATTTCTACCTTGATTAGAAATCCATGGATTTACCAAGACCTTGATATTGGGTGATCTTTCTGTTACATTACCAATATAAAAGGCTGCTGCAGGGCCGCCATTTGGATCAGCAATTTGCCTATAGTAATCTAAAGAGCCAATATATTTTTCAGCTAAAACATAATCCAGCGAAATAACATCAGGAGAAAATACACTCTGTCTCAATTTAAATACACCAATTGTAAGTGTATCACTGAACGAGGCTGGAGAAATATCAAATGTAGCAGCATTTTCCATGATTTCACTAATACTACTACCATCGCCAAACTTAGTTGCCGTCAATGGAAAATTAAGTCTTGTTGTAGGTACGCTTATAAAGCTGTTTATTGAAGGTAAATTAGCTCCAATCGACTTAATACCGTTAATACCGTCAAAAGGTGTGGCAGGATTTACATTTGCATTATCAGTAATAGCAACATAATAGCCTTCGAATTTATTATTATTCGAAACTTGAGATTTGTTTAGAATAACTAAACCTGCATTACCAATTGTCTCATAAGAGATACTACTAGGAGAATCAAAATAACCTCCAGCAAAATTTTCCCAAGAGATATTATTGTTAATTAAATTTTGATATTGTTCTAAAGTAAGTTCAAGATGTGTTGGCGATTTTAGATAATATGCATTAGAACCGCTAAGACTTCTTAATTCTACGGAAGATAAGCCTACTTTGTCGGTTGTCAGAGAGATAACAGGATAAACTAATGCACTATATCTCCATGCATTAAACCCTTCGCCCTTAGCTTCACCATAGGGTAGTCTTGTAACTTTTAATTGAACCGGGGCTTGTAGGGAAGCTTTTACTGTATGATAAAAATATCTCTCAGCAGCATTTGTCGGTGTACCGTAGATTTGTTCAAACTCACTAATACTTGCTGGCTGTAAAACTTCGTCGATAGGGCCTTGATTGGAGAAACCAGCGACAAAAACGCTAGTACCTTGTGTGATTACTGGTCTTAAGGAAAGATCAACCTCACGAATTTCAACTCCTGGGCTTTGAATTGTTCTTGCCATATATTTTAGTTATTATCTCCTGCAAGGGAATTGTTACTCATACGTTAATATTTATATTACTTATGTTTAACTTTTTCAAAAAAAATAAAAAAAGTCTACAAATTAATTTACAGGTAATAGAGAAACCTTTAATTGATGGTAAGCAAAATTAAAACTACATACCATTTCGTCAGCATCCCTATCATTATATTCTATGCCTTGTAAGGCAGTTGGAAATGATCTAATATAATCAAATTGAATTGTTTTGTTATTATATTCGTCTAAACCATATATAGATATATTTGTCATATATTCACCAGTTCTAGATTCAACTTCTTTGTCCTGAGGGCTAAAGATACCTATTTTAGGATCATTAAACACTTCAAGCCACTTGTATATTACCCAATAGTTATTAAACCAGTTATCTACGGTAAAATCTACCTTTAATGTTGGGAATGATGGACGCGCATAAGATGTAACCTTTAATGTTTGCCCTGCATATGGTATACCTACAGGAGGAATTTCTATAGGCGGGGCAACAGCACCAAAGATACTAAATTGTAATGCATCGAAATTTATAGAAGAATTTCTTCTTGCTATATCTTTAACCTCATCCCTCAAAATTCTTGGAATAGTTAAAACACATATAAATTTATCTTTTCTCTGTTTGTTTAGAGGGCTTTGAAAAATAGGAAGCTGATTTGGAGAAGTAGCCATATGTTATTTATCAAAATAAGATTCACCTGGCAAGTACCAGCCTTGTCTTCTTAAATCGTCCATCTCCAGGTCAGCAGAAGCTGCGTCTTCTTGAAATATAGTCGGTAATGCCGTGTTTATACCAGAATCTTTCTCGTTACTATATAAACTTAAGGGGCTAATTACACCTCTAATTCCATAATCAAGAGATTTTAAAACTTGAGGCCTATCACAATCATCAAGCTTTACAACATCAAAATATCTACTACATAATTCATTTTCTAAAATTATTAATGCCCAAACCAAGGCCATAACACGGTCATCATAGCTATCTGCACCTGGCCTAGCACCCCAGGTATTATTAGGGTATCTTATAAAAGTTTTAAATTCTTTTAATGTATTAATGTCTCTGAATTTTATAGCTTTTAACTCATTTACCCAATATCTCATATTAGTAATACCTCTGTATTTTGTATTTGTGTGTGAAAGAATACCCACCCTTTTGAATTCTGTTTTGTCACCCGCCTTAGCCCCCCATGAAACAATATTTTCATACCCGTGTGTGAATTTTAACTGCTCTACTACCTGAGCACCGCAACTATTTCTCTCTATACAAACCGGGGGTCTTCCCCACTGATTTAAAATATCTAAAAGTTTTGAGGTAAATTGAAATGGTGGTGTGTTGCGAGTATGAAAAACTGCAACCTGTTCTACATGCGATAAATCTGTAATATCTAAAATTTGCGCTACACTAGCGCATTCATTTACACCTTCGCTAACATCAACACCAACGGTATAGAGTCTTCCCTCCCTAGGCTCCTCCCACAGTAAATATTTTCCTTCTTCAAAAATAAATTCAGGCTCCCTACAATCCCTTAAACAGGAATTGTATAGTTGCTCGTTGAGACTACTTTCACCACCATGCAAAAATTCATTTCCAAATTCTTGTGAAAATGTCTCGAGACTGCCTAATGTTTTAATTGTATCATGTTTCCACTTTTCATCACGACCTGGTATTTCCCACCAATCAATTCTTTCTGCTTTCCAGTTATTATCACCTTCTTCAGCTCCCTTGAACAATCTGTAAAAAAGATTATCCGTACCATTAGGAGTACTAGCTATAAAAATTTTACTTTTCTTAGAACTACTAATAATAGGGTAAACAGATTCCCAGAATTTATCAACTATATGATTGTCGATAAAGGCTAGCTCATCTAAAATTAAACAATTGCAGCTGTCGCCTCTACCTGCATCACTGCTGGTTGTACTGATACCTATGCTGCTACCATTGGTGAGTGTCATGCTAGTTTGACCATACTCTACTACTCCAGGTTTTATAAAGTTAGGCAACATCTCATATGCCATTCTTATTCTTTTAAATATATTTTTTGCTGTCTGCTCTTTATTAGCTACAATTAATATTCTTTGATCATCGTTAAAGCATGCATTCCAAAGGCAATATATAGTCATTTGTGTTGTTTTGCCGCTCTGTCTAGAAGATAGCAATATTATAAAACGGCTATCTCTTAAACTTCTTAAAACTCTTTTTTGACAAGAGTATAGCTTAATTTTTTCTTTACCTCTATCTAAATTAATGATAAAGAAGTAGTTTTCAGCAAAATGCAATAAGTTTTTTTTGCATTTTTTAAGCTCGTTTATCATATCCGGGGTGTACTCAAACTTCGTGCTGGTAGTAGGAAGCCTTTCGTTGCCTAGATAATATTTTTCTTTATCTCCCATATTTTATTTATTAATAATATAAATACATATATATGACAAGAGTAAAAAGTATAAAGGATATAGGGTTAGTTTACGAGGCTATGAAAAAAAGCCCTGAAATAAAGCAAAATGTCGTTGAAGAGAAGACTGTTAAAACTTTGAATACTTTTGCCTCTGCTAAGGATAAAAAAATAGATACTAAGAAAATTACCTCTAAGGGAAGTGATAAAAATGCTTTTTCTTTAAAAAATACTGGCCCAGAGGCTGCAGAAGGGTTTAGTAAAGATATAGTGGATCCAAAAACTGCTAAAAAAAATAATCATTTTGAGCCACAAAAATTTTCTACGGCTCTTGAAAAAAAGGATCCAGCGAATATAAATAATAATATGAGCAAATCAATTTTTGATAGACTTTACGAAGATGTAATGAAGGATGATGCCTTTGATTTAGGCATTCAAGCCGGCCCCGAGGGTGCTGAGGCTGATAAAGCTGAAGACCTTGGCGGTGAACACGAAGATGTTACAGTAACTCTTCCTCGCGATGTTGCTCAGAAGCTACATGATATGCTCGGCGATGTACTAGGTGGCTCTGAAGAACACGGCGAAGATAAAGAAGATGTAGAAGGATCTGAAGCTGGCGCTGAAGAAGCTGGCGCTGAAGAAGCTGGCTCCGACGAAGATGAACAGAGTAAGGCCGACAAGAAAGAGAAAGATGAAGATGAAGATGAAGAAGCTGTTGCTGGTGAAGCCACGGAATTAGAAGAACTTCCCGATAGTAAAGGTCAATCCCTACAAGGCAAGAACAATAAAGTTCCAGGTAAGCTTGGCCATGCTAAGAGCTCCAAGGCTTCCGGTGACACCAAAGGTGTAACAATGGATGGTAAGCCTTCTGCTCTACCTGATAGTAAGGGTCATTCCTTACAAGGCAAGAACAATAAAGTAAACGCACCAGGTTACAAGGCTGGCGATTTCTTTAAATAAAGAACCTTACATAAAAGTAGAAAAGCCGTCTTATGACGGCTTTTTTATTATAAATAATATGTGAGTATTTTCGAAAAAATATTTAATAATATATTAATTCAGGAAATAACAACTTGGAATCAAGGAACGCTAACAGAGCTCAAGCCAACACAACGTCACCGTAAAGTTATAAAAGATCCTGGATTCAGAAAGCACGCGCAAACGGTTCCTGATATGCACAAAGTAGATCCAAAGTCTATACAAGCTATGAATGATTTAAGAACTTCAAATACAAATAGAAAGGCTTTATCTCAAGATGAAATCCAAAAAATTTGCACTAAATACGGTATTTCTAGGGTCAACCCAAACACACCAAAATCTCTAGGTAATACAGGCATTTTATTAAAGTTTGACCACAACCTGGGAGGTTATATTCTTCAAAAATGAGTGTCGATAGATATACCGGAACAAACTGCATTAGAACCTATCCATTAAAATATACAACAAGTACGTTAAGGTTTACAGAGAAAGATAATAATGAATGTGAGAGACAGTTATATAGCAACTACTGGCGTGAACAATTAGATTTGTATGGTCAAAAAGTAAAATATTATAGAAATAGCTATAATTTATTATCTGCTGATAACGTATATGGGGAGCAGCCTACTTCTAGATTTGAAGATCCAAAAGATGTTGTTATGGCAATACAGTTATCTGAGAATGCCCTTATACTTAGTAAATTTGGCTATATGAGTGATGAAACATGTACCGCGTACATGCACATAAGTTCTTTTTACGCTACTTTTCCACCTGATGCTGAACCTAAAGCCGGTGATGTATTTAAGCTAGCAGAATACGGAAACTCACGACCAGGAGACCGTGATGGAAAGATGTATGAAATTACAGAGCGTTTAGATCAAGAGAATTCACAAATAAATCCTTTAATGGGCCATTATGTATGGTTATTAAAGGCAAAGAGATTTGACTATTCTTTTGAACCTAATCTGCCTCAAGAAAAGGGTAGCAACCAAGTCTACGATAATGAAAGATATGGAACTATTACAACAAACCTACCTAACGATGTTACATATAGCCCAAGGCCTTCTAGTTATCCAGAAAGTTCAGATAAATTTAGCAGTAAAAATATCTTTGACATGTCTGTGAACAATACAGAAATTTACGGCGGCTACTATTAAACCATAGTCAGCACAGACAAATCTTTTTCAGTAGGCTCAAACTCTTCTTCAGACTGATCTTCTGTTTCCTGTACTTCAACATTAACAGGTACAAGGTCTTTGTTGGATTGTATAGAAACCATAGTAGGTATATTAAATTCTTCTCTATCTACATCAATCACCATAGTCTCTAATCTGTGGTCTATATACTTCTGAAAAGCTAAAGGCTTAACCCAGAAGTCATCACCTATTAAGTCCGCTTTAAGTTCTTCAGCTTTTTTTTCAACAAGATCAATTGCTTCTATAAGACAAAGCCATCTAGCATATTCGATTTTTTTCATGGAAATGGTCTTATCTTTACAGTTAATTTGGATTGTATTGCTCATTTCATCATAATAGATGAAAAAATAAACATACGCAACAACTATCTTAATTTACTTAAAATAAACGCTACCAGCGTGGCAAAAAACGTAATTGGATCAATTTTTACTCCAAGAGCGGATAAAATATTAAAACTATTTCTCAATGTATCAAAAACTAATTTTATAGATATAGAAACATCTTGATTGTTGTTTTTTATCTGCGTCTTGATTGAATTTTCTAAAACGTTAAAAAAGTCTTGAATAAACTGTTCTGATGACGGTGAATCAGCGAGTGAGCTAGTGTATGCATTTTTATAGATTTTGTGTGCTAATAATCCTTTTGAAAAAAAGAATTCTTCTGCTTCTTTCTTAACTTGTGCTATAGAAGGTGGTGCCACATACCCTGATACAGGTAATACTTGGCTTGCAGGTACATTAATTACTTCCATTTTTTTCCTTTAAATTATTTGCTATCACATCTTCAGCAGACTCAATTATAGGGGTAGTGACCAAAACAGTTTTTAATAATACATTAACATTAGCATCCTTGTTGCAACCTGGGCATACGTATTCATTTCTCTCGTTTAGCTTTATAGGAACAAAGCATTTAACCTGTCTATCACAGGGACATATAACCTCTGACCCCTGCTTACTTAGTTCGGCTTCTCTAGCTAAAATAAAATTTTGCTGCTCTAAAAGCAGTTTACGCTCTTGTATTTCTCTATAAAAATAAAACCCTACGAATTGAACTGCGCTGAAAAAAAGAACGCCACTAATAAAGCTAACGCCTAGAAATGTCAACGGCCAAGCAAGAATAGCGCTAATTAAAAAGGTAAGACCAAAGCTTTGTAATATCTTTTTAGCCATTAATATATATTAAAACCAAAATATTACTTTTCAAGTAATTTATTGAGATCTTCAGTACAATCAAATATTTGCTGCTGTATTCTCTCTATTTTTTTATTTAAATCTCTAACTGTTTTAATTTTTGACGCTTTGTCTTTAATTAAAGGGCTCACAACGCCTTGCGCCAAGGTACGTCTTAAGTCAGCACACTTAACAAATATATCGCCTAAAAAGTCTACTACACTATCCAAAGGATAAGGTAGCTTTTTAGGAGCTTTATTATTATTACGAAATCTATTTACTATATCAGATAATGTAATTATTTCTGGTTGTAATTCTCTTGTAGCGATACCTCTAACCCATTTATTATAAAGCATTTGCGAATCTTCATTGAGTGTACTGACTTTTTTAATCATATATATATTTAATCTTCTCCATAAATAATAAATAATATTATGAACTTGTTTGAAAAGCCCAATTTGTTTGAAAGACGATTTTTAAGTATATTAGAAGCAGACGAAGAAAAACAACAAATTAAAACTGATTCTGGCGCAATGCAAGCAGAACTAGATCCTGGTACAGATCCCGCGACTTTGGACGCACAGACACCTCCTCAAGGTGTCGACCAAGTTAGAGGCGCACATAACGCGGCACAAAAGAAAACATTAGCAGGCTGGATACAGGAGGTTGAAAAGTTTATAGCCTTTATCAACGGAGTCGATGGTAATAGTGTACAGTCTCAATTAGCCGCAGCAGGGTGCGATACATTGTTTGAAAAAATATCTAACAGTGAGAAGAAGAGATTAGCTAGAGTAGCTATGGAGTTGAGCTCTCTAAATGAATCGTTAAAGGGTTATCTTATTTCTGGTGAAGAAGGTTAATCTAGGTTAGACAATAATAAACTACCCTTAATACCGGAGAAGGTATTTTCAAGTATAAATTTTGTAGAAACTTTATCTATCTTTAGATTTATAGCCATTTCATTTAAGTCTTTGAAATGTTTTGTTTTCTCCGGCCATATAAAAACCTTATAACCTTTCTTAAGTAAGATGTTAGTCTTCTTTTTACTAGCCTTATCATTCCGCTGATTATCCAATATCCAAATTTTTTCATGCAACGGAAAAGCAGCTATTTGTGATTTTTGTTTATCTGTAAATACTAAATCACTACTTTCATTAATACCTGCAACAGCTATTCCATTTTCAATGAAAAAGGCATCGATTGGACCTTCCGTTATAAACAGATAAGGAATTTTTTCGCTTATGCTATTAATTCCAAAAAGACTTTTTTCGCTATTTAATTTAGATAGATATTTTGGAAATTTTTTATATTTATTTTCCCTTATAGTACGCGACTGATAGTGAACGATTTTTTCATCTATGTCGTAAAACGGTACAACCAATCTATCTCTATGAATTTTATCTTTTAAGCTAATCCAAAGCGTCTTAGGTCTGTTGACTGCTGTATCTAAACGTCTTTTTCTAACTAATGATAAAGCATCTTTAATTATACTATCATTGCTATAGAAACTTACTTGAGAAGGGTCCAATAAATTAATAGGATCTAGAGGTAATTCCTCTTGATTAACAATCTTTTCAGGTTCGTTATTTGTTTCACTTAAATTTATTTCTGTCTGAAATCCACTATTTTCTTTTAAGACCTCTCCATATGTAAGACCAGAAACAGATTGTATCCATTTAGCCGGGCGCATACTTAAACCGCAATTATGACAAAATATTAAATTTTTTCTAGTTACGTAGTATAAGCGCCTCTTCTTTCCCCACGAGGTGCCCTCTCTACACGTGGGACAACCACCATTATACGATTTAGAAAGTCTATTGTACCTAGGATTCCCAGCGTACTGATAAAACTTAGATATAATGTAATCTTCAGTTAATAATACCACTATTTAAGTTTAAAGTAAAACTATGAACAATCAATTACTTTTTTATATCTTCCACGCTAATTATACCTTTACGAATAAAGGTACCGCTAGCCGGGTCAATCCAATGCGCTTCTTTGTAAAGCTTGCCTTCGTAAACCCGCTCTACAATTTTAGGTTCGACTGGTTGACCGCTAATAGGGCTAGTAATTTTTATTGGTCTGACAAAGTCCATACTATATTTATATGCTATTTCTGCTTATCAACAGACTTATTATACTGCTGACAGCATAATCTGTATATAGGCTTTGGTAATTTTTCAATAAAAACAATAATCTTATTCTTAAGACCTGTATTAAAAGACTCCGAGGTAACGTTTCTTTTATTCATTTTTGGTAAGCTCAAAAAAGAGAATTCCCCGTTATCTAGAGTTTTTATATAGACAAAAAACTCTCCAATAAATTGACCTTTTTCAACAGCATAAATTCCGCGGTTAGTAGGTAAATTTTTATTAAAGTAAAGATGCAAATTTTTTAATATCTCTTTCAAGGGACTCTAGTACATCAGGTAGCTGAAGATTGACTGATTTAATTTTGTCTGTACTTAAAATACAATTACTTCTTTTTGCGACAGTATTAAGATTTTCCAAATTAATAAAATTCCATTTTTCGTTAATAACATTATGTTTTTTAAATATATCAATAATATCTTTAGCCTCCATACACCCTTCGTTAACAACGTTTATAGGCCCGGGAACAATTGTATTCCTAAGTATTATAAATTTTAATAGAAAATTATAAAGATCTTCCGTGCTAGTTAAACTATTCGGAGAGCTTATCAAGCTATTATATTTGTAGAGTTTATATAAATAATTTTTCTTATCCAATGAACCTTCAAACGGCATGCGAATTCTAATGCTGTAAACAAGACAATTCTTAAAAATAGTCTCTGAAGCATGCTTTGTCTTACTATAAAAACTACTTTCATTATTAAACAATCCAAAATTAGGCTCATCTAATTCCGAAAAATGTTTCTCGTATCCGGTATAGATGCACCCACTATTAATTTGAAATACTGGTAATTCGAACATATTAGAACTTAAAACAATATTCCTAGGAACAATAACGTTTCTAAACCAACAATCTGATTTATTACTTTCGCACCCGTCAACATTAGGCAAGCCTGTGTAACCAGAGCAATTAATTACAACTTCATAATTAGAGTATCTATCTTTTAAAAATTGCTGTAATAAAACAGGATCAGAATAATTTAACTCTGCATGGCTATACGCTTCTACCGAAACATTTTTTGTGAGTAAAAACTTTTCTAATCCCCTACCGATAAATCCTTTGCCAAAGATTAAAACCGTTTTCACTTGTCGTTATTTTGAATTGAATGGATAATAAATTTATTAATTGCAGCACTTAGAGCATCAGCATCCATTTGATTAGTTGCATGTATCAGGTTAACAGGCTCACCAGAAACATCATAACCAATTACTATAAATGCACTCAAATATTCTGTAATGAGAGAAACAAGATTTTGAACATTTTTAGCTTTTTCCGAACCAATAGTCGATTTACGTAGCAAAAAGTCCTGAAGACTAGATTTTAGCAGATCTTCTATTTGCTTTTTTTCAACATTAGCTATTTTAGGTTTTTTGTCCATATTATCGTCTTTATTTTTATCAGGTTTTTTCACTAGAATATTTAGGTCTTTGCACATAATACGGGCTGTTGTGAGGATTATTGTTAATACCGCGATCTAACAAATAGGTGATAATTACTTCTATACTATCGGTTTTAATGCTATAGTTTTTATTAAATCTAATACCGCCATCATTTAGTTCAAACATTAAATCACCGTTAAAATCTTTATTTGAAAAACAGGTGATAAAAACAGAAGCCAACCCAGGGTCAACTAGAACTGTCCATCTCCTAGGATCGTGCTTTCCATATCTATCAAATATTCTTAAAACAATAAAACCGTTGTCACGTAGCCTCTTCATAAAATAGCTAGGCGTTCTAATTTTATTATTAGGCGTTTTCATTTTACCAGTGAAGAGGCAATATATCTTGTTTTTATTGTCTCGTCATTTAATTGAAAAACAATAACACCAAGCTTGGGATTAATCTTACATTCTAACTGCTTGACCCTCACACTACTAATTATTCTGATTAATTCAAAGTTCAAGCATATATCTGTTAATTCTACGCCAGTGTATTCAGCTAATGGTATAGAAAAACTATCTATATTGTGTCTTGCTCTATCAGTCAGATCACCGTAAATCTTATTATCTTTAGAATACAGATAAAGCTTGTTACTTTCAGTTGCAAAGGTACTACCTCTCAATAATTCTATTAAAGTTTTATATTGAACAACAAAAGAGATAGGAAATTCTAAACAATCTATTTTATCAATATTAAGCTTAGGTTGTGTTATAATTCCGTTTTCTAGTAAATGATATTTAAAATTAACTTCTGGCCCGGAATAGTTAATATTGTTTTTATCAACATTAAAAGTAAATGTATCCCCGCTGATACATTCAAAAGCTTTTATAACTTTCTTTACATCAGCAATGTTCAAACATAATGTATTATCAATATCAAGATTAAGCTTATATTGCGCATTAAGAATGATAGACGAGTCAGCTGTACAAACGGTACAGTTAAGACCTGAATCCTTTATGCATACAACACAACTATCATTTATTTTCGATAATGGTGACAAAAACCCACTTAAAAACAATTTTTTATTGGGTATGAATACATTCACAATATGATTATATTAGCTAACAATAGATTGCAATATTAATTTTTTTTAATTAAACTAATAACTGAATCTAATTTGTCTAAAATTCTATCTAACTTGTCAATAACATCATCTGGTGTAATTTTTTTATTAAAATCAAATACTAGTTGATTTGGATCCTCTTGAATAGTCTCTACTTGTTGTGTAGTGTTGACTGCGGCAACTTGAATAGGAACAGGGGTTAACGGAGGTGGTTGTTGGATATTTAAACCGGCTGCAACTGTTGTTGACTGCGGACCTGGCTGTGTAAAAACATTTTTTAAATCTGTTTTTAACGCAGATATATTACGAGAAGAACCAACAACAGCTCTATCGATATCTCTTAATTCAGATAATGTTGCACCGAGCAAATTAAGAACCACTTCCCTGGCATGCGGATCAGCATTAGGGTCAAGATTAATAATATCAGACATTATTTTGTATCTTCAATATCCGCCAAAAGCTGCTTGACTGTATCATCTTCCAGCAAATCTTCTGCTGAAGCTGTCGGGGCATTCTTATTACTCTTGGTAGGTGCAGCAGCAGTTGACTCAGACTGTTCGGATGAACTACAGAAATAATGCTCATCGAGCATAATCTTGAGGTCATCACAGCTCTTAACAGGGAAAACAGTGTCCAGGTCAATAATTCCTTTGTAGATACTATCAAATTTAGACTTATCGAGTCCTTCAATAGCTTTAGCAGGTGTAAACTTGCTGCTAACATATGTGGGATAATCCCCCTGCTGCTCAACCTTGATCTTAAGATTACATCCTTTTTCAGAAAGGTCAAATATCTTAAGACCAAAATCTTCTGCACCTTCTCCTTCAATCGCATCCATAATAATCTTATGAAGCTGCTTACCGTAACGAACAATCATATTTTTGCCATTATTATCGGGATTAACTGGATCGTTGATAATATAAGCATTTACCAACCATTTTTCGGAGCGAATAATAGCTCTTGCTTTGTTTTTTTCCTCTTCGGTGCCAGTTTTTAATACTTTGTAGCGATATTCTGCAATAGGATCACGGCCACCAAAACTAGAGGGACTAATAGCAGAAACATATTGGCCAGTGCAGAAGCTGGTCCATCCAAAAGTATAATAATGGAAGAATGTTTTTTCAGGATTAGTAGCGTTCGGTAACAATCGGACTGTATATGTATTGCCTACCTCACACTTTAAAATATCCTTATTACGGGAAGGTTGGGTGTTATTTTTTACTAAAGCACTTTTAATGCTTTCAAACATTGATTTGGTAATTACGCTCATGTATATATAATAATGTATTCGAAAAAAGAATCAACTATTTTTTTTATTTTTCCGATATTTTCTTTAATCCTACTGTAGATAATTTTTTAGCATACTTACTTGTCAGAAACTTAGTCCTAAAAACATCTAAGTTATTGTAAAGATCTCCAAGAATAAAATGAAGTATATCAGAGTCAACAGTTCTTAACCATTTATCAAAATTTTCAAAAGCAAACATGTTGTATATACTGACTCGATTTTCTTTTAAATGTGAAATAAAAGCAGGGTGAATACCTTCCCTATATTCTGGATACTGAAAAATTTTTATATTTTTTTCTTTGCAGTATCGAAAAATATATTTTAAACCTTTAGTAATACTTTGTAAATGATAATTATCATCAGGTTCCAATAAAAGCTTCTTTTTTTGAGCTAAAGTATATATCTTTATTGCTTTGGGTGATGAGTAAAATGGTAGATCAAACCCACTTTCGCCTGGATATATTGTATATGGAGCAGAGAAAAAATCATTTATATCAACACTTTTGTTGCGAGAGAAAAAGTTTTTTAGTCTTAATACATGTTGATAGTGGGGCGTCTCCTCAAAACCATGCCATTGCTTTCTAAGTCTGTAGGGTAGACCAGCCTGTGACCTGGAAACCTTTAAAAAGAGATTATAAATTATTTTTTCTGAAATCATTTTGCTCTATGAGTGTTTAGATACTTCATTATATATTTGCTTTTACATAATGAAGGATCAAACTCAAGGAACATTTTAACTGCAAGAACATCGCTTTCAACATCTAATAGTGACTTAAATAAACTTTTTAAATTTTTGTTCTGTAAAAATAATAATAAAATATTTGCAAGGTTATATTTCTTATTAAACGCAATACAGACAAAACTACAATAAGATCTAAATAAGTGATCTGTTTCTTCTTGATGTATATTGTTGAAATTCATACAATCTAAAACTATATGAATTTATTTGTGGTGGGGTGAAAATCACGTAGAACTTAAATTAGCGAGCGATTTAGTAAATTCTCTAGCCTCTTCGCTTTCGTTAATAGTATCGTCTTCTGTAATCTGTAATGTATTATAATCGATTTTTAATGCAATACTGCCAAAATTAGGCCCAAATCGGTTCTTTGTCATACCTATATTAATAATACCAAGTTCTTTATCTTCATCTTTTTGCCAAATAGATATAATTGCATCTGAAGTGGTTGCAAGACCTATACTCTCAGATATTGTTTCTAAACCGGGGTTATCAACATTATAACCAGACCTGTTCAGCTGTGTAGCTGAAATAATTGGACAGTTTAGCTCGTAACTCAAAGCCCGTACTTGTTGTGCCGCATATAAAACTCTTTCATAGCTGTTATTACCGAGTGGGCTGTGTAAAAGATTTAAATAATCCAACACAATAGCATCCGGTTTAATATTTTTTTGAATAAGCTTCTTAACAAAAGCCTTTAATTGATGTGGTGTTAGTGTGGAGGGCGGGAACTCTTTAATAATAATCTTAGAGCTTTTGCCAGAAGCTATCTGTGTAATTAATTGCTTTAAATTGTCCGATTCCGATTTTAAATGGCTAAGAGGTATACTGGTTATAGAAGATGATAGTCTTCTCGCGTACATCATTTCGCTCATTTCAAGAGAAACTAGTAATACTGTCTTTCCATCCAGGGCAATATTTGTAGCAATATTTCCTAGAACAATACTTTTCCCTACATTCGTTTCACCTGCAAATACATAAAGAGCTCTACCGTTTTCTAGAAAACCTCCGCCAAGTTTACCGTCTAACCATTTCCAGCCAGATTTGATATGTGGTTCTTCGCTATGAAGATCTTTAATAAATAAATCTATATCATTAAATAATTCTATACCCATATGCTGAGATAGGTTAATCCCAACAGCTTTTTCTATCTTAGTAAGAAGGTCAGCTGTATTTAATTGTTTAGAATCTAATTTATCGGCCGCGTCTAACAATGCATGGTATACTGCTTTTTCTTTTAAAAACAATTCTGTGTTATCTACCAATTCATTTTTTTCAAATTTTTTATCTAAATCTACAAACAAATTAACAACGTTCTTGAAGCTTGTCTTGAGCTCATCGTTAATAAGATAGGCCTTAAGTTCGGTATGAGTGGGCGTTGTTCCTCTCTCTTGAAAAAATTTAATAATAATTGAAATGATATTTTTAATATCTTTATTTTTAAAATACCTAACATCGAGCGAATCTATAATAGATGAAAGATAATCAGGGTTAATGAGCGAGTTGTATATCACTACATTTTCATAAAAATCTAAATCTAATTGTTTTTTTGTTTTTACTTCCATTTTAATTTAAAAAAGTTATTACTTTTTACCCATTCCTTATCCTCTAGGTCTCTTAACCCTGGACTCTGATGATATACTAGTACAGGCCATACACCTAATTTAAGATTATGCTTTCTACAAGTCAAGCTAAAATCTATATCATAATGATGCCACATAAAACTTTCATCAAATCTGGCACCAGAATCTCTAACCTTTTTAGTATTGAACATTAAAAATACCCCGTCTAATACATCAACCGATGCAGGGGTAGGGCCAAAAGATGTAACAAACATATTATCAATTTTATCTCCGTGAGCAGCTATACCTCTGTAGTTAGAACTGGGCATCATCCAATGCCATAAATTTTTCTCTATAATCGAAGGTACGCGCCCTCCTGCGACACCAACAACATCAAAATTCATTAAAGCATCTTTAGCAGCAACTTCTAGATTCGCGAATCTTAAAGAAACATCATGATGACAGCAAATAACTACCTCATATTTGTCGTTCTTTGCATCTTCTATTATACTATTATAGAATTTACTAAGTCCTATGACTTTATTATTATATTGAATATTAAGGGTTAAATTACTATTTTTTGGCAATGTCTTCTCTAGTAAACAGTTTCCCTCTAACGGACTTACTGAAAAAACCCCTATCATACATGAAATTATAATGATTTCTTATAAATAATCAAGTACTATGGACAATGATAGTAAATTTATTTTTGAGGCATATTCAAAGCATTTAGATGAAATGGCAAAATATGCTGTTGATAAGTTAAAATTTAAATCTGATCCCCGTCAGGGTGCTGGTGGTGGTTACGGCTTGAAGGGGTTACCGGACGAAAAAATTGATTCATTAATTAACAGTATAGAAACCAAGCTGTTCAAACCTGTAACACATACATCTAATGGTATGGAATATAAACTATTTTACCCTGGTTCAAAAGATAAATTCAAGGTTGAGTTAATTAATTTAATAAAAGACGAACTAAAAATTGGATCAACTGTTGCAGGCTATACAGCTAGAATAGTTAATAATTTACTTGATGTTATTGATATAGATGAACATGGTAATGCCGTAGCGCAGCCTAAAGAAGTGGAAAAAGCTGTAGAAGATGGTGCAAAATCTGCTCCAGAGGCTAAGCCAGTAAAGACAGAAACTGTATATGAAATAGATAAATCGGTAGCTATTGAGAATAAGAAGCTGAAGGCTTTAGTCTTTGGGCTGCCTGACGAAGATATTAACGAAAAAGAAATTTTAGGTGTACTTAAAAACGCTATAAAAGAATACAACGAGACCCCGGGCTTGCCTAAAGATCAGCAATTAAAGATAAAATCTTATGATTTAATAGATATTCTTAAGCAAGCAGGAGTACTAAAGGAAAAGCAAGTAGAAAAACAATCTGCAGAAGGCGAAGGATCGGGTGAAGTGGATACAATAGAAGATTATCCAGAGACAGACGACGCAGGTACGGTTGCCCGGGAGCTAGGAATGATAGGTAGAGATAGAGGAGTTGACGCTGGTGGATTTAGCTTCGGTGATTAAGTAAAGAACGGACTGTCACAGTCAAACACCCCTACAGCTGTAATCCCTTCAGGTGTCAATTGATATAAACTCCCTTCGTCCAGAGCTTCAGAGTTTTTAAATTTTACACTGCTAAAACTATTTTCTATTTTATTAGCAAACAACGTACTACCACATCTTGCAAGATACATTGTATTGCGCGATGATTCATATATCCATAGTCCAAACGTACCTTCCAGTTTACCTAGCGTATGTATAATTGCTTCTATACTTTCACTGTTTGGAAATTCTTCTTCATACATTGTACACATAAAAGGTATAATACTACTATCAACAGGATTCTTCCATTTAGGGTCAAACATTTCCTTCAAATCATTAAAATTAGATAAAACCCCATTATGTGCTATTGTATAGTTTTGTACGTTAAAAGGGTGAGCGGTTTCTGCAGAATACTTTCTTTTCGAGGAAGTAGGTGCTTGTGTATGACCGACAAGCATAACAATTTCTTCTTCTGTATTATCTAGAGTTTTTTTAATTTGCCGAGTATCTATGACGCCGCTCCAGCGATGAATATGCATATCGCCTTTCTTATTAACAAAGCAGAGCGATGTGGCAAAATTGCCTCTCTTTTGATTTAATTCGTAGAGGGTGAGAAATTGCTCTCTTTCAGTCGCTCCAAAAATACCACACATTTAATTATTATATGTGTCGTAGTCAATTAATCTACAATTATACTTTTCCCATACATTGCTTAAATCTTGTCTATATTTAAGAGGGTCTATATAACCAGCTTTTGCAAATCCTTTGATACGCAATGCACTGCTAGGTGAATTTGCATCGCTCAAATTTTCACCAGAATAACACGTATATGTTTTGCTAAACGGTACTTTCAGTCTAATACCCTCTTTTACAATATCAGCCTTATCCATTTCTATTAACGGGGCTTCTATACTAATTCTAATTTCTCTATTAAGAGCTAATACACTGTTAATAGTTGGTAGAAATTCTGGACTAGCATCCCAGTAGCCGGCTAAACTATCAACTTTAGTCGCACCGTGATACACCACACTAGCGCCTACAGCTTCTGCATACGAAGCAGCAATGCTCAAAAAAATCATATTTCTATTTGGAACATACGATTTAGGTTGCGCCTCACCCGCGATTTGTCTTATATCAGGTGTATCAATATCATCATTAGTCAAACTACTTGTTGGTGCAAGCTGTCTGATAAACGTCACGTCAATAGTAGACCATTCTTTTATTTTTAATTTTTCAATATGGTATTTTGCTAATTTTAATTCTCTTTTGTGCCGTTGGCCATAATCGTATGATAATCCAAGAACATTTTCTACGCCAAACTGCTCTACAGCTTTATATAAAATGACAGTACTATCCATACCGCCGGAAATAGGAACAACTACTTTATTCTTTTTCACTCACAACCTCATCAGATACGTTTCCATATTTGTATGCGGTTTCAAGCTTTTTATCTAGCAAAGGGATTAACTCATCAAAGAACTTTTTATCTTTAGTAAAGTTCTTTGCGTAACCTAGCTTGGTACCGTCTGGTTTGGTGTAAGTAGAACCGGTTTGAATAATCAAACCATGGTTAACAGCCATCTCGAGTAAGCCACTATACTTATCGAGACCAGTTAAATAGTTCAAATTAATGCTAGCCTCAAGAAAAGGCGGTACAAATCTATTTTTTACAGTCAGTGCTCTCAATGTTACGCCATTATAATTCTTAGCTTCAGGCAGGATTGCTTCCTCTTCATTTTCCTGCTTTTCATTTCTCTTAGCTAACTGAACAATTACACTAGCCATATAAAGAGGGCCACTGCCACCGCTTTGATTTTGTACTAGTGAAGGATACAGTGATGCAGGATCGCTATAAGTATGATTAGTCATCAGAATAGGGACACCTGCGCGACCCGCTTTATAAGTTAAAAGTCTTAGCATACTCTTTAACCCTTTAGCTCTTGTGCCCATATCGGCAGCGCTCTTGTCTTTCTCAACATCTGAAACTTCTTTACTACCTGCAAGATTACCTAAGCTATCTAAGCTAATAATAAATTTACCTTGTAGATTATTCTCAACAATACTATCTAAAAATGTACTGATTTGATTACGAGCATTTTCAATAGTATAAACAGGTACATATTTTGTTTTATCTGGATCAAGACCAACACCAGCGGTGGTTGTCTTGTCAATAGCAAACTCAGTATCAAATATTACTGGTATAATACCTTTCTTCTGAGCTAGTCCAAGAATTTTATTTACAAGCAATGTTTTACCTGTTTGCGAAGGACCGGCAAATATTGTTATTCTACCCTTAGGGATACCGCCTTCACGTAGTTTACCAGATACAATAGCATTTAGAGCGTAGCAGCCTGTATCATACCAAGTATCAACATTACAGAGTGCGTTTTCAGATAAAAACGTAGCTTCCGGGTTAAGGGCATCTAACGCTTTAAATGCTTTTGACAGTATCTCGTCTTGCTTCATTCGTCAAACAACTTGATAACTGAAGCTTCGCCGCCCTGCTGTGATGTAGCATTTGCAACAGGGGTATCAGAAAAGATGCGATTGTACTGCTCTGCAAGCTTTGGTTCTAGCTTAATCTCGCTAGAAACAACCTTAGACTTATCAAAATTAAAAATAGCACCTTCTTTTCTTGCCTTAGGTTCAATAAATTCCTTGAAAAAATATGGAATTAATTGAACTTGCAGTTGACCCGTTTGATTAGGAACAACATGCAGAATAGCAGGATTCTTAATTTTTAAATTATCCTTAGTTTCTTGCAGCTGCTCTGCAATAAGGGTTTGACCGACATGATTTACAAAAACAATAATATTACTCATATCAATAATATATATGATGCTTAAAAAAAATCAACTTAAAAGTGAAAATAAATCGCATTGAAGCGCTTCACCTGGTTTTTTAGGTACCCAGTTCACTGCTTCGTAAAAACGCTCTACAGCACTGTATATAATCTTTTCAAACATTAAATCATGATCTGGTTCAAATATATTAGCAAATTCTTCCGGATAATAATATTTGTATGCGATAGCACTAATATTAAACTTATTAGGCTGCTTGACATAAAAATATCTTATCTTATCTCCTGACCCTATTTTTTCATACTTCTTGTCAATATTAAAAGTCGTTAATAACAAGTTGTGCATATAAGCAGCTTTTACGTGTAAGGGCATTGATTTGACAGTTTTAAACCCATCGCAACGGTGAGAATACTTTTCATAGCCCTTTAAACCAGTAACAAAAGATATATCGTTAAAAGGAAGCGTTTTAAATAAATCGTATGTCTCGGCAATTACCTCACCCGTCTTTTGCTGATCTTGAGTTAGTAACATTGTTTCAACAATTCTTTTTGCGTGCGGCTTAATTGGTGCAGGCATTGTTGTTCTAGCTATTTCTACACCTGTATACTTAAATTTCTCTGTAGGTATACCTTCTTCATCTAAAATATGAATAACATAGCGTTTTTTTTGTAGGAAAACACCAACGTCACAAATTGCTTCGCGTTTAAAAATAATTCTACTGTCATGGCTATTTAGAGACTTCTCACACCAGAGCTTTATCTGAGAATTGAGATAATTCTCTATATTTTCAACTTCTTTATAAAACTCAGGTGCAATTTTGCCGTTATTAAGAAATGGCAAGCCTGCTTTTTCGATTAAAGACTGTAATGTGATATATACTGAGTCTGTATCATTATAAATGATTGGTGTATCCTTCTTAATATCATCTTCTGATAGATTAGCCTTTTCCTTAATATAGTTTGATAGTATAATATTGCCTTGCTTAATAACTGCCTGCCCGGTTAGTGTAATACTTCTAGCCAGGTCATCATCTCCAAGAGGAAAAACTTTATTGCCAAGTGCCCCGTAGACTGTATTAATAAAGATTTTTATCGTGTGTTGCTTGATATTCAAAACGTTTATCTCGTCTTTAGTCTTTTGATATTCCGCTGTCCCCTTTATTAGTGTGGTAAGATGTCTCTTGACTTTCTTTAAATCTTTTCTCACCTGGACGCGATATTTGTAATATAAATCAACCATTTCAGGGATAATCCCTTTGTGCTTCTGACTAAACAAAACTTTAGCTTTACTTATGCTTAGTTTCTCTTGCTGCACTAAAGTAGCAAATTTAGATATAGGAAGAGTAACCATATTGTTGTTAGTATCCCTAATTGTGACTTCTTCTTTTGTTTGATTCTCTATAACACCCATCTTTGTTTCAGGGGATAAATTTAAAGTTATCATCACAGACGGATATAGACTGTTTGCATCAAAACTGACAACACTCTTCTGAAATCCTCTTTTTGGCTCACTCACGTAGGCACCCTCGTTCTGCTTTCCATCGTCTTCTCCTCTAATAAAAGTAGGTATTTTTTTATTTCTATATCTTGCCCTTACAGCACATGCGCCGATAATGACGCTCATACTACCCATCGCAGCTTCCATTGTTGTTAATCCTGTGTAGCTTAACATTCGTAATAATTGAAAATATTGTAACTTTTCCTCTAATCTAACAAGTAGTCGTACGTCCTGAATGTTATATTCGACAAATTTGCCCCAATCTGTATCAGCAAGACTACTCAAATTAGTTTCACCGTAATCTATCTTTTGTTCACCCAGCTCTATTTTAGTAATATTATTGAGCTTATAATTCTCTCTCAATACCATGCAGAAACGCTTGTAAATATCTAGGTAGTCTAAGCACGATATACCGTCAATATACCATCTTACTTGCTCCTTACCAAATTGTCCTCTGAGGGTTCTACTATGTACCCTTTGCATAGGGCTTAATCTTGCTACCGTGGCATCATCGAACAATCCTCTAATTCTATTAATTAAATATGGCAAGTCGAACAATACTGAATTCCATCCCAGCACAACGTCAGGATAATCATTTTCAAAATGTTTTATAAATCTTTCAAGCATCTCTCTTTCAGTTTTACAGTAAAAATAAACCTGATCCTCTGCAATTTTATGATAAGGTTTAGTACCCCAAGTTACAAATTTTTTAACTAAAGTATCATAAATAGTTATGATATTAATAGGATGATTGGCAGTTTCGATATTTGGAAAGTCATCTACAGAATATGTTTCGATATCTAGAAAAAATAGTTTAAGGGGAAATTGTGAGAATTCAGCACTCTCATTTACTTGCCAAAAATTATCAATCAGGAATTGCTGCGAGGGAGATAAATTTTCAAAAATTCTACTTGTTTTAGTTTCATTTAAATATCTGGATTTTTCAAATTGATTTCTAAAGCTTTTTTTCTTTAATTTTGTATTAAAGATACTTGTAGCGTCTTGAGAATTGTTACTTTCTAGGAATATATAAGGATGAAAAGTAGAGTCAATAGCAACTCTCTTTCCATTACTATCCCAGGTAAACAAGCGTATAAGCTCTTGCCTCGGGTCGTATGCAACATTTCTATATCCTATCATCTATATATAATAATTGATTTTCTTACTTTAGCAATAATATATTATATGGATGAAATAATGCAATTCTTTGATTTTACTAAGCCATGCCCTGACAAAATCAGGGACTGTGAATCTCTCCGGCATCAGTATGGCCAAGATTTTGATAACGTACGAAAGCAAGGCGGGTGTGGGAGTTGTGCAGAAAGAAACCTAAGACAGCAATATATTGCAAGGTTACAGCAACAGTTAATACAATGAGCATTATAGATTTTTTTACAGGTTCTTTATTTGTTTGCAGTCTTCTGTTATTATGGTTTGGTAGCCCACTTAAAATAACTCTTGGCAAAATTTTCTTTAACAAAGACTTTATTATTAATATGGAGTTTGATGACTATCTGTGTATTAAGAGTCCGTTTCTCAGTAAGCTATTGTCTTGTTGGATATGTTTGAGTTTCTGGCTTTCTCTTTTGGTAGGAATACTTTTTGTACTTTTTTCTAATGCAACGTTGATTACACCTGTATTAACGTTTATAACTTATCCAAGTATTTGCTATCTGTTTAAAGTCTTAACTAAGCTTTAATATTATTAATTCTATTGAGCTGAGCTCTATCTTTACTTCCGTAAGGGAAGCTGAATAGTTCGCGATAACACGCCAGATTTTCATCATTCTCCAACCAACGCTTATCTGCTTGCTTACGTGCAGCTGAACAAATATTCATATATCTGCCCTTCTTACTAAGAACTTCCCTAATATTCTCAATCATCTCATCGCCTGTTTTAAACCTAAACTCAGCATCTTTGTATGTACATAAGTCCTGGCAGGCAATAGGTAAGCCAAAGCAATTAGCTTCGATCCATTTTAAATCTGATTTACTTTTGTTGAATGTATTGTTCTGAAGCGGAGCAACAACCATATTAATTCTTAAATTTTTAATTTTCTCACCATAATTATAAAGATTTACCCAGGGATGAAACTCGACTACACCAGCTTCAATTAAAGGTCTCAATGCAAGCGGGTAAGCGCCTAAAAATACCCACTGAAATTCATTGTGTGTATCATATATAGCTTTAACAACATGAGCAAAGTCATCGTTTTGGTTTACACGGTTTTCAACATCAAAATGAGCTCCTGATCCAGCGTATAAAATTCTTGGCTTGTTTTTATAGATATCGTAATTAGAACTTATTGTCTTTTCATCATAAAAATGTCCTAACCAAAATTTTGGCGGAAAATTAGGTATTACAGTAATATTTTTATGCCCTGTTTTTTCAGCATAATAGTCTTTCATGAAATCACACGTAACAGTAATCTCGTCGCACAACGACATTATCTCTTGAGCATTTTTTCTGATCTCAGGATCAACGAAAGCCGTTTTAAATTTATTATAATCTGGTATATCTTCACAAAATACTAAATCATCTATCTCGTAAATAATTCTAAAACCAATCTGCTTGGATACCTCTTTTAAAAACTTTACAAACTGCAATTGTGATGAAGTTGCCTGTCTTTGAACTCTTACTGCTTTAACATTTACGTACCATCTTGGATCGAGAACCATTACTGTACTACCGTGAACTGTCATATGTCCATAGGCATTTAATAAATGCTCAGGCCAAAGCATACGCCAGAATCCACAGCCAGAGTAATCTGCATAATATTGAACAACTCTAGGTAAATTGACCTCTGGCGGCAATGAATTATCAGCCTGTACAATAGATTGTGAAGGTGCAATAGGGTTAGAGTATTGCGTATGTTGTAAAAGCGGCGGGGTAAAGGGGTTAGAAGCGAACATTTTGTATTATATATAAATCATTTGTACTAGTTCAACTGTTAATATATTTACCTAGGGTTGTAATTCCATTTTGTTTTTCGAGATAAATTGTTTCACCGCTCACCAGTCTAGAACATTCCTTTCTATGGGTAATTATATATACACCGAAACCGTTCTTTTCAACAAATTCCGCTAATAGTCTTAATACTAATTCAACACCAGCTTCGTCTAAACTAGTGTCTAGTAACTCATCATAAAATTGAATATTATAATATATATTGCCTTGCAGACTTAACATATCTATAAAGCTAAACATTATAGCTAAATCAATAACCTTTCTCTCCGCTCCGCTAAAGTTGAAATAAGTAGTTTCTTTGCCTTTGGCATTAATAATTGTATCTTCAAAATATTCATTAAAGGTTATAATGGCGTTAGAGTTTAATCTTTTAAGATAAGAAGCTAGCTTACTATTAAACAGCTTTAAAATTCTTTTCACAATAAAACTCTTTACCCCCTCTTCACTAACAACAAATTTTACAGTATCAAGCAGATTAATAACTTTTCTTAACCCATTTGTCTTTTCTTTTATCTTTGTAAGCTTATCTTCAGTATCGGTAATTAAATTATCCATCGTTGTACTACTATCACTTAAATGCTTAAGGTCTTGCTCTATCTGCCCATTTAATTCATCTATTTGCTTAATTTTTTCCAAATCATTTTTATGCTGTTGTTTTAGCAAATTATTCTTACTAATACTATTTTGACCCTTCTTAATGGCATCAACTATTTTCGCTTTAAGTGTATTCATCTCGGATAACTTTGACTCAAACCCCCGTATTTCAGACTCTCTTTGCTTTAATTCGGTCTTATAGACTGTGATAGTTTTATGAATATGCTGCTTATCCTGGTCCTCTACCTGTCTCAAGCAAGTAGGGCATATATCGTCTTCTGTACCTATTTTAGCTAAAGATCCAACAACAAATTCATTCTTTGTTTCTAACGCAGCAATATTTTTGCCTAGCTCATGGATTTTATTGTCGCATTCCTGTAATTTATTTGCTAAAAGGTTAAGATTTTTATTAACCTCATCTTCATTAATAGGAGTAAAACTAGAAATTCTTTCATTTATACTAAATATTTCTTTTGTTATATCGTCTTTTCTTTTTAATAGAGTATTTTTTCTATCTTCATACTCCCGGTGTGTTTTTTCTTTTTGTTGCATTAATGTTGCTACTGATGTTTCAACCTCCTCTTGCTTTGCGTTTTCTACGTCTAACGTCTTTTTGACCTCGTTATATTCATCGCGTAACTGCAAAAGCATTTTACTAAAAATTTCAAGATTAAAAATACCTTCAATAAATTTACGCTTTTCAGTTTTTTTCTTAGCCATAAAAGGCACTGTGTTATTCACCGTCATAATAACACAGTTTTGAAATATTTCTGGTGTACATTGAATTAGTTCACAAATATATTGGGTAGTATTAACAATACTATCACGTGTTATATCTCTATCATTCTGATACAGCATACACTTACTGGGCTCGAGTGTTCTGATGATTTCGTAATTAGTTTTTTCTTTACCTTTAATAATACTAAACAATAGAGAAACTTCACAAGTTTTACCAGTAATATTGTTTATAATAAATTCTTTTTTGAGCTCTCTTATTGTGGTCCCGAACAGGGCAAAATATAATGCATCAGGTATAGTACTCTTACCTACACCATTCCTTCTATCAAATTGATCTTTGTTTATACCAGTAATACCGTGTAACCCTGACTTAAAATTAATCTTAACAGGGGTTTCACCTATGCTAAGAAAATTCTTTATTGTTAATGTATTAAAAATTATTTTCTTCATTTACACTGGTTGTATAAGGATACAGTATATTCAACAACATCTTTTTTATTGTCTATATCTAACATTTGAACAAAGTCTGTAATAGCCTTAGCAATATCTACCCCGCTAAGATCTATATTAGACTCCAAATCTGCTCCGAACTTGTCAAACTCTATACTGTTATCTACAACTAAATTCAATGGTTTAAAGTTATGAAGTTTAATTGTTAATTTCTCTAAATCTTGAGCAGATATGTTTTTATCTAAACCGAGCTTGATAATATTATTTCCGAGAACTGTTCTACCAGCTTCAGTAAAATTTTCAATTTTTATAAGATCGGAAAGATTTATCTTTATATGACGAGGTGATATATCGTTGGGGTAAAAATCATAGCTCGCTTTGTTCATATCTAAAATATAATACCCTTTAGTAGACCCTTCATCGCCAAAATCTAATTCAAATGGACAACCAACATATAGAACTGTGCCGTTGCTATATTTTCTTTCTTCTCTTAAATGAAAGTGACCTGAAATAACAAGAGGAGCAAACTTTAATAAATCCTGCGACTTAAAACCGCCTTCACATACTTTAAAGGTATTCATTTTAAATGTTTCAATTTCAAAATGACCAAACACTATATCACAATCTTGTATTTCGCTTAATTCTGTACCCCACGGTGCAAAAAAACATTCTTTACCGCCAATTTGCAGTAAGGTAGGTCTATCTACAATAATAATATTATCACGGCCGTAGAAAATGCGGATACTATTAACGGTGCAATTATTTTTATAAAATGAATCGTGATTACCCGCTAACATATACAATTTAAAGTCCTTAAAATACTCTAATATTGTACTTGCGTGATGTAGGGTGTTAACGGTAATTTCGCTACGACTATGAAAAAAATCTCCACAAAATATTATTTCTTTAATGTTTTTGGATTTAAGTTCTTCTGTAATCCACTTAGCCCAGTTCAAAGAAACGTCATGCCATACTTGGCTGTTCATATGAACACCAAGATGTAAATCGGAGAATATAGCAATCTGACTATTAGGCATTACTCTCATTATAGAGGCTGTTATCCATACCTCCACCACCTTCACTGGTGTAAACGCGTATCCCGGTGTCCGCCTCGTCTTTATTGATAAGACTGTCGTAATTTCGCTCCCTATAGTCTACTATTAATTGATGATGCTTTTTTTCTTTTTTAATACGACTTATAAATGCATGAAATGCAATAGTTGTAAAGTAACTAAAAGGACTGAACCCTTGGTCAAGCTTAAATTTTTTGTACTTTAATGCTTGGTACATCTTTACTACAGCATCACCAATCATTTCATCTCTATATGAATAATTAATAAAATTAGGAGCAAACGATAGACCATAAGCAATTCGTCTTATAGCATCTGCTAAATATTCAGTCATGTTATCGGTTTGATAATATATTTTAATTTCCTCTTCAAATTGCTTACTATTAACATAATGAGGTTTTTCTGATGGTTTTAATTTCTTACCAGGTACGGGCTTGCCTTCCTTAGGGATTGTACCGATAACAGATTTTAAATCAGTTAATTCAGGTGGCAATTCATCCCCCTTGACATCTTTCTGTTTAGAAGTTATTTTAGGTTTTTTATTTTTAGCGTTTTTCATAAATTATTTTTCAGTTATTTTTTTTACCGAATATGGAATTTTTTCCATATCATAGAGTTGCTGCCGCTTTAATTGATGCCGTTTACCATATGTTAACTGATCTGCTATGTCAAAAATATATAGCTTATCCTTACTTTCATGTAAGCGTAGCCCTCTGCCTATACTTTGAATTGTTTTTATCTTGGCCTTGCCGCCTCCTGCAAAAACAATAAAATGTAAATTCTTAATATTTACCCCTGTGCTGAATATTTTACTTATGGCAATACAGACGACATTGCTACTTTTTTCCATTAAATTTTTTACTTCCTCTCTATCTGAAACCTCAACTTCGCCTCTTATAAAAAATATTTGCTTTCTATTACAAAATTTAGTTAAATGCTCATATAGTTCTTGCCCGTGCTTAATATAATCTATTAATACCAATACATTATTTGGCGCGTTATTACACAATACCGCTAAAGTATTGTTTCTGAATAAATTGGTAAACAAAAATTCAAGTTCAATTCTATATTTTTCCGCTGGGTTAACAATATCTTTTACTGTTGGCGGTGTACTATTATAGGTAACTTCTAATATATTAGCGGTTACATTAGATATATATTTTTCGGTTCTAAGTTGAAAGCTGTTTTTCTCGTAAATTATAGGCCCGATTTTACCTATTATATTCCATTGATCTAGTTTATCTTCCGGCATAGTACCTGTAAACCCAAAACGAATATTAGTTTTAATTCCTTTTAATATGTCATTTATTTTATTACCTCTTCTTAGCTTATGAACTTCATCAATTATTATTAAATCTATATCTTCAAGCCAGGATAAATCTGAGTTATCTGACTGCAGTATACCTAAGTTAGCAACAATAACATTAGACGAATCATTCTTATTATGTTCTAATTGATGCGAACCTGTCCACCGTCTAACTTTAAAAGGTACACCATAATTATTAAAGTCAGAAAATGTTTGTTCAACTAATCCAAGGTCGGGTACGATAACTAAACACTTAAAATTATTTTTAAAATGAAAAAAGTTAGATAAAAGGGAGGCCATAATAAGAGTCTTACCGCCCGCAGTCGCCAGTACAACTACCCCTCTGCCTGACTCTAAGCATTTTGTAACTACAGATTTTTGATAATCTCTAAGTTGTAGCGTTAAATTGTTGAAAGGCTCCTTAGAGTAAGAAATATTTTTATGATAACTTGATTGTGCTGGTAAAATGACATTTAGGAAATCGCTAGATGCTCTAATTTGATCTTGCTTGCAATAATTATTCTGAAGAAGAAATTTAGTAATTTCATAGAATAAGCAAGGGTCAATTCGCCCACCAGGTGTAATAGCGTAGGTTCTAGATGGAATAAACCTACCTTTCATTCTAGCAAATCTAGCGCCCTCGTTTTTTACAGAGAAAAATTCTCTTATATCGTTTATGTGATCACCTGCAATGTATCCGTATTTGCCAGTTTTATCTAACTCAAAATTTACCATCAAGAGGTCTCCATCTTGATAATTTCAATCAAGTTTTTTAAATCAAACCCTATGCTATGGATTGTTTTTTCTACACGCTCTAAAAATTCTATTATGTTTTCTCTTTTAGAAATTTCCATAGCAATATCAGAAACTACAGTATGCCTTTCGGCTGCTTTCTCTAAAACCGGTAATGTCAATCTAACTGCTGATTCTTTTTTGATAGTCTCTACAACTTCACTAATAATTTTATTTTTCTTTTTTATTAATTCATTTAAATTATTTTTTTCTATAATTAACCTAGAAACCCATTTGGCTTTGCGTGCAGGTAACATTAATGCTGCTTCCTTAAGATTTAACTCATCTAGCTTAACGTCCTCTTCTAATTCTTTTATATATAGATTGAGCTGATCCATTCATAAATAATAAGATAACGTCTATGATAATCAAGTATAAGACATTTAAAACATTTTTTTATGAAATGAATGCTGCTGGTGACGGTGGTGTTTTTGGTACTGCAACGTCAATGGGCCATGGCGGTGCTGTTGGTAATACGGATTTCTATGCACCTGGAGATAGTAGGGTCCCTGTAGCACTCGGAGCTAAAAAAATTGGCAAAAAACGTAAAATAGTTGTACAAAGACGGCCGCTGATTAAATAGTCGGTGAATTTAGGACATTGGAAATTAGGCCACAGAGTTACCTTTAAAGAAAATGCTTTTGGCTTTATATACGAAATTCAAAATCTTGTAACTAAACGAAAATACATTGGTAAAAAACAGTGCATAACTACATTAAAGCGGCCGCCGTTAAAAGGTAAGAAGAATAAAAGACATGAGATAAAAGAAACAGATTGGAAGTCTTACACAGGGTCATCAGTTGAGCTTAATGAGGATATAGTAAAGTATGGTAAAGAAAATTTTGAATTTACAATACTACACTTCTGTGACTCTAAGTGGGAATTAGGCTATAGAGAGATAAAAGAGCAAATAGAAAAAGATGTCATACTTAGAGAGGAATATTACAATGGCATCCTAAACGTAAGAATAGGCTCACCGCCAAAGAATTTTATTGATAACAAAAAATAATTCCTTTATAATAAAATTATGTCATACGTTCAGGGTTGCAGCGTTAAGATAATTAATGTAGATAACATTTTAGAAAGAGTAGAAAGTAGTGTCTCTGAAGATAATAGTAAATTCTGTTTGCAGAATAAATCTAAACTTATTAAAAGCTTTATAGTGCTTAGAATTTGTAATAGTATCTTTAACGTTATAGATAAAAATAAGCATCAGAAATTGTTGTTTTATACGTCAAAATCTGCAAAATTAGAGGAGTTCAAAGATTATTTTAATTTCTTTTACTCTACTTTTATAAGAGTAGCTAAAATATTGTCACTTACATATTTATACGAAAAAATTAGTATTGCTGAATTTGAGGTTATTGTAAATTGCTGCAAGGGCGAAGGCAAAGAGGCTAGAATAAAAGTATTTAAGGTCTTTAATAGGGCCAAGAAACATCCTAATGTAGAGAAGTTAAAGGCAATGCTAGTAAAGTACAATATTACATCATCATCAGATATAGATAATAATTTTAATATGAAACTAGGGTTATTTATAACATAAATATAGATGATGAAATTCTTAAACATGTTGCAAGCAAAGTATGAAGAGCTTAGTTTAGATAAGCCTCAATGGTTAAAGGAATATACCGCAACTCCAGCGGTTACTCCCGCAACTCCTAGTGTTGCTCAAACCGTACAGAGCGTTGCAACCACAGCTGCAGGCATGACTCCTACAGGCGGAGTTGTTAATGCTCTCATGAAAGCAATGGATGTACTTAAAGATGATCCTGAAGTTCAAAAATTAAAAACAGATGTAACAAAAAAGATTACTGATGCTAAAAAGCAGCTAACAGATGTTAGCTCTAAAGCAGTTGACAATATTACTAAGGTTGTAACAGATTTGCAAAAAGCTGCTACACCTCAAGCGCCAACCACGCCTACAACTCCTAGCGTGTAATGAAATTTCTAGAAATTATTAATAAAAAACTTGCTGAGATAAACGAGCAAGGACCTCAAGAGCAAATGCCCTCTGCTGACCCGGCCGCTGCACCTCTGCCCGCAACCCCACCGGTCCCGACCGAACAACCAGCTGATAGCGATCAAAACCCTCTTACATCGGAAGGTGAAGTTTTTTTAGTTAGATTGCTAAGAAAAGCACTTTTTATGAATCCTGGCGATTTAGATGAAAAAGCCTTAAAAGATTTGCCTGAAATCAACGAAACGAATGCTTCACAAGTACTTACTTCTATAGTCGATATAATGAAGAAGTATTCGAATTCTATTGATGTTAATACTGAACCTAAAGAATAAATCATAAATAACTTGTGGACTACAAGAGTTTAAACTGTCTATATACAGAACAGGTCATGTTCAGGCCTATACCGCCTCTACCAAGACGGCAAGTTTTATTAGAACAAACCAATGCATTTGAGCCTGGCAGGCAGTACAAATGGACAGAATTTAATCTTGCAAACCCAACTGAGCTTTTTAATACAATAGACGGCGGAGTAGGTAGAGGTGAGTATAGTCTTGCTTGTATATTTTGGGGTGTTAGTTCTTATGATGCTCTTAGGCGGTTAGAGGCCCATAAAGCTGCGGAATTTAAAAGACGTTCATTTAGTATTATACAGGGTTCCGGGGTTAGCTTTGACGTTTTAGCTCCAGATGGCGGTCATTATGAAGTTAAGGAAATTAAAATTGTTACTGATAAGGAAGGTAAGAAAACAAAAACAGTTCGTACAGGCACTAACGGTAAGCAGGCAGCAACACAAGTAATAAACGCCGTAAATGGATTTTTAGATGAAGTGTTAAGAGCATATGATTCTATGGATGATAGTAGTAAGGCCGCTATTAACGATGCCATAATAAAAAACCCTATTACTCGAATAGCTGTTGGACCTCAGTATCAAGACCGTCTGGAGGGCTGGACAATAGACAAATACATACATACTATTCTTAGCAAGTCAAACGTGGAGCTGTCTCAAGGAATTTTATTAGGCGATAAACTAGCGCTAGGTCATTATAAACTCCGGCCTGCATTAATTTTTTCGTTAAAACAGTTTGCTGACGTATTAAATGATGTTGTTACAACTACTACACCTGGCGGAAACAATACCAATATAAAAGATTTGTACGATACAATATTGAAGAATTATAAAATAAATGCAGATGATCAGCAGGAAAAAGATTTTTTTGAAAAAGAAGCTAGAAACATAGATAGGTCCATTACACAAAAACAATGCAGGCTGTTTAAAAAATGTACTAATCAAGATTCGTTTAAACAAACCATAAAAAGTTTAAATTTAGCTCAAGGACTGGAGGAAATACGTACTGCATTGACAAACGTTATTTTTAATACTTTTCCTGAAACTGGTCTTTTTATAGTTAATTCAGATGTATTTGTTTATATTCCAAAAGAAAGATTAGGCGAATTTATTTATGCAAATCAGATTAGTGCTGGCGCGCCTAAGATAGGCTTAAAAGAACCGCTGAAGAATCTCTAAATGAAAACGTTTAGACAGTTTTTAATCGAGTCCGCGGAAACCTCTATAGGTGTATTTCCTGGTGCGTTTAAACCCCCACACAAAGGGCATTTTGATACAGTAAAAAAGGCCTGTCTCGAGAATAACATGGTGTTTGTACTTATATCTGCTATAGATAGGGATAATATTACATCTCAACAATCTCTAGATATATGGAATATGTACAAAACATATTTACCTAAAAATATTAATTTTATACTAACCTCAGGGTCGCCTGTTTTAGCGGTTTACCATATTGCAGATATTCTTAATAATGGTAGATTTACACCCACACCCAGATCGCAAGCACCTCATCCAAAAGCTCAGGAAGTAGTGTCTTTGATACAGCAGAAAACTAAAGGACCTTATTCAATAAATTTATACGCTAGTCAAGAAGATGCACAAGATAGATATAGCGCCTTTTTTAAGAATCAAAACGCATCTGTGTTTAGCGGTAAAGAGGTCAAGAGTATAAATCAAAAAGAAGTATCTAGATTAACATCAGCGACAAAAGCTAGAGAAGCTTTAAGCAAAAATAATTTTGATTTGTTTAAGAAGTTTTTACCACCGATTACAAAGGAAGATATGGCAAAAGTTTACGAAAGATTAAAAAAATGAACTCTTTTATAAATTTTATTCAAGAAGAAAAAAAAGTAATAATAGAAAGTGATGCACACTTAAAAACACATTTATCTCATTTAGAAGATTTAGCAATTGAAAATGGTAAAGAAGGGTTTGAAAATTTTATTCAACATATAGATGAAATAAACAAAAAAATAAAAGGCTTTGAAACGAACCAAGAAATGAATGCAAAAATAGATGGCAGTCCAATGATTCTATTTGGTATTGATCCGAGATCACAATTTAAAAATCAGTTTTTTATATCACTTAAAGGCGGATTGAGTCAAGCAAATCCAAAAATAATGCATGCTGATTCTGAGGTTAATCTTTTTTATGGCGATAAGCCTGAACTAGAAAATAAATTAAAAAATTTACTTAAATATTTGAGGCAGGCCTATGACGGGTCTGGCAAAATATATCAAGCTGATGTATTATTTGCACTTCCAAAAGATAAAAAAATTGTAAAGATTGGGGAAGAGAATTTTATTACTTTTAAGCCAAATATAATTGCTTATGCAGTTCCTGTAGATTCGAAGAGTCCATTATCTAATAGAGTAAGTAATTCAGAAGTTGGCATTATAGTTCATGAATCATTTAAGGGTAAACCTACTAGTACTGGTGGTATAGAGCTAATCTCGCAAGGTAGAAACGTTGACTCATTAATATCCAGCAGCGTAAAATCTAAAGCGTTTATTCAGAGTAGTAATTTTAGTTCTTTATCTGTTAATATTTCGGATGATCTTTTAAAAAAAATAAATGCTGAAGCAAGTAAAGCTAAGTTATATATTGGAAATATATCACAGCAGTTTAATGCCGAATACCTAACTAATCCTATTCTGTCATTATTAAAAATATATTTAAACAAACAGGTAGATATTGCACCACAAGGTATTTTTGGTGCCGCCGCTAGAGGAGAGGAGTTTTTTATAGACAAATTTATTGACGGTTTGAGGCAATTTATTGCTTCAAGATATACGAAAGAACAAGAATCAAAAAAAACACCTACTGGTAAACATAATATCGAATTAAGAATGAATAGTGTGCTATCGTTTTTAGAGCAAAATAAAGAAAATTTTTTGAATTTAATTACAGGTACATTTCACATGGCACGTGCTAAGAATTTATTACTGCAAGCGCTAGCTACGTTAGAATCAAAAGTAGGCAAAACATTTATACAAAATGCTGATGGCTCTTTTACCCCGACAAAAGATGAAGGAATTGTATTATTTGTTGGTACTAATCATGTTAAATTAGTAGACAGATTAGAGTTTACTAAAATTAATAGACAATTTGGTGGCCCGAGAAGAACTATTGCTTAACTTCTTCTAGCGCTTGTATAGCTTCTAAATTAAATATTGCTTGACGTAAAACCTTCTCAACAACTTCACGACTCTCTCCATTTAGCATGTCCTTCACTTTCATTGCAACAAGATCTTCATGTCCTCCGGCTTCAGGGGTAAACTCTCCTTTTTTCTTAAAATTATCATATTCTAAATAATTTTTTACCCCTTGAATATAACTAGCGGCAACAGTTATTTTGCTAAAAATCCATGGTTCTAAATTTTCACATGAAGATATTAAATTATATAAGTCCTTAGCATCTTTATGTAGTTTGTATAATTCACCTTTAGCCATATCTGAGCCGGTTTCGCCCGTTTCTACTTCTCTAGGCGATATTTCCTCTTCATTTTTTATTGCAACAACAGAAGAATGTTGCGGAGCGGGTACCGTGCTGACTCCGTCCCCTGGAGTTGAGCCGCCTAATTCATTTATAACAATCTTTTTATAAGCTTCCGTTATATTCAATACTTCTTTTTTTTCGCTCATTATTATTATTTATAGTAATAAATACTATATTATATGGTTACGTTTAAACAATTTTTTTACGAACAAATACTTGGTCTAACAGAAGGTATAACTTTACAGCATATAGGAACTGTTAAAGCTAAAGTAGATACGGGGAATAGTGCTTATAATGTATTGCATGCTTTAGATCTAGAGGAAAAGAATGACAAGGTCACTTTTACAACAGTAAATGATAAAAGATTAACACTGCCTGTCGCAGATAGAGTATACATTCACATAGGTAGCGGCAATAAAGAAGATAGACCTGTAGTAAAATTAGATTGTAGTTTAGGTAAAGAACAATTTAACGGTGTGCCATTTAGTCTTGCTGATAGAAGTGAAAACGACACTCCTGTACTATTGGGTGAAGAATTTATAAAGCAAAATGGCGGTGTTGTGAATATTAATATAAACCGTTAAAGCCTATTGAATGTAAAATGTAGTGTATATTCTCTACTTTAATAAATTTAACCATACAGATTGTGGGTGAGTAATTAAAATTATTATCTATTCTCAATCCTTCCTCTTCATTTTCTGTTAAGATGTCCTCTACATAATCCATTACACCAAACTTTTTTAATCTATCGTAACATTTATCTTTATTATCAGATTCTATTAAAACATTATAGTTACAGTATTCATGGGAAAAAAATACTAAATCCCTAACGCAAGAAATGCTGGAAGGTGGAACAGTGAGCTCACCTTTTATGATGAGATTACACTAATTATTTAGTCAGGTAAGTTTTCTATTTTGTGCAAACTCAACAAACTTGTAAAACTCGGCCCTAGAGTTATCTTTATTGTCTAGAAAGGCCCCTGACATTCTAGCCGTACGCATAGTAGAGTCATGCCTGATACCTCTATTGGAGCAACAAGTATGTCCTGCTTCAATCATAACTGCAACGCCATTATTCTTTTCACAAACTGTATCGATATAATCGTGTATTTGCATTGTTAAGTTTTCTTGAACTTGTGGTCTACGCGAGAACCAATCAACTATTCTATTAAGCTTACTCAACCCAATAACCTTTCCATTTTTAGATGGGATATATGCGACATGTGCAAAACCTGTAAAAGGTGCATGATGATGAGAGCACAGAGAAGTAACTTTGATATTAGTCTGCGCAACTATGCCATCATACTTATCTATATTATCAAATGCTGTGATCTTAGGAGGTTCACTATAACATCCCCAGGCAAAATCCTCTACGAAAGCCTTAGCAACCCTATGTGGTGTATTAGCGCTGTTCGGATCATTTCTCCAATCATAGCCAAGAGCATCCATGTAAGATTCATAGGCTTTAGCCGCTTTATCTATAATCTCTTGTTTTTCTTGCTCGTTTACTGGGTGATTGTGATTTGCAAATTGTAAATTACGTTTTTTAACCATACATTATTATAAGTTATAAACATGGTTAATCAAGGATAAATAACATATGCGTGTAGATGGTTTAATTGAAAGAGCATTAGGTCAAACTAAGCTCAAGAAAGTTAGAATTAAGGTAGACCCGTCACAGCTATCTACATTTGGCTATGAGAATGTATCTAGCTTTGAAGGCTATATATTATCAGAAAGTATTGACACTGTTGAAGTATATGTATTAAATGTCCCTAGTAATATAGAACCTATTCAGACTGTTGATAAGAAGCATATAGAACCGGTACAAGAAAAACCATCATTCGATAATTTCAAAAAAAAAATCTTAACTGCTTTGCAGAAAAATAATATCAACAAAGATAATCCTAGCTATAAAAATATTCTCAATAGTAATAACGATGAATTTATAGAAACCTATTTAAAAGAACTAGGTTATGAAAGTGAAAAATTAAAGGCTTTTTATAAGAATATATTACAAAATGAAAGTGGAGTAGATTTAATACCAGGATTATCACCTATCGATTTATTAAAAACAGCAGGCAATTTAGCGGGCAAAGCCGTATCAGCCTATTCTAGTATTCCTAAGTTTGTTGTAGGTAAAAATAATTTTATAGGTAAATTGGGTAAATTTATAAGAACATTAAATCCTAATGATTTAGTAGATGTAGACAGATATGGAAAAGCTAAGTCAAAAGAATATCCTACTGGTGTTAGGGAAGGCGATACTATTTATGTAAAAAATTTACCTCTTAAAGGCTTAAAGACTATGAAGCACGGGGTGGTGGAGTACCAGGCTTCAGGAATGACCACTAAAGGTATTTTCGAAGGTAGAAGAAAAGTTAACCAAATTATAGAACTAGAGCCTACTGAACTAGCTAGGGAAATAGATTTAAGCTTAGATTTTGCAGTTCTAGGCAATCCCGAGCAAAAAGGTATATTAATTATTAAATTTAAAAAAATAAAAGAACAAGATAGATATTACAATGCAAAGGTTATGGATTATCAAGGAAGTAAAATCATTTCAGTTCTAAATAGAATTACAGATCAAGAGGGTAAAATATCCTTACAGACTATTCAAGACGAAGTAAGACAGACTGTTAGAAAGGCATTAGAAGAATTGCTTGCAAATAACCTGCCAGATGATTTAGGCGATATGGTAAATAAAATTTCTGACAAAATATTACCAAATAAAGATAGAAATCTAGATAAATTTGATAAAGTTATGCAAAAACTTGCAGAGTTGCCGCAAATTAAAAAGTCGACTAAGCCTATTATATTTGTTTTAAAAGAATTAAAAGGTGTTAATTTAATATAAATATTATTATGCCATTAAACCCCGGATCATCAGCACAAACAGTAGGTAAAAATATTTCTGAATTAATGAATAGTTACAAAGCTAAAGGTAAGATAGGTTCTTCAAAGCCTGCTAGCAAGGAAGCTGCACAGAAGCAAGCGGCTGCTATAGCATTGAATAATGCAGGTAAGACCAAAACAAGTGAGAGTTTTGATGGTGCCGTTTCAACATATCTTGAAAAGTATTATAGTTTCAAATTAGTTACAGAAGAACACTGTAAGTATGCTGCAGAAGGCTGTGATTGTGATGGTTGTACGGACTGCAAGGCAAATCAAAAGAAATAACTTGATTAGCCGTATTTGCATATTAATATAAACATATGCAATTTGAGAGTACAAAGATAATTGAATTAGGTAGTTGTGCATTTAGGCAATGGAGAGCAGATAGTCATTGCAAATTAATACATGGTTACAGGTTAGTAGCAAAATTTTGGTTTGCATGTGATAGACTGGATGAAAGAAATTGGGTTGTAGATTTTGGTGGATTAAAGGAACTCAAGCAAGTTTTAGAAAAACAATTTGACCATACATTTTGTGTTTCTGCAGATGACCCATTGTTAGATCAATTTAAAGCTTTGCATGATGCCGGTGCAGCAGATCTTAGAATTATGCATAAAGGTGTGGGCATTGAAAGAACAGCAGACTGGTGTTTTGATGTGGCTGATGCACATGTAAGAGGCATAACAAACAATAGATGTTGGGTACAAAAGGTTGAAGTTTGGGAGCATGATAAAAATTCTGCAATCGTCTCTGCGGAGAGTCGTAAGTGTTCATGTGATAAACATACAGCTAAAGTATATGCAGAGCAATTTGAGCTTCCGTTTGATCAAAAGCCTGTCGAGAATGTAAAGGTAGATAGTAGCACTGGTAATGCCTCGTTACCAGCACGTACAACAGTGGGTAACAACGTTACAACAGGTTGGTCAAATCCATTTGGCGGTACTAGCTGGGGTATGTAATTATTTTTTGATTGTACTTATAACTTTAACAATATATTTAAGTAGCTTACTTCTAGTTATATCGTCCTCGGTGAAATGAAATGAGTGTATACCATGGGCACTGCTTTCATCAGTATCAAATACATTCATAATCTTTTTAAAGCCAGATTTGTCAAAAATATCTGATTGTCTCGCATCGCCAATAACAAATAACTTACAGTTTCTACCAAATCTAGTTAATATTGTGACAAGTTCGCTGTGCTCTAAATTTTGGGCTTCATCAACAATAACCACGGAATTAGCAAAAGTTGAGCCACGAAGAAAGTTTACTGGTATTGACTTAATATACTCACTTTCAAATAAAACATTTGTTGTTTGCTTACCAACAAGCTCGTCACATTTTTCAATTAGTGGTATACTCCAGGGCTTAAACTTTTCATCTACTTCTCCGGGTAAGCTTCCTAGCTTTCGAGTCGCAGATTCAACGATACTTCTAATGTAGAATATTTCATCAATCTTACGTTCTTTTAACATAGTCAACGCAACATATACTGCACAATAAGTCTTAGAAGAACCTGCAGGTCCATCGCAAAATATTATTTGGGAGTTAGGGTCACTTGCTTTCTCAACAAAAGCTTTATGCCTATCGTTAAAATGAAACTTTTGATCTATTTTGAAATTAAGAAAAATATCCGACTTTAATAAATCGCTACCGCTTTTATCAAATTTTGCAGCTTTTTTGAGCTGTCTGTCTTTTTTCGACATCTATATATATTTATTCTTGAATAACCGAATAAAGCATATATTATATTAATAATGAGTGAGCAACCTATTATTTTCTTAAGCGATGATAAGATTTTTTATACTATTGAAGGTGAAGGAGAATATGCGGGCATGCCCTCAGTTTTCATGCGAGTTTCAATGTGTAATTTAACTTGCAAGGGGTTTGCATCAGCTGATTCACCTCATGGTTGTGATAGTTTTGTCAGTTGGTCCGTAAAAAACCGTTTTACAGTTAATGATATTCTTGATATATTAGACAATGAAGGACACACAAAGCATTTACGTGATGGAGCAATATGGAAGATTACTGGCGGTGAACCTCTTATCCAGCAGAAAGCTTTATTGGAGCTAGTAAGAGAGTTTTCTAAGAGAAATGGGTTTATACCTAAAATTGATTTCGAAACAAATGCAACTATACAGCCATTAGATGAATGGTCAGTATATCAAGCTACATATACAACTTCGCCAAAGCTATCGAATAATGGTGATTCAGAAGAAAAAAGATATAAACCTACCGTCCTCAGATGGCACGTTAGGGCGGGTTCAGGCTTTAAATTTGTGATTAATGATCTAAGAGATTTAGATGAAGTATATCGAAAGTACATCGAACATCCTGATGTATTAGTACCTAAGCATAGGGTATGGTTAATGCCATGTTGTGGTAGTAGGACAGAACATACAAATAAGGCGGCAATGGTTGCAGAATTATGTAAAAAGCATGATTTAAAGTTTAGTCCTAGGCTACAACTTGTAATTTGGGATAAAGCATTAAAGGTGTAGTTGCATTTATATTGTTTTTAATTAAATTGTTTTATGAATATTAATATCGATGTCAATATTACTGGTGAAAATGGTGGCAAAGAATCCTGGAGAGTTCTTCTCAATCAAGACCAGCTAACTAATATTATTAAGAATAATGGCATAGAAGCTGGCAATAAAGCTCTAGATAGTTTTGTAGAAAAGTTTGTAGAGCAGTTTAAATCCAGACTAGCCTCAGTTATCAATAGATAAGTCATTTTATTTGATAGACTTATATATTCTAATACATTACCTGTATTGAATATAAATAATATGTGATTAGTTTCAAAAAATTTGTAAAAGAAGCATATTTCGATGTCTCCGGTGCATCTTCTAGAACGACCCAGCTTAAAAGGCCTGCTCAGACAGGTAATACCGCATCTAAAACAAATATAGCCCCTGGTACACCGCAGACGGCTATTTCTACTGCTAAGCCTACTTCTTCTGTCGTTCAGCCTTCTGCAAAGCCGATAGCAAAACCTGAAGTAACAGCTAGAAATGCTCCTGTTGCAATGAGCGGTAAGAACGGTCAATTGCAGCAAAAGGATTTGGTTAAGGTTGGTAAGTATGATGCTGAAGCTCCTGGTTTATCTCAATGGTATAAAGATGATGCATACCTTGCACCTAGAGCTGCAAAAGCCTTTCTTTCTGCACAACAAGCTTACGGTGGACCTATAAAAATTAATAGTGCATATAGAAATACAGATCATCAAGCAGGTCTAAGAGGAAAATATGCTGTTGTAGGTAAGCCTGGATCATCTAAACACGGCTTAGGTAATGCACTAGATTTACAACGCGGTACATCTGAATATGCATGGATGCAAACTAACGGGCCGAAGTTTGGATGGTATTATGCTCAAATTCCGGGTGACCCGCATCACTTTGAGTATAGAGGATAATATGAAAACGTTTAAGCAATATGTAGCTAATGAGTATAAACCTTTAAATGAAGGTTCGTTAGAATCGTTAGGTAATTTTTTAGAACCACTAGAAAAGAATATACTTGATCCTATTGGTAAATTTGCATTGAAGGGTAAAAAAATTCCTGGGTTAAAGTGGTTAGCCGGGGACGCAGATAGTACAGCAGGTAAAATATTTATGACAGCAGTAGAAATAATAGATCCTACAGGTCTTATGTCTGTTGACGATGCAATTGAAGCATATTTTATTTGGAGAAAAAAACCATCTACTTTTAATTGGATGATGTATGCATTAAATTTGTTTAATTGTGTTCCAAATATGGGTCTATTTATGGGCGCAGGTGCAGGTGCAGCAGCCGGGGCTGCTGGTGCAGGTGTAGGCGCAATACCTGGTGCCGCAGCCGGTGCTGCTATAGGCGGCGGCGGTTGGATAGGGTTAAGAGGTAGCATCCATTATGCTACCAAAAATGCCGCAAAATTTCCTAAGCTTATAGAGGAGATATACACAAAAATGTTAAAGCTGGTTAAAGGTACAAAGGGCGGGCCAGAAGCCATGGCAATGGCAGCTGAAAAAATAGGCGGTGCAGAAGCTAAGAAAGCAGCTATTGATGCATTTGGTAAAGGTACCGGAGAAACTTTAGAGGCTACTGCAAAAACCGGCACGTTAAAAGGTTTAGAAGGCAAATCACCAGAGGAAGTAGCTAAATGGACAGAATACTACGCGCGAGCAGCAATGGAAGGCATAAAAACAAATAAAACCTTTAAAGAGTTAGTTGATAAGCAGATTTATCATCTAGGAGAAAGAATGAAAAAAAATCCTAGAGAAGTTTATGGTGAGGAAGGTGCCGTGAAAAAAGCTATTGAGTTTATTGTAGATAATCCGGCTGACGCATTAGTTGCGCCATATCTTCATACCATTGGCAAAGAAATGGGCAATATACCCCCTGCAAGTGTAATAGATGTGATTCGAAAAGTTTATCCAGATTTAAAATATTTTGATAAAATTGCAACACCGGGTGCGGCTTTAAAAGCAGCGGAGGGGGCAGCTAAGATTGAAAAAGAAGTTGCTAAAACCGCAGAAACTGGCGCTGAGGCTGCAAGTAAGGAAGCAGCTAAATCTATTGAGACAAAAGCTGCAAATGCAACGCAAGAAGTTATCCAGGGTGTAGGTAAGGGATTAGCAAAATCTGCAAAAAAGACAGTAAAGAAATTAACTAGAGTTGGGTTACCGGCGTTCCAAGCTTACAGACAGATGCAGACAAGATTGTTTGCAAATATAATAAACCCTTTAAATGCATGGTTTGATAAAAAAATGAAAGAAACTTCTGGTAGAAGTGGTGAAACGAAAGATGAAGGAGAGGGTAATAATGATCAATCTTCCTCTGGTCCTACTCTACCCGGTCAAAGTAATATGGTCTATACTTTTGGTGGGCGTGTATTAACACCAGCGCAGGCAGCAGCCTTGGGTACTTTTGTTACTCCCGCTGTATACGATCCAGCAACAAAACGATATAAAGAAGTTACAAATATTATTAGACCTGGTCAACAAGTATTAGATCCTTTTGGTAAGCAAGCTACTGCTGCTAATCCTATGCAAGCTGCTCCTATACAATACAATCAACAACCACAAGATCAAGAGTATGATACCACCTTAGACTTTGTAAATAAATTAAGAAAAAAATGAAGCCATTTAACAAGTTTTTTCTTAGAGAAGGTGCATCTTCTAGTGCAGAAACGTTTAGAGATGAATTGGAGAGAAAAGCGGATGTTCTTGATGAAGCACTAAAAGATTTAGAACAAAAATATTCTGCAAATCCTTTAGAATTACAGCAACGTTCTAATGCTATTTTTCAAGCAATGATTTCTGATTTAATGAATTATATTCAAGAGAATGGTAAAAACTTACAGCAAGCACAAGCTGAAAATCAATATTCTATGCAGCAACTGGCACAAGATATAAATGAATTATTTGGACCGTATATGGGTAGCATAGCTAATTTAAATGGTGATAATTTAACTATAGGTACACATCAACTAAATTATCCAGAATTGTCGCGTCCAAGCTCACCGCCTAAAACACATAGAATTGTTTTTCAAAATATACCACAAGGCGCTACAAAATCAAATCCTTTTGGTAGAGAAGGACAAACAGAAGCTGAATTAAGAAAACCCGATAGATTCAACAACCCGCCAAAAACATTTGAGGATATATTCAAACCGCTCATTGGCCGTTGATTACAAGGAACTTTACACTATTATAACAATATGCGGATTGCCTTTAGCGGAACAGCGTGTACAGGTAAGACTACAGTAGTAAAAGCATTTCTAGAGCGTTGGTCTGATTATAAAACGCCAAAAACAACATATAGAGATGTAATAAAAAATAACAGGCATAGTAAAAAAACAGATAAAAAGACACAACTAGCAATATTAGATTTCATGATTACACAACAAAAGCCTTACACACCGCATGATAAGGTTGTGTATGATAGATGCCCGTTAGATAATATAGTTTATACGCTCTGGGCACATGATAAGGGTCTAAAGGGATTTAATGAAAATTACATTAATATGTCTATAGAAAAAGTAAAAGAAAGTATGCGCTCATTGGATATTATTTTTCTAATAACCAGAGATTTAATGGGGCCTATAGAAAGTAATTTAATTAGGGAAACTGACCCACAATATGTTATTGAAATAGATAATATCTTTAAAGCCATTCATAAGCAAATTCAGACTACTGGTGTCTCGCCTTTTTTCCCACAACACGATAGCCCCGCTCTTATAGAAATCTCCGGTACAACAGAAGAGAGAATAGAGCAGATTGCAATGTATGTTACACCGGAAGGCACAATGTACGGTGAAGAGCAAAGCTTAGTTAACATGGATGAGATTGCTAAAATGGAGCAATTAATAAGAGATCAAAAAGAATTTCTGAAAAAAGACAAAGGTATTCTATAATAAATAATAGTGTGAATTTTGACAACAAAGCAAAGAAGATATTAGAAAACTATAAACCCATTAAAACAGTTTCCCGGTTGTTTTACCCGCGAAATTTTAGCCTTTCTATGGAATTTAAAAGTGCTTTCAGAAAAGAATACTCCAGATTAAAAGCATTAGGTCTTAAAGATAAGCAAATTCTACACAAGATTTACAAAGCATTACCGTTTCATAAAGAAGAGACTCCAGAAGATAATAATACGTTTCAGTATTAACTTACTAGCCTTGATCAAGAAGCGGCTGTCTTTATTACAGCAAATCTTATCTCAAAAGGTTCATTTAAAGCACCATTAGAAACATTTCTAATGGTTATAGTGGCTGATCCATTGGAAGGCAAAGCTGTTATATTATAAGCACCCATTGTACCTGTTTGCTGTTGTAATAAAATTATATCTGTATTTGAAATACAAAAATTATTAAAATTAAATGATGCGTATCCAGGATAAAGAATATTTCCGCTAGCTACAGCAATTTTACCTGCAGGTGCATGCATAGTGACAGCATCGCCTTTGCTGCTAGGCTGAGTGACAGTTCCGCCATTTTTAATAAACCCGATACCTGATAGTGCTAAAGTATTGCCTTTGTGATCAATTATCATGCTTGTTTTTGAACCTATATTATAATTATCTGTTGTACCGAAATACATTTTTGTTCCATACAGTCCAGAACCCTGTACATAGATTCCTGCCTGGGCACCAGCACTCCCACCGTTCCATGTTATACCGCCAGCATAATCCTGGGTGGTTTGGCCGTTAAAATGTAACCCATAAAAATTATTTTTACCGGGTGTAGCTGTATCAAGAGCACTGTTATTAACAATTTCCAATCTGGTGCTAGGAGCAGTTGAGCCTAACCCAATATTTCCATTACGATCTGCTACGAAAGTATTATTAACTACACCACTAAAAGAAGAAGAAACTGTTAACTGATTTAATAATTCATCAAAGAAAATATTAAATCCGGTCAACCCGTCAGCTGTCGTGCCTTCGCCTATAAAAATGTTAGGGTTAGCACCATCATTTGCAGGTACATGAACAAGGTTTAAAAATCTTGCTGAGATATTTGCTGTTGTAATATTGGTTGATGAAATAGTAGGAGTTATAAGAGAGGCAAAGGTACCCTGTGTACTAAGCGAGGTAAAAATAGAGCTAACCGCTAAAAAACTGGAATACCAACTTACGTTATTTGGTCCGACAACAAAATTTTGAAAGTCAATAGTATTAGTACCGCTAGATGTTTCTAGTATAAGTAGATCACCTTCATTAATTTGATCTACTTGGTTTAGATCTCTGACATTTACACTATTATTGAGCATACATTATTTATTGATTATATTTAGTTATATTATAATATATACAAGTGCAACAGGAAGTAGTTAAGACTGCATATTCTTACAGTGACATAACTTTAACTCCAAACCGGGGTATATTAAAGTCTAGATCTAAAGCTAAGGTATCTACAACGCTCGGTCAAAGAACGTTTAATTTGCCTGTAATACCTTCTAATATGAAGTGCACTATTGATGAAAAACTAGCTAAAGTATTAGCTAATAACGGATTTTTTTACACAATGCACAGATTTGACAATAACAAATATTTTGTAACTAAAGCAATTGAAGAGAATTTCTATACCTCAATAAGTGTAGGTATTAAGCAAGAAGATATATCGCTTGTTAATTGTATTAAGAATAGCGATTATAGTATAGACTATATTACTATTGATATTGCTCACGGTCATAGCGATGATTGTATTAGGATGGTGGAGTTTATAAAGAATACGCTACCAAAAACGTTTTTGATAGCTGGTAATATTGCAACGGCACACGCGGCATTAGATCTTATGAATGCAGGTGCAGATGCGGTTAAGGTTGGTATAGGTCAAGGTAATGCCTGTACAACAAAGGATAAAACCGGTTTTACGATGCCTATGTTTACATGTGTTAGGAATATCTTTCAAGAAAATATCGGTATACCAATTATTGCAGATGGTGGGATAAAATGCAATGGTGATATTGCTAAAGCAATAGTTGCAGGTGCAGATATGGTTATGTGCGGGTCATTATTTGCGGAATGCAGCGATAGCCCAGCTGATGTTTTTGAGGATGAAAGCGGACAAACATATAAATTATATTTCGGCTCAGCATCTGTGCATAATAAAGTGGAAAATGTACACATAGAAGGTACACTAAAAAAGGTACCTCACAACACTATGACGTATTTAGATAAGTTTGAAGAAATTCGACAAGATCTTTCTTCTGCCATTAGTTACAGTGGTGGTACACAATTATCGGATTTAAGAAAGGTGGATTTTTATGCAATCAAATAAAATAGGTGTTGGAATTGTTACATGTAATAGGCCTAAGTTTTTTCTTAAATGCTTTAGATCTATTCCAGATAACCCCGTGTTAGCAGTTGTTAATGATGGTAGCGATTTTGAAGATATAGATAAACTTCAGAAAGAAAAGTCATTTACCTATTTTCACAATAGTACAAATCTTGGTGTCGGGAAATCGAAAAATAAACTTTTTCGTTACTTACTAGGCAGCGACTGTGATCACATCTTTATTGTTGAGGATGATATTATAGTTAAAGATCCAAACGTTTTTCAAAAATATATTGAGGCTAGAAACATCACAGGCATACAGCATTTTAATTTTGGTTATCACGGCCCGGCTAATAAAGGAGGAGTTTCAGGCGGTGAACCGCAACCTAGATATGTTATTGATTATGGTAAGATAAAAATAGCTATAAACATGCATAGCGTAGGGGCATTTTGTTACTATAGTAAGCAGGTCCTAGAGGATGTTGGACTCTTAGATGAAGATTACACCAATGCATTTGAACATGTAGATCATGACTATAGAATGACAAAATCAGGTATGTTTACTCCATATTGGAATTTTGCTGATTTAGCTGACAGTCACAAATATCTAGATGAGATAGAATGCTCTGAAAATAGTAGCTCTATTCGACCGAGGTCGGATTGGAAGGATAATATTTTAAACGGAATGGAGCTTTTTAAGAAAAAGCACGGTGTAAGTCCTGCATGGCACGGATCTGTAGAGGATACCCCCGAACCTAAGTTAAGAAAAATTCTCAAACAAATTCATAAGAAGTATGCTCAATAAATATTTTGACTGTGTTTATGTTATTAACTTAAAGAGAAGACCTGATAGGTTAAAGCATATTACTGAGCAGTTTAACAGAATATCGTCTACATTTAAATTGATAGAAGCTGTTGATGGTAAAGCGGTACTAGTTAATAAGGCGGTTGGCAATGGATGGAACCATGAAGGTGTGACGGGCTGTGCATATAGTCATAGAAAAGTCTTTATAGATGCTAAGGAAAAGAATTATAAAAATGTTCTTGTTGTTGAAGATGATAACGTATTTTGTGAGAAGTTTAATGAAACTTTTGAGTTTTTTTATAGACAGGTACCTAAGGATTGGGATATGCTTTATTTTGGCGGTAACCATCAAACAAAAAATAAATCCATTAATGTTAATTTAGAAAAAATATCTCATACATATACAACTAATTGTTACGGGTTAAACTGTAAGCATATACCCTTTCTATTGAATAATTTACCAGAAAATACTTTTGATCTCAAGCAGCCTATAGATGTAATATTAACAAGCATACAATCTGGCAATAACTGTTATGCTTTTAAACCAAAGATATGCTGGCAGTTGGAAGATTTTTCCGATATAGAAAACAAGCAGCAACCTATTCCATTCTTAAAAACTTTTTCAAAAAAAGCTTCAGTTATAATTTCGTCCTATAATCAGTGTAAGAGGCTTAAATTTAGTTTGAGCAGTATTATTAAACAGTCTTACGATAATTATGAAGTCATTCTAGCCGATGACAACTCTAACGATGGAACGTTACAGATGGTAGAAAAATTATTTAGCGGTGTAAGGGTATCGCTAAATAAAAAATCAAAAGATAGAAAATATACTCTTGCTGATAACTGGAACACGGCAGCAACACTATCTACCGGTGACAGACTAATCTTTACTAATGGTGATAATTTATTTTCGTCTAATTTTGTTTCAGCCCATATGGACCCAGATATGCAGAATGATATAATTTTTGGTCCGAACGAAAGGACTACTGAAGAAATTGAAAAATATTTAGATAGTACTGATCATATAGAGCTTCTTAAGAAAATAAAAATTATTGAAAAGGATTTACGTCACGATAATAGCGCTTATACATACAATGAAGCTTTTAATACTTGGTATCCGTGGGGTAATAATTTTTCGATTCCAAGAAAATTATTCTTTAGTGTAAATGGGTTTCCGTCAAAAGATTGTTACGGTGGAGAAGAGAAAGAATTGTTTGATAATGTTGTTGCAAAGCATAATACAGCTATTAAGTCTAATCGTAACGCATACAACTTACACTTATGGCATCCACAGCTTAATAATTCTCAAACAAAGGAAAGAGAGAGCTATACATTATGATTTGCTATCCTTTATTAGGTCAAAATGGAAGATTTGGTAATCAACTTTTTCAAATAGCGGCAACAATATCTCACGCAATAGATTGTAACGATGAAGCTATATTTCCATCTTTTGAAGCTAATGCTGTTTTTAAAAACAAGTTAAAAACATATAATGAACTACCTATAATAACTAATCGCTATACAGAAAAACATTTTTATTATTCACCTATTCCAAGACTGCCAAATTTAGCTTTAAATGGCTATTTTCAAACAGAAAAATATTTTAAACATAATAAAGAAAAAATATTAAAATCATTCGAGTTTCCGGATGAATTGGTAGAGCAAGTAAATGAAAAGTATAAAGATTATCTAAAAGATCAACCGGTAGGTGTACAGATTCGTACATACTCAGGCGGTGCAATAGATCCAAGACATATACACTGTGACGTTTTGGAAAATCCTGAGTATCTTAAAAAGAGTTTTGAATATTTTGGTAAAAATAGATTATTTGTTGTTGTGACTGATAACTATGCATATACTACATTAAAAATAAAGCAAACCTCTAATATAAGAATTATAAATTCAAATAGCTTTTATGCTGATTTTATTTTCTCTACTCTATGTACAGACAATATAAGTTCGGCCTCTTCTTTTGGTTGGTGGGGCTCTTATCTTAATAAAAACAAAAATAAAAAAGTTATTATGCCAGAAAAATGGTTTCATATAAAAGATGAATGGTATGATAATAGAGACATATACCCTGAAGGTGTAATAAGATTATGAAGATTCTTTT